GAAAAAAGTAATAGAGCAATTTTTTGCCGGAAAATTTTTTCCCCCTTAAATGAATTATAGGGGCAGTTTTGCTCTGGAACTCTTCTTTAAGAAGTTTAATTCCATTGCTTCATACTTGAGTTTTTCTTTGAGAGGTTTAGAAATAAGTTTGGGAACAGATTCAACGTCAATGCTTTGCAATTCGCAAAAATGAATGATGGCATCAATGTAACTCATTCCTTCGTTTTCATGTACAAGACTTTCAATCTCTTGTGCAAATCGAGAAGGGCAGAAGAACTTACTCTCTAACACTTTTTCTAATTCATTCTCCATTCTCTGACCTAAGATTGTGAGATACAAATTCCTTAATATATCGAACTAACAATTTAATATACTCCCCTTTGTCACGTTTGTCAAATACTTTGACCTCACCACCAGGAGTAACCATAATGGTGATTAGTTTCTTAACGGGAATACCTGTGAGTTCGTAGTAAGCAGAAGCATAGAACATTTCTTGAACGAAATAGTTCTCCAACCACTTTTCAGGTTTGATTTTTTCTGATGTTTTAAAATCGATGACTGCCAACTCGCCTTCGTACTCTGCTATGCAGTCAACTCTACCCGCAAGACCAAGGTACTCAGAGTACAGAGTCCTTTCTATAGCGTGTACATTATTTATCTTGTCCAGATATGGTTTCGCATGGTGAAACATAAACTTGGTCAGAGGTCTAAACTCGTCCCAGTTTATTTCTTTGTTCAACATATAAAGTTCAGTTGCTGCGTGAAAGTCTGTTCCACGAGCCGTTGCCTTTCTGGTAATTTTATTTGCCTCTTCAATACCAACCCTTGCTCTCCATTTAGCAAAGATCTCTCTATTGTAGAAAGAGGTTACAGAAGTAATAGAAGGAACCCAGTCTCCACTTGGAAGATTGTAGAGACGGATGCCATTGGTTTCTTTTTTGTTTAGTTCAAGATCACCAAGATAATTATGATGAATAAAATTCATTTATATAAAAAACTAAAGGGACATTTATTCATACCAGTCTTGGCAAAGAGTTTCTTTCTCCAACTCTTTTCATCATGGTCAGTGACTTTTTTGTTGTTATACACATCGACCATTTCTGTGATCTTATCTTCGTTCAATTCTTGTTCCATAATTATATTAGAATCTAAGTTTGGAGAATAAAAGGAGACCCTGAACAGAGGATCTCCTTTTCTTATTTTGACTGGTTTTGTCTCATCAACAATCGTAATTGCAAGACTCATTGCTCTTGACCAGTTGGAAAGGTTGAACCAACCAGGAACAGCAATAAAGTTATTGGTATACGATGTCATTGGGTGATCATTAAATTCAAACCACACATCATCTTGATGCGTCCAAAATAAAAACTTTGGAAACCTGAGTTGAATGACTGGTTGAGGAGAAAAAATGTGCTCCTCATCGTACTCCAACAAATCTGGCTCGTTACAATAGATCGTGCTCTGTTCTCCGTTCCTACCAACTCTAAGGTTAAAGTCGATAGGAGATATACCTACAAAAGTTCTGTCGTGCTTGTGAGTAAAAGCAGGACATCTCTTGTAGACATATCTCTCATCAATCAAATCAGATTGTGTTACCAGTTTATCTCCTGGAGTGAACAAACTTGCATAACGAATAACAACAGACATTATGGGTTCGTTTCCATTTTTGCAAGTAGGTATTCTTTCACCAGTCCAGATCGAACAATATCTTCAACACTGAACTCAATGATATCAACTGAAGGCATAATACGCAAGATCTTCATGAAGTCTGCAATACCATTCTTCTCCCTATCCTTTACCAAGTCAGATTGAGTGGCATCACCGCAGAACATAATCTTGCTATTCTCACCTACCCTTGTGATTATACTATCAAGTTCATGATAATTCAAGTTCTGGAATTCATCAACGATGATGATTGCATTATCCAGAGTTGTACCGCGAATGAATGAAGTAGACCAGAAAGAGATAGTCCCCTGAGTCTTCAAGTTACCATACAGCATCTCAAAGTCTGCCTCTGTTGGAAGTTCAAACATGAACTTCACCATATTCTTATATGGAATTTGGTAGAGTGAAGACTTGTCCTCATGGTCTCCGGGGAGGAAACCAATCTCTCTGGTCGCTACAAGAGATCTGACGATGTAGATCTTCTCATAGGGTGTCTTCATATCAAAGACATCTTTGAGAGCATTGTAGAGGGTGATGAAGGTCTTTCCTGTTCCCGCACAACCATACGCTACAAGGTTCTGATTGTTTTTATAGCAACGGAAAAGTTCTTCTTGATTCTGTGTCAGAGGCTCGATGTTTTTCATCAAGTCTGAGTTTAGTGGTTTCTTTCTTTTCATGGTTTTGTTGCTCATTCCAAATGGAACGATGGGGGACTGAGACTTTCTTTTTGCGGGCATAGAAAAGATTAAACAGGACGGACATTGGAACCGGGCATTTTTGATGCCTTTCGCAAGACATCGTTCCAGCCTGGGTGAGATTTCTTAAGTTTGTCGTAAACCTCACCAATCTCTCCAAAGTTCGGTGCGTTTTCTGCTGTGAAATATCTTTCCCACTCTGGGTTATCAACTTTCCACTGGTCCCAATCGTGAATACTCATTTTCACATCTTTGGTTTCACCAGTCTCTTTGTGCCTTACTGGGTATGTCGCCATAAATCACCTATCCGTGTAACTATTTATTAAATCCATTCCATTGCTTCTGCAACGGAAGGGAACTGTTCAATGAAAATTTCTTTTGCACCAAGTGCAATGTCCATGTGCTCCTTCTGTGTACCGTTTGCAGAACGCAAATCGATATAATGGATCCATGATCTTACAGAGCCCGTCATATAGATTCTTGTGGGCGTTGCTAAAGGAAGTACAAAACGAGCACACTCCTTTGCGATCGATGCATCAAGCATTTCTTTGTAGAGTTTCATTCCCTCATCAAAGTGCTTCTTCATTTTGATCTGAAACTCTTGACGGACAAACGGGTCAATATCGTCAATAGAATTCTGACGATTCTTGGTGTCTTGCCTGCGTAGTTCAGGTAGAGGGATCTCCTCCGCGAGTAGGGAAGAATCAGCATAGCGTTGGGAAAACTCTTGATATGTGAAGGACCTATGACGAAGCACTTGAGCCGCCACCCCCCTGGTGGTATTGATCTCCAGGGTCATGAATGCTTGCTCAAAGATGCTCCAGTGTTGGTGCTTCACACAGTATTTAAGGAGACCCGAGAACTTTTCATTTTCCTGGTTGTTTGGGTTCGACACACGAGCACAATAGGCCATGTGCTTCTCTGCATCAGGAGTAACACTAATAAGTTTAGTCAGGGTATCCGTCATCGTCATTAAAAATTTCGTCGTAATCTGAAATGGGTGCGTAGTAAGAGGCAGGATCATCAAAGTTTTCCCGCTTGTCTGTGTAGGCAGTAGGATCAGAATACACTTCTGACTCAAGTGCTTCCACAAGTAGTTTTAAGTTTCTTACAATCAACTTGAGTTTATCTCTTTCCATAAAAAATGGGAGGTAACCCTCCCATTCTATCATATTATAGTTGTAAGTCAATCACTTGGTGTAAGTCTTACCGCGATAGCAGAATGTGCCATGGGTTTCCTTACTCTCTACACAACGAGTATCATACTCAACACCGCGATATGAGGTGTGAGAGATCTGAGCGTCGTGAAGTGCAGCAGCTTTGTTGATCTGCTTCTTGATGAGGTTTAAGGTGTTCATTGTAGGTCTCCTAAAGGATGGGTGAAATTGAACCTTCTCTGCTTTCGCAGGATCCGTTTTTCCCGTTCCTTCAGTCGTTTGCGTCCCAGTAGGAATTACATTCTGGCACATAGTCCTTGATGGTCTCGACCAGTTCTAACTTCCACTCTGCATTTAGATGCTCATGCTTTTCAATGCGTAGCATTATAAGATCAGCATCTGCACATGACATTGTGGTTGATAGAAGTAATTCTAACATGGGATGAACGCTCCGTTCCGCGACTTACTTGCGTCCCCCAAGGGGGATGAACGTACAGGTATTATATACCCTATGAAATATATAGTCAAGTAAGTTTGTATCTTGCTATACAAACATTCCTTTCTGACTCATATAGTTCATGGTCTCTTTCAGTGTACCACGAAACATGCCAATAGAGATCATGGGGTACTCTACCTCATCACCAAACTCATCTCTGAATTGTTTTTCAGTAAAGTGTTTACCTTTCTCATACACAACAACTTCATCAAGATGAACTGCTTTCAAAAGAGATGTTGCTCTCTCACATTCTTGACTACCGTTAGAATAAATTGATACTTGCATTATTCTTTACTCCTCCATTCATCGATTTGTTCTTGTGTTGGGACAATGATTCGGAAAGCAAGGCCTTCTTCCTCAAACTCTTCATTCATCTTTTCGTAGGTCTCAGGTGTAATCTTATTCACCTTCCATGATCCACCGACACCGCCATCCATGTTAACAATAATATCGTCAGTCACAATACTTATCCCACACTTTACGAATGTTTTGTGTGATGGATAGACCACCAATGTAAGTTTCTAAAAGTTCTCCATCCGCATCAGCAATAACAAGAACAGGAGTGGCAGTCACACCATACTTTTTGGCGAGTGTAAGATTCTCTTCAGGAATAGGTTCATCACTTACATCCTCAAGATAAACCTCTTCAATAACACTCTCGCGTGGATCTTTGAGAGCACCAATATACTTCTTGACAAGTCCACAAGGACCGCAAGACTCTTTTGTGAACATTAAAAACTTAGTCACGTTGCCTCCAGTCATCGGGTTTGTCTCTTTGAAACCAATCTACAATTTCATCTGCACCATCGAACCCCGTTCTGTGATTGGATGGGTCGGGGTCACCAAGCCCCATCCTATTCATAAAATCATCCATGCTACCCTCCTGCATTTCGGGATTCGCAGCACGGCGTCTTGCCTTTTTCAACCACTCACGAGCAGTTGTGTTTGCCTTTGCAAGTTTCTCAGCCCATATCATATCAGATAGATCAACATCTTCACCAAGAGAAATCTTACGACAGATACCTTCAAGTCGAAGGCGATACTGAGTAGATAGCATGTTAGTTCTTTCGGAGTTTAGATTCTAATTCTGAAGTCTTATTGAATTCAGCATATGCTGCTTCAGATCTTTCACCAAGAATAGTTAAGATGTCATCACGAATTACATCGTTGTCAACATAATCGTCAAGATACTTGTCTATCGCTTCTTTCAGGTATCTATACCTGTGCCACTCAGGTGAGTAAGGTTTATACATGATATTGATAATACATGGTTAAAGCATAATACTATTTACTTATAATGTCAACTGAGTGGGTTACCATTCTTATCAACCAATCCCAACTTTTTAATCTGGGAAAGGTTAGACTTCTCACTCCTCTTCATTTTTTTATACTCTTTGATAATTTTATCAATTTCTCTCTGAGAGACTTTGACTTTCAATTCTTTGTCATCATCGGCGGAAACAAATCCAAGACCTGCCTTCTTTGTTTCCTGAACCGAATCAACATAATCATTGATGTTTTCTTGAATTTCGTCTCGGATCAGAGAGTTGATTTGTTCTCTAAGATCTTCCTCGTTCATTTTCTTTTCTTTTCTTTCTTTGGTTTATTACCCCAGAGTTTGGGATTCATTTGGCCATATCCAAAATCAATTTTTTTCACAGCACCTTTTCCATACTTATCATAATACATATCAAAAAGTTTTGAAGTCTTAGCGCACCGAGTTAGATCAATGTACTCAATGCCATCAACAACATACCAAATCAATTTAGCATCATTAGGAAGAGATTTGTCATCTGCTGCGTCAAGAGTGGTCTTCTCTTGAAGAATTTGGCATCCATAGTCTGATGGAGTAATTGTTTTACCTTCTTGACCGTACTCTGCCATTTCCTTCTCTTGTTCTACAGCAACTGTCATGAGCGACCACCCCACTGAATATCAGGATATGCTTCCGCAACTATATCATATGTTAACTTATATTTAGTTTGTAAGCACTTGTCTTTCACCAAACAAAGAATCTTTGCCTCTTCTGGATGAAGACCTTCAAGCATCTGAATGAACATTGTCTCTCTGCGGAGTGATGACAGTCCATCGTTTCCACCTTTCACAAAATTGTAAAGGTGTTTGTACTCACGACGCAATGACGTGTGATCAGTTCCAATGGGAACTTCATTCTCTTTGTAAGGAACTTCTCCAGCAGGAACCATAGAGATAACAGTGTCATCAAAGTTCCAGATGAAGAGAGTTTTCAAGGAGAGATCCTCATACTTCTGAAGGATCTCAACCTTCTTTGCTCTTGAACGTTGCTTACTTACAAGTTCAAGAATCTCATGCACAAAAGGATTGGGTGGAAGTTCTTGCTTAGTCTTCTTCGTCATAGTCTTCGTTGGGCTCATAATCGTTTTCAAATCGTACTGCTAAAATTTCATCGGGGAGGACATTACCGTTTTCATCAAACATCTCTGGATGTGTATAAACGGGTTGGGTTTGATAGACATGTTCCTTTGCCAACCATCCTACCATACCTCCTACAAAAAACATAGTAATAGAAACTAATGTTCCAATCGTCAAGGTTACTGCTAACATTCTTCTGTCCTCCAGAGACTATTTCTTCCTGATGTCCAGATAGAAGTTCAGATGGAATACAATCTCTCTTCGGAAGAGAGAAACCATCTTACCGAACTTTATCTGAAAAGTTTTGGGCGGTTCTGGTTTCCTCCTCCTACTACGTAGTAGTAACTCAAACCCACGATTTATGTGGGAATCTTGATTATTTAGATTCCTTTTTTCGTCTTCCAGGTCGTCGGTCATGACTGTACCTCCGCGCATCTTCTAAGATGCCATACAAATAATTTTTGATCTTTCTTGCTTGAGGTTTAGGGATATGTCCATAACCCTCACGCAATTGTTTGTGATCATTGTCTGCACCACCTTTGATGTACTCTTCAAGTTCTTCTGTGAGATCACTGATTTCGTTAGCTGTGGTGCTATCAATGAAAGCATCTACTTCGTGCTTTTTGATCTTGCTATCTTTCAAGTAATCATAGAACTTTAAATTCATTTGTCCCTCAAAGGCATTATCAATCGCGTGTTCAACAAGATCATAGATGTCGATGAGGTTTTGTTCCATTAGATTAACTTCTGCTCCCGCAAATATTGCACAGTTTCGGTACAACCACCAATGAGGGTATCATCTTTGACAACTCTTGGGAAGGTAGAACCTTTCCCAAACTTATCATAGAATTCCTCACGGGTAAAGTCCCGGTCAAGTTTATATATCACATGCTTAATTTCAGCAAGTTGTAACGCACGACACACTTTAACGCAAAATGGGCATCCGTCTTTTGAATATACTGTAAATGTCATAGGTTTTTTTATGTCTTTCAAGTAGTAAAGATTTGGCCAAGTATCACGAATGATCTCGGCAAGTTTATACGGAGTGTCCGAACTAATCACTCTTTACCGCTGCCCAGTCTTGATCGAAAATTTCAAGACCTTTATCGGTAAGGATATGGTCATACATTTGGTCAAACACTTTGGGCGGCATTGTCACTACTCTGGCACCATTATACCAGGAACGAACAGCACGTTGCACACTACGAATGGATGCAGACAGAACTTGAGTTTTGATGCCATGGATTTGATAGAGTCCGGTGATAGATCGAACAACCTCCAGACCTGCCACTGACTGGTCGTCCAGGCGTCCTACAAAGGGAGAAACGTATGTTGCCCCTGCCTTCGCCGCAAGGACCGCCTGAGAGGCACAGAAGATCAGTGTGACGTTAACCCTGATACCTTGCTCAGAGAGTCGCTTACAGACGATCAAACCCTCGCGTGTGCAAGGAACTTTAACTGTACAAACATCACCAAACTTTTCGTACAGACGAATACCTTCGTCATACATCTCAAGGTCAGATCCAACGACCTCCATGCTTATATCTTGTACCCCGATGTCTTTGATCTTTTGATAGACATCTTCTGGGTTTTTACCACTCTTCATAATAAGAGTGGGATTAGTTGTGACACCATCAACTAATCCCGTGGAGAAATATTTTTCGATGATATCGGTGTCAGCAGTATCAAGAAAGATTTTCATTTATTGGCGATTACTACGCCCATTATATATCAGATTGTTCTTCCTTGTAAAGATTCTCCAAGCGTTCTCTTGTCATATCAACATACATTACCTCTTCGCCAGCGGCAGGTGCCTCTGGATGACGTGGTTTAGGTGGTTCATTCATCATCGTATTGATGTTTTGAATGTTCGCCCACATCATCGCGAAGGCACCACCAGCGATACAGGCAAAGCAAGTGAAATAAACAAGGACAAGCCAACCGTTCACAGTGCGTTACCTCTGGGTAATACTTCCTCAGGGAACACAAAGTTCTCATGTGGTTGATCGACTGGTGCTAACCATGCACGCAGACCTTCATTCAAGAGAATGTTCTTTGTGTAGAACGTCTCGAACTCTGGGTCTTCTGATGCTCTGATTTCTTGGGATACAAAGTCATAAGCACGAAGGTTGAGAGCAAGACCAATAATACCGATGGAACTTGTCCAAAGACCCATAACAGGAACAAAGAGCATAAAGAAATGCAACCACCTCTTATTGCTAAACGCAATACCGAAGATCTGAGACCAGAAGCGGTTCGCTGTAACCATTGAATAGGTTTCTTCTTCTTGAGTTGAATCGAATGCTTTGAAAGTATTTGCTTGGTCACCGTCTTGATACAGAGTATTCTCCACGGTCACACCGTGAATTGCAGAGAGTAATGCGCCACCCAGGATACCAGCAACACCCATCATATGGAAGGGATTGAGCGTCCAATTATGAAAGCCCTGGAGGAAGAGAAGGAAGCGGAAAATCGCCGCGACACCGAAACTCGGCGCAAAGAACCAACTGGATTGTCCCAGAGGATAGATGAGAAATACAGAGACGAATACAGCAATAGGACCGGAAAAAGCAATCGCATTGTAGGGTCGGATTCCGATTAGACGAGCAAGTTCAAATTGCCTGAGCATAAAACCGATAAGAGCGAAGGCTCCGTGGAGCGCCACAAAAGCCCAGAGTCCCCCAAGTTGGACCCAGCGGACGAAATCGCCCTGAGCTTCAGGACCCCAAAGTAGAAGAAGAGAATGACCCATAGCGTCAGCAGGCGTTGACACAGCCGCTGTAAGGAAATTAGCACCCTCAAGGTAGGAAGACGCCAATCCGTGGGTGTACCACGACGTAACAAAAGTAGTGCCAGTGAGCCAGCCCCCAATTGCAAGATAAGCAGTGGGAAAAAGAAGTAGTCCAGACCAGCCCACAAAGACAAAGCGGTCGCGTTTAAGCCAGTCATCAAGGATGTCAAACCATTCCCTCCTTGGTTGTTGTAGTGTTGATGCTACCATTACTATTTAAAACCTCCATTAGTTTTTTTCTTGTTTTGTTTTTTATCCAACACATCTACAGTGCATCCAGTAAAGTTTCGACATTTCTCAAACCAAATTGCTCTGAGTAACTCATAGTCTTCGACTACAACAGAATTACTTCCAGGAACATTCAGTCTGTAAGAGTGTCGATCATAAGGATCGTCAGATGTTTGTTTGAAAATTTTAACCATGATGTGGTTTCAAATCCGGGTTGGGTTGAGAAGGAACCGTAGGATTACGTGACCGATTCTTGATCACGATAAAAGCATCTTTATTGTACTTACGGGTGCCTTTGACAGGTGCCCATTTAGTACCAGCACCATCGATTTCGTATACTGATGTTCCTGCAATTTCTACTGCAACATCATCACCATAGTCCCATCCAAGGGTCTCAAGTGCTACCGAAAGTTCTCCCAACATACCACCAGGGTACATAATGCTGTCCTCCATTACGTTTTCTTCTGGATCAAGTTTACCAATCATAATAGTACTACGCAAAGTAACGGAATTGCAAGAGTTGAAATACCTATAAAAAACCCCGCCACGTATTCTGTGACGGGGATAAAACTACCTGGTTCCATCTATCAACCGACAGAAGGAGCGGTGAGTGCAACAGGAGTGGACTCAGCAGCTGCCAGGTCAAGTGGGAAGTTGTGAGCATTACGCTCGTGCATAACTTCCATACCCAGACCAGCGCGGTTGAGTACGTCTGCCCAAGTGTTGAGCACACGACCTTGACCATCAATGATGGACTGGTTGAAGTTGAAACCGTTGAGGTTGAATGCCATGGTGCTTACGCCCAGTGCAGTGAACCAGATGCCAACGACAGGCCATGCTGCCAGGAAGAAGTGAAGTGAACGGGAGTTGTTGAACGATGCATACTGGAAGATCAGACGACCGAAGTATCCATGTGCAGCAACGATGTTGTAGGTCTCTTCTTCTTGACCAAACTTGTAACCGTAGTTCTGGGACTCAGTTTCAGTGGTTTCACGAACCAGTGAAGAGGTAACCAGTGAACCGTGCATTGCGGAGAACAGTGAACCGCCGAAGACACCTGCTACTCCCAGCATGTGGAAGGGGTGCATCAGGATGTTGTGCTCTGCTTGGAAAACAAGCATGTAGTTGAAGGTGCCAGAAATGCCGAGGGGCATTGCGTCAGAGAATGAACCTTGACCGAAAGGATAGACGAGGAATACAGCAGATGCTGCAGCGACTGGAGCAGAATATGCTACGCAGATCCAGGGGCGCATACCCAAGCGATAAGAAAGTTCCCACTCACGACCCATGTAGGCATAGATGCCAATCAGGAAGTGGAAGACGACAAGTTGGAAAGGACCACCGTTATACAGCCACTCGTCAAGCGATGCGGCTTCCCAGATGGGATAGAAGTGAAGACCAATTGCGTTGGAAGAAGGAACAACTGCACCAGAGATGATGTTGTTACCATACATGAGTGAACCAGCGACGGGTTCACGGATGCCATCGATGTCCACAGGGGGAGCAGCGATGAAGGCGACGATGAAGCAGATAGTTGCTGCCAACAGAGTTGGAATCATCAGAACGCCGAACCAACCGACATAGAGGCGGTTATTGGTAGAGGTTACCCACTCGCAGAAGTTATCCCACGAAGAGGTTTGTTGTCTTGAAAGTGTTGAAGCCATTTGAAAAAGGGTTAAGTAAAAGTGCGGGGAACACTGAGTAAAATATTCCTGACCTACCCTCCAGGTCAGGTATGAGAGACTATTTTTTAGACACGCTGTTTAGTCTCGGTGAGGCGTGTGTGAAAGGTGAGGAAACCCTCATCCGTTCATGTATTTATATTAAGCGATCTTCACAATTCTGTCAACCCTCAAAACGGTATCCCCTTGTACCGATTCATATTTCAGTTGTAATTTCAAAAAAATCTACCTCTAAATAAATACACACCCAACAAGTGATTAGTAATGAGAAGATTTCTTCCCTTAATCATGATTTTGATGGCAGCACCTGCAGCAAACGCTGGAGGTCTGGTTCATAAAATGAGTTCGAGTGTCCAACTTACTGTAGATAGTGCAAGAACCACTGCAACTCGCTTGGGTTCCCAATACAGTATATCTGGATCGAACGTAAATACTACAGACGGAACCACAGCAGGAACTATTTCTACTGGATCCTTAACCAGCGGTATCTATGCTCCTGGTGCAATATCTGCAACCCAGGCAACAGATGGTGAAGCATTCTCTTTTAGTGCTTCTTACATCCAAGGCGATGCCGTTCCAACTGCAGCTACTACTGTAGGATCTGTTGGTAACTTCTCCAGTCAGACTTCTTATGCTGCTGGAGTTGCTGGTGATCTGGGAGGTACTATCGCAACTGACGGTGGCATTAGCATCACCGCTGGTGGAGCTGGATCTACTGCCGTCGGCCAATTCGTAAGCGAAATCACGGTAATCGACTGATGGATAGATTACAAGAAGCAATCGGTCTCGGATTGGTTCTTGGTGTAATACATGGTTTGGTACAACCAGCGTACTCCGTACCAGTCGTACCAAACTTTACACAGGGCTCCATGACGAGCCACACCGAAACGACATCGAAGCAAACTGAGACAATAAACTCTATAGACTATGCAACAGGATGGCAATATTCAGTTTCGGGGACAAACGTGTCCAACAACGGACAACCACTTCTTCCCCCAACAACAACGAACAACGTGAGTGTGACTCCCTTAGGAGGAATCGAAGGAACAGTTTCAACCACCACAACTGGATTGAACTTCAGCAACTCCAATTTCACAATCACAAATCCAGGACAAGCATTCCAGTTCACGACGACCTATCAAGGGCCGGGGATCACAAATCAAACAGTGATCCAAAGAACAACAGAGGTTACCAGCGTAACAGATACTACAAGTATCTTTACCCAGTAATCGGATTGTTAATCGCATCTCCCGTCAGTGCTGCTGACGTGGGAGGTGTTTCTGCGACTGCTAATCCAATCGCAAACAGTTCAGGTTCGGTGACCAATCAGGCCATCCAGGTATTACAAGGGCCATATATCACTAATACTTACGGGGGAGGGATCAGTTGCCAAGGTCCCACTGCCAACTTCACTCCGTATGTTACTCATGCTCGTAATGATAAGTATCCATTTGAAACTCATTACATGGAACCACAATATGATGCAAGAGATTTTGAAGGTAGAATGGTAGAAGTTCAAAAGAATGTAAAAAACTGGCCTTGGGAATCTTGGTATGACGATAGAACTTATACGAATGCAGATGGTGAAACAGTAAGAGCATATGAAGATGGTGCAGACATGACCATCACCGTCATGGAAATGCAAGGAGATGGTGTTCCTGATAATCCAGGAGACATTCTCTGGCAAAAGCCGGTAAGAACTGGAATGACAAAAAACTATAGTACCAACATTGGATTTTCTGCCACAATTTCTTTTCCCCTTGATGGTGGATTACAAGAACGTTGTAAGCAAGCAGCAGAAACTCAAATTGCACTACAAGGACAATTACTTGCTAATAAAAGATTAGATTTTGAATTAGCCAGACTCAAGAATTGCGGAGAATTATTACAGAGAGGAATACGCTTCCATCCCAAGAGTCCTTATGCGAAAGTGTGTGCTGATGTGTTGGTCCAAAATGTGAATACTGTGGCACAACATCGCCACACAATTCCACCTATTTCTTCAGCGGTCGAACCGACCTCAGTGCCTTCACAGCCTGGTTCCTCTGACGCTGTTCAGCAATCTTCTCAGATACCGACTGCGGCGGGATCTTCTTACCCCGTAAGGCAGCAACCTTCTTCAGGACTTTCTTCACAACCGGTTTCACAACCTTTAACAAAAGATCAGCAAGAGGCTTTGCGAGCAACGCAGAACTTGTCGCCACCACAGCAATTGAGGCGGTGGTAGTTACCATACCTGCTGATGGTATATTCTGAACAATCTGGTCGGGAATAGATAACTCCTCAAACACAGGGAGACATTCTTTCCCGACCATTTCATATGCAACTAATTTTTTATTTCCTTCTACAATCTTTCCAACAGGATCCTTTAACTGCTGTGCCCTGGATGGACACTCAGGCATAGGTGCCTCAGTCTTAGGAACTGCTGGTGTTTTAGTTTCTGGTGGTTCTGGTTTTGGTGGTGCTTTATATGCAGGTGGAGGTGGTGGTTCCTGCTCAAGTTTTATTTTATTTGCATCATAATCAATAGCAACAAAATAAGGTGTTCCTGCATCACACAGGGTCATCGTCCCCTTATCATCCTCATTTTTTAAATTTACATTTTTACCACTATCTTTATGTGCCTCAACACATCCAGGCATGTTAACAATAGGTGTTCCAATCTCCATCGTAACTGGAGGAAAAATTGGAACTGCTTGTGGTGGATCCGATGACATCCACCTTGGCACATCAGGAATTACAACGTCACGGATTCTTAATTGATTAAAACGAATATCAGGGATAGGCATTTAGTCTTTCCATCCTCCAGACTTCAACCAATCTTCATAGTAAGGATTTTTCCATCCGTCACTAATGTTATAGGATGGCATCACAACTTCTTTGATATATCTGCGATTTTCTTTTGCGATATTAAGACTCTGGGTCTCCAAATTTTTCACTCTACCATCTACTTGGGATGCCCACCATACAGCACCAGCACCCTGAACAAGTAGAAAAGATACAATAGCAAATGGGATCTTAAGGTCTTTCATTTCTCTGCAGCATATAATGCAAATGTAGAAGTAGTTATAACGGTCATCATATTAGCAATATGTTGTTTAGTATCAGGGTCACATTTATTGACCATAGGAAGAAAGCATCCAACTATAGTTGTACCAACTATACCTAACTGAAATAGAATGACGATCTTTATCAGATTTATGACCTGATGTTTGGTGTCCATCACTCACTTAAAGTACCAAAGGTTCTACGTATCTCACGTAGTTCTTCAAAATCTTTTTGCTTAGTTCCACCATCATATGCCCATGCATATCCTTCTTCAATCATTGCTTCGTTGAGGGACACATCTGCGTCCCCAATGTATAACCAACCAAGAAGACGACCATATTTGCCGACGCCACCGACAAGTTCAGTACGAATAACAAGATCATCATCACCAGCCACCGCTCCTTCCAGTTTCTCTTTGAGCCAGTTGGTTGCATGAATACCTAACTCCTTTTCTTCCAGATCTCTTGTCCTCTTCTCTGGCGTATCAACTCCTGCAACTCTAACTCTTTCTTTCTTGTATAAGTCAAACCCAAGATCAATGGTGACATCAATAGTATCGCCGTCAAGAACACGGTTTATCTCCACTACTCGGAAGTTGTAGCAACTCTTCCTGTTTGGGGGTGTCATCGCTCCCATGGGATTCTCTCTCATCAATTCCTAATATATAGACGACAACATATAAAACACCAGCAAGGAGTATCACCAATAACCAGATGATACTCCAAGTTACATCATTTACATCCGCGAGGGGGCGAAGGAACAGTTCCATCTTTACTATTCATACTGGGGATCATTTGGTAAGACAACTTGTCTCTCAATTGATTTATACGCTCAACATCATATTGTGCGAAATGTCCGCGTTTCTCAACATGTTTATAGTAATGAAGAGCATTCTGAATGATGGTAAACTCCTCCATCGTTAATTCAAAGTTCATTAGTGTTTCTTCCCGAATGGTTCCCAGTGTTCCCATCCATACTTATGCACTGCCCACATTCCCAGAACGGGGACAAATACTAATGCCATACACATGGGACCTAATGTCCATGGATTATTTAAAGTCCATGCAGCAAAGTGCGCTATTTTATGAATCATCGTCTTCCTCGTAAAGTGGGCAAGGTTCTTCAAAAAGATGTTCCATTCTAAGTTGTTTAATCCTTTCTCTGAGTCCCTTGTAGAACTCCCTCTTTTCGTCTTTGTCCATAGGTTATGCTGGATAATCCCAATCGGTGATTTGTTGTACTTTATGCCAAGGACCCCAAGAGTTAGAATGATATATGTAAGGAGTAGTTCTCACAGGGCATTTGTCACCAGTGCAAAGAAGATCATCAACAATTCTCCAAGACTCAAGCACTTCTTCAGAGTGAACGAAGTGTGATTGATCTGAGTTCAATGCATCATACAAAAGCTTTTCATAACCATCGACACCCAACCAGTCAGGGTATCTGTGAGTAAGTGTTGCAAGTTCAACTTCCTCACTCATACCAGGAGACTTCACGTCAATCTGAATGTCAAGGTGAGCATGTGGTTGTAAACGCATCACAATACGTCCTGGTGTCTCACCCTCAAACAATCCAACGGGTGGTGCTTTGAGTTTGATAACAACCTCAACACACTGGTAAGGCATCTTCTTACCAGTCATGAAGTAGAACGGGACACCCTGCCATCTCCAGTTATCAATATAGATATCACCTGCAGCAAAAGTTTGAGTGTTTGACTCTGGTCCAACACCTTGTTCATCACGATATCCTTCATACTGTCCAGTGACAAGTTTCTTACCAAGTCTGGTTGCAGAAAGAACTTTAGTTTTCTCTCTACGAATCTCAACAGCATTCATCCTACAAGGTGCTTCCATTGCAATCAATGACAAGACCTGAAGCATATGGTTCTGTAGCATGTCACGAACCACGCCTGCACCTTCATAATATTGAGAGCGACCTTCACATCCCAACGTTTCAGTTGCAAAGATCTGAACCTCTTCTATGTACTCCCTGTTCCAAAGTGGTTCCAGTAGAATATTGCCAAAGCGGGTGGCAAGGATATTATTAACAGTATCTTTGCCGAGATAATGGTCAATGCGAAATACTTGTTTCTCGCGTAAATTTCGCTCCACCACAGACTGTAAAGAACGAGCAGATTCAAGATCGTACCCAAAGGGTTTCTCGATAACCACACGGGAGTGATCTGGGTCATCAAGGAACCCAGCTTCTTTGAGATTGATGATAGCATTTTCGTACCTCTCTGGTGGGACAGATAAGAAATAAGTTGTGTCTGCACTCTCATCATGAAGTTTGTTCAGACTCTCTTGACAGTCAAGATCAGCTGATACAAAATCTAACCAAGTGGTAAACTCCTGAGGATAGTTACCAAGTTTTTCCAACCAGGTTTCTTTGGGAAGATCTCTACGAGATGCTCCAACAATCAAAATATTTTCTGGCAGAAGTTTCTTCTTCCACAACTCAAAGAGTGCCGGAATCAATTTCTTTTTACATAGATCTCCAGTAGCACCGAAGATAACAATGCGTCTGCTAATGGGCGGTTCCGTTGCCGTCATATTTGTCTGTGTCGTAGTAGTTATTTTCACCTTTTCGTATCCCGAAATATATTGTGGAAAGTACAAAGGGTATGCATATGATCGCAAGGGCATTACCTAACATTGTGACCACCAAACATATAACGCATACCGTTTAGGATTTTGTTTCCATATTCACCAAGTCTTCTTGAGTTGAATCTTTCAAAGAGGGCAGCACTAATAACAGGAGTGGGTACACCGAGATCCACAGCACTGTGAAGAGTCCAACGACCCTCACCAGAGTCTGATACTCCTCCATCGAACTTGTCCAGTTGAGGATCATGCCGCAGAACATCAGCGGTAAGGTCAAGTAACCAACTACCAACAACGCTACCACGACGCCATAACTCAGCCACTTCAACAGTGTCAATATCATATTGATAATCTGCCGGATTTTCCATCGGAGCCACCTCAGCATCACCCTCTTTGACGTATTTGGAACCAAGATTGCCATGATGCAGGATATTAAACCCCTCGGCATACGCTTGCATGATTCCATATTCTACACCATTGTGGACCATTTTGACAAAGTGTCCTGCACCTGGTCCACCACAGTGTAACCAACCGTACTCAGCAGATGTTGCGTTTGTGTAAGGGTCTGTGCGGGGTGCAGAGGCAATGCCAGGTGCGAGTGCCCTGAAAATGGGGGCACAGACAGATACTGCGCCACTTGCACCACCAACCATAAGACAGTATCCACGCTCCAGACCATAAACTCCACCAGAAGTACCGCAGTCAAGATATTGGATGCCCATCTTAGCCAACCTTTCTGCTCTCCTGCGAGAATCCTTAAAGTTGCTATTGCCATGATCAATAATAATATCCCCGTCGCCAAGTAATGGTAGTAACTCATTAAGGGTGTCCTCTACTAATTCTGCGGGGATGACAAGTTGAAAGATACCAGGACATTTTCCTACCATACCCTCCTGGGTGTGAACTACTTGAACAAGGCTTTCCAGATCAGTGGTAACTCCACTAACATAACCTGCTTCATACGCTTCTTGAGCCTTTGCATAGTTTCTCCTGTAACCCCAGACTTCAATACCTGCTTTCAACATACGGCGAGACATACCCTCGCCCATTCTACCAAGACCTATTAAACCTACCTTCATCCTTTAACCTCGTTTTGAAAATATTCTGGGAGTGGACACCCTTTAAAATTGTTGATTTCGTTTACTGATAATACAAACATAGTGACAAATCCAAGGCAAAAAGCAAAAAGCATCTGAGGAAAATTATAGTTCCCCATATAAGCAGTAGGATCAGGTTCATCATCATGTGGATGAAGATGCCTTGCTACTTCTTTTATTCTTTTTTGTTTCTCCTTTTCTTTGTCATCCATGTTAACCTCGGTATCTTACTGGCCATGTTAGTTCCATGGCAGAAATTAGCAACATTGTGAAAGCAAATACAAACAAAACTGTCATTTGATTAACTCAATTGCATTATGTAGTTCTCTTGAATGCTCCAGTTCATCATTTAAGATCTCAAGGATCTTATCATCATGACCATTATATGCAAGATACTTTGCATACGTTTCTGCTGCATGAATCTCTACTTCGTAGGAGAGATGGTAAGCAGAGCGAGGAGCCACCCAATAATAAACCACGTTGACCCAATAGTAGATAAGTACAAGGTGTCGGGCGAAAAAGCGATCCACCCAATAAGAATTGCCACCCCGACTTTCCATGTATTCCAGATGTTCTGTCTCGTTAAGTGTTTGAGCAAAATGTTCCTCCATCAGATAGATGTGTTCTGGACCACGCAAACCCATGGATTCGCGTAAATGTAATACACTCAAAAACGCAAAATAGGGTGCCCGAGCAATCTCCTCAAGCACCCAAAATCTCTGATAATCTCGACCTCTATAAAGAAAATCGATTACTGCAATAGTAATATTTAAAGTAAGAGTATTTAATTGTTTCATACTTTACCTTCCTCAGTAAAGACTATCCTCCTGCTCAGCCAGGACAACACAATCGCTTGTAGGATAAGCAACACAGGTCAGAACGAATCCTGCGTCCATTTGATCATCATCAAGGAAAGATTGCTCTGACTGATCTACCGTACCACTCTCAAGTTTACCAGCACAGCTGGAACAGGCACCGGCACGGCAGGAATATGGAGCATCAACCCCCGCTTCATCTGCAGCGTCCAGAAGATACTGATCGCTTTCGCATGGGAAAGTGTTCTCAGTTCCGTCGGGGAATTTAAAAGTGATGTTGAATGCCATTGATTAATTAACGTGTACAGTACCAATCATACCAGCACCCTTGTGGGGTCCACACCAGTATGTGTAGTCACCTGGTTCAGAGAAGGTGACATCGAACTCTTCACCAGGCATCATTGCTAATGCTTCGTGAGAGATCTCAGGATGATCCTCAACAACTACGTTGTGAGGTGGGAGCATATTGTTCACAAAGTGAACTGACTCGCCTGCGGATATTGTAACATCTGCTGGGTCAAAAATCAAGTTACCGCCTGACCCCATTTGAACGTCCACTGCCCACGCTGGAGCAGCAAGAAATAATGTAGCGATTAATGCGAAAATAAACTTCATAAAGTTTACGCAACTGCACTATCTATATCTTTCTAATTGAAGTGTAACGAGGATTTGTTTTGACTTCCTGACTTACCATTTCACCAAATTCCATCACACATTGACCCCATTCTGCTCTTGCATCTGGGGCACCTATTGCTTTTTTCGCCACAAAGTGTGCCACTCCCTCCACAAAGCAGCACACTCATCCGACTTCTTTTGTAAATGCGGTTCCCGATACATGGGAAACCTGGGGGTTGGTGCCCGTGACTACTTAATTATTTATCAGCAGTCGTTAAAAACTTGACCCACTTCTGATCCAACAGCACTACCAACATTCTGACCTAATAGAGTTGCCCAACCAGCAGCAAGCCATCCAACATAGGGAATACCAACTACAGCAGGAGCAACAGCACCAGCAGCAATAGCACTACCTGCCATTGCACCTTGTGATCGTGCTCCAGCGTCCGCCACGATGCACTCTATGTCTTTTGCACTCTTTCCCTCTTCTTCCAGCGTTGTGGCACCTCCTAAATTGCGAGTGCCATCCATGGTAAATTGATCACGTCTCCATTCTCTTCTTCTCTCGTTTCCTCCACCAAAGAATCCTTTTTTATCTTTATCAAGACTCAATGATTTCTGAGACTCTAAAATAGCAGGATCATTTGCTTTATATTCGATTTTATATCCGTCCTTACCTGCTTCTATTTTATATGAAGAATATGGAGTGCCATTTGGAATATTAATAGTTGGAACTCGCATCGTGTGAGAATCTCTCCTGATTAGATGTCCCAACACACCGATGTGTGCGATTGCTACAACACTACCAATACTAATGGCAGTCCACTTGAGGTAAGGTTTCATGGTTACATCTTGTACGTGTCTTCTGATTTGGTCGTGATTTGAACAGGTGCTTGTTCGATTCTGATGGTTTGAGTAGGAGCAGTTTGTGCTGCCTTCTCAATCAGTTTCTCCATCTGTTCTTTTGTAATACCACCACCACCATTTGCCTTATCACCATTTTTCTTCGCCGTCTGGACCCCGAACGTAGCTAAAACTCCAGTGAAGACACTGGCGATAAAAGTTGGATCGAGTTTCTGTTCTGGAATACCCAGAGCAGGTGGTAATTTGATATATGCAAGAGTCAAAATACCACCAGACCATACTAAAATTCCCAATCGAACAAAAGTAGAAAGAATAGCAAGTTGTTCTTCAGAATCCTCAATCTTACTTTTGAGTTTTCCAAGAGGACCTTTCTTAGTTTCTTCTTTCTTTACTTCTTCGGGCATTAGTCATAGGCAAGGGCAACTTTATTTAGAAAGGTATCCGTTTTCAACCAACCATTCACGAGTCATGGGTGTAGGATCGTAATCAGTCCACATAGTGCCACGGGCACAAGATTCGAGTGCTTCCTGAGTCATATTAGCAGTCTTACCCGCCCAGGTTGCTTCCTTCTCCCATGGTTGTGCATATTCTGGATAAGTACGCCTGACCATCTCTTGCCAGATCTCTGGTACATCCTCTTCGGGTTTAATGATGGCAATCATGTTGTTCTTAATGGTGCCTGCCATACAATCTTGAGCAGCGTGCCAACCTTCATGACGTACAACACTCATCAGAACATGAGGACGATGTACATATCTCTTGTTGAGATAGAAGTGATTGCTCACAGTATGGTACACACCACGATGACCAACAGGGAAGTAACGTTCATCTGCAAGGTGAACATCAACACCAATCTGCTTGAAAGCAATCATAATCAGATCAAACTCATCCTTGACTGCATCCCAGTTTGAATCGGGGAATGCATGTTCAAGGTCGATGGATGAGTTAATACGTTCTACATCTTTTGTACACTCTTTAAGCAACATACAACCCATGGCATCCATGGTGAAGTATCCTTTAGTTGGTTCAGCAAGTGCTGGAGCAGACATAGCAGCTGCTGCCAGAATACTCATAACAATTTTTTTCATATCAGAAAGAGGGAATAGCAGGACCAGTAGTAGAAGGAACAGCAGGAATAGCACCACCAGTGGCACCGGGAAGTTCGGGCAGAGCAGCATCCATCATTCCAGGAAGTGCTCCTGCGATTGCCTCTGTTGCTGCCTTAGCGACGTTCTCTTTTACTTGTTCAATGATAGCATCTCGACGCAAATAAACAACCGTTCCTCCACCGATGATACCTGCAGTTCCTACGAATGATAGAACTGCTAAGACATTAATTACTTTTTGCATAATAAGCCTCGTAATATTTTACAATCCCTGCAGTATGCATATTACCCTGGGATACCCAGTCTTGAGCACACTCATAGATTGATTGACTGGAGTATTTAGGACGTACTCCTTCCATTTGACCACCAAACTTAGAGAGTAACACTTTGAGTGCTTGCTCTCTAACTTTCATTTTCTGATCGCTGTAGCGCCAATCATCGATGGACATTTTCTGAACCGCCTTGAAAGTTTTCAGATCCGCCAATGGGATCAAGTTGAACAGTTGTGGCACCACTCTTGGTTGCCATTTCATACATCACCTGATGAATGTCGTCCGGTTCGGCACCAGACTCTTCACGCTTTTTTTGTTCTTCAATTTTCCACTCCATCTCAACTGCCATATAATCCTTTTGCTTCTCAGTGCGCTCAGGAGCAGGACCAAACCACTCATCGTCAGGGAGATAATCTGGAGCAGGAATACCTGTAAAGGGTTCTTCCTCCATTTCTGTACATTCTACAACATCCTCATCAATTGCACATTCAATATCTTTCTCATCAATCTTTTTTTCGATTCCGAGGATACTCTTAATTGTCTCTTTAACAGTATTGATCATGCCAGTACCAATTTCTTAGTGTATTCGTATGCATATTGTTGACGATATCCTTTGATACCCCAACCTAACCAACGGTAAGCAACAACCATGTATTGATCAACCGTCTTACCGCGACCTTCAAACTCAGGCAAGTAACGTTGGAAAACAGATTCGTTAATCATATAACGAGTCTGACCCTCCAGACTACTTGGGTCACACCCATATTTATTGCAGAACTTACCAAGATTGTTGTAACGATTTACGCTGGTCCACTGAATAAGGCCATACCCACCCCGATCACAATCCCCGTAAGGAACTCGAGCCCCTCCCTCGCAGATGTTGGAACGGAAGTTGCTTTCAGATTTAATGTTTCCCAAGATCGTTGCAAGAGCATTGCGATCCGAAATTTTTGTATGTTCTTGGAGTTGTGCGAGGACATATTGTTCTGCGGGTGTACCGCCAGGCAGATACCAGGTCTTTTCGTAAGGTTCTACTGGAATACTGATAACTTTTTTTTGTTCCACTGCCTCAGTAGCACAAGAAGCGGTGAGAAGTGCCAGAGAAGTGTAAGCAGCAATCCGTCCGAACATTAAAAAGGGGGCGTAGTACCCCCGAATTATAGGTTATTCGGTTTTGTTTGTCAAGCGGATGGGGGAATGTATGCAGGTTGCATCAGACCACCACCTGGTCCATTGTCATCATCATCAACATTTCCATCAGTCAACAGGGCGGCAAAAATAAACCCTCCTATCATGGATGCTGCTATGACTAACATGTCGTTCACCATACACCTGGGATTACTTGACCAGTTGCAAGGTATGAACCTACTGCTGCAATGAATCCAACCATAGCAGCGCGACCATTCAGTTTTTCTGCTTTCTCATTAAACATTTTTTTGTTCCTCTAAGGTTTTGTTAGTAATAATAATTTTTTCACCATCGTGGGTGAATTGCAATTCGTCATCAGGGTGCCACAGAAGCTCTTCGTACATATCGTCAAGTTTCTGGATGTCCTGCCAAAGTGCATCTGGGTTAGGCATATCAAGTCGTTCGGTTTACTTCGTATATAGTAGAATCACCATAAGTTTTATGGTCCTTGTATCCTACCATACGACCCTTAGTATTTTGAAGTGCGGGCATAAACACGATAAAGAAGAAGACTCCTGGTGCTCCAATAATCAGGAGCGCAGTGATTACATAATAAGTCAGAAGTTCAGCAATGTCAGGCATCAGTAAGTTTCAGCGAGTTGTTGTACAGAGTAACCCAGAAGGACGAAGAATGCAACCGAAGTTGCAGTGAAGATTACTTCAGTCATCAGAAGATGCCGAAGAAGAATTTACCAGTGATTGCATAGGAAAGAAATCCAGAGACAATACCCATCATTGCCCAGCGACCGTTGTAAGTCTCTGCGTACTGTTGAGGAGACTCAAGACCCTTGCGGTTGTACGATTCTACAACCATCTGTGGCTCACGAGCGAACAGATTATTCTGCCCGTATTCATTAGTCGTTACAGTCATTTACTTAATGTTGTAAATCTTTACATATTATATAGTAAAAAAGGAACCCTGTCAAGGGTTCCTCTGTAGTCATTTATACTCAAGCAGGAAGATTGTCAATGATGCGATTTAGTTTCTGTTCTAAAGCGTCATACTTTCGTGACAATTGCATGTGTTCATTCTCCATATCTTCCAAACGATATTGGAGCCTTTCTACTAAATCATACAAATTCTTACATTCAGAAATGTTCTGCTCACCTCTATCACTTTCCTGATAGAACCATTCTAACATTTTCTGGACTTTTTTCTTCACCAGTCGTCGTCTCCGAATTTTAGATTTTCTTGGTGCTCTGCATTCTGTCTACAGTATCCATGAACATCCATTTCCATCTTTCGATGAGCATCCGTATGGACACCTTCAATAAGAATAAGAACCCCAAGCAGCATAGCAGGAAATAACCATAATTGCGAAGAGCAGCAGGCAATGCACCATTGTTTCCACTTAGGGTCACATTCTTTCATCAGAATTCAAAGATAGAAATAGAGTTCTTGGCGTCCTTCTCATTGGAAGTAATGAAGAGTCCTTCATCTTCCAGAGCAAGGAGTCCTTCAGGGGCCTTACCAGTAGGAAGGATCTGGAGGAGTTTAGGAGCAGACAGATCAGTGATGTCATAAACACCAACTGCGTTTGCTCTCTCAGCACCTACGAACAGCATACGAGTGCCACCATAGGTTCCAACCGTGACAGATTCAGGTTCTACACCTTTCTTCTCAGCACGCTTGTCGTTCCAGTAACCTGCCTTAGCAAGAGTATTCTCAAAGGTGTTGCCTGAGTCATACACAATCGTACCATCCTTGTGGAAGATTGTAAACCCTCTGGAACCACCACGCTTGTGCTCACCACGACGCTTCAGTTTGTAATCACCCTCATTGGCAGTTGCGAAGTGATCGTTATCAATCCAAGCAACAGCATCGGGCTCACGACGAACACCCTGACGAGAACCGACAGGAAGATAGTATCCATCTTTGGTGTCGTCGATATCATAGAGATCTACGGTGCCAGCAGAGAAATCGGAGATGACATTACCACTGGAATCAAGAACAACCATATGATTATTCTCTTGCAGAGTAACAACAATCTCACCCTTGTCATTGACATCAACAAACTCAGGTTCAGGATCACCAGGAGCAATGCCAGCAAGTCCACGAACATCTGCATAATTTACTTCACCATTAAGATTCACAATTGCAACGTTACCTGCAGGATACTGAGGAATCAGTCCATCATTGAGGTCTTCGTCTCGTTCATTTTCAATAGCAATAGCAGCAAACTTGCCATTGGGACTAATAGACACAGCATCTGGTTGACCAGCAAGAGCAATCTCCTTTACTACTTTATAGTCGAACATATCAATCACTACCACCTTACCCGATGGGTTCGTGAAGGATGATGAGGTGTTAACAGCCGCAACCGCATATCCGTCGTGGATTGCCACGCTGGTTGGTTCACCGCCGACATCCACAGCAGTGATAGCGGTAGGGTTAGAAGGATCAGAAATGTTAACGAAGTCAACACTTCCTTTATCCGAATTGGTGTATGCGAGGACTTTTCCATCAGATGCAATAATCTCAGCAGCGGAATCTTCACCGACTCCATACTGACCAACTTGTGTAAATTCTGGGGTGGATGCAATGACATCAGAAAGGGCGGAGATGTCCGCCCCAACCAATGCCCCACCGACTGCAACTGGTAACGCAACCAGTTTGATGAGGTCTAAAAACATAACTCTCCTTATATCAGAGGGACTCTACAGCAGCAAGCGACTTCTGTCGAAGAGACTCGGGGAGAGGTACATATCCCAGAGAATCTGAAGCCGATTGTGCTTCTTCACTTAGCATATAACGGAGAGCAGGTTTGACTGCATCAGTCTTATGACCAGGTTCTGCAAGAATCCAAGTCAAAGAAACGATAGGGAATGCGTTAGCACCAGCGGGGTTAGCGTCGGTTCCACGGAGTTTGCTGTCCAGTTTGATCTGTGCCAGACCAGCAGCAGAGGTCTCACCGTTTGCCTTCACATAGTTACCTGCTTTGTTTTGGATAGCAGCCTGTTGGAACTTACCGCCAACAACATAACCATAGTTCAGGTAACCGATAGCACCTTCGGTGTTACGAATGACACCAGCAACACCAGAGTTGCCCTTACCAGCAACAGTTCCAGCAGCAGGCCATGCAACGGACTTGCCACGTCCTACTTTGACTGCCCAATATGGCGAGAAAGCAGAAAGAGAGTTGGTGAAACCAGCGGTCGTGCCCGAACCATCAGAGCGAACAGCGACAGTGATAGGACCTGCAGCACAACCCAACTCCGACCAGTCACTAATACGTCCATAGAAGACTTTGGTAAGTTCGACTTGGGAGAGTTTGAGGTCACAACCAGGCTTGTTGTATGCAACGGCAATTGCACCACCAGTCATAGGAATCTGAACCATATCACGGGAGATGCCAGCAAGTTTCTTGTCAGAAACTGCCTTATCAGATGCACCAAAGTCGGTAGTACCAGCTTTGTACTGGCGTACACCAGCTCCAGACCCAACTGCCTGGTAGTTGACCTGATTACCAGTCTTAGCAGCGTAGTCCTGGAACCACTTCTGATAGATTGGTGCGGGGAACGATGCTCCAGCAGCGTTCAGATTTTCTGCCGCTTGAGCAGAAGGAGCAGCAAGGGCAAGTGCGCCCAGAGCAAGTGCAGCGATTTTCATTTGAATATCCTCGTCGTGTTTACTTTATGATCAGAAATCGTAGGTAAGAGTAGCTTCGTACTTCCACTCCAAGTCAGAACCAGACTCATTCAGTTGAGTGAACTCAGCCTTGACCTTGGAAGAAATGTTGTCGGTCAGTTTGATCTTGGTGCCGATTTCCAGTTGTCCCATGGTTGTTGCATCTTCACCATCTTTGGTTTCCCATGCAGGACCAACTTCGATATAAGGTTTCAGGTTGCCGTACTTGGTCTCGTATCCTACGCGGGTCTCGATATATGACTTGTCGAAATCGCTTCCTTCACCTTTTGCGCCAACTTTGGTGGTGAGGTAAGGTCCAGCCATAGCAGGTGCCACAGAGGCAGCGCCCAAAACTGCCAGAGCAGAAAGTGCCAGTGCTTGTTTCATTTGTAATTCCTTTGTGATGTTTACGGGTTTGTCTTATTGACTTATCAATATTACTTGTTCTTAAAAAAATAGTCCACCAAGAAAAGGTTAAGGAGGACTGTTGATATGACAAACCATACTATATTGCACAGTTTAACCCAAATTTTACCCCCCTTAAAAATCCCTTAAACATCAAGGCATAAAAAAAGGGGCCCCTCGTCAGGGACCCAAAACATCTTGATGTTTAATATTAACTTTTACGATTTACAACTCAGAAGTTATACTTCACACCCAGTTTACCGCCATATCCACGGTCGATGTCGTCATCACCTGAGCCGACGAAGGAGAGTTCACCATAGATCCCCAGGGACTCGGTAGCAGCAACAGAGATTCCTGCCTTACCTGAAGGAACGGTATCAGCATCAGCACCGTCGGGGCTGACGTATGAAGCACCACCCTGAACGTACCATGCAGCAGACTCACCGAGAGCACCCTCGTAGCCTACGTGGAGATCTGTCGTAGCTCCGGTGTAATCAGCACCGGTCCAACCAGCATTGGTTTCGACATTAACATAAGGCCCTGCAACGGCAGCACCAGCAGACATGGAGAGAGCAGCGGTTGCTGCGAATACAGATTTGAACATTGGTTTAATACCTCGTTATTTTTACTTGTGGAATGGTTACCCACAGATGAAAAGTACCTCGACATGGTACTGTTTTTAAACTGTCACACTCAAATAGGTATAAATGCGTGTGACAATTGTTATTTATCTTAAACTACTTTTAAGATTATGTCAAGAAGATTCGGTTTCCTCAACCTTTTCTTCTTCTTTTGCCTCCTCCTGTGGAGGAGCGGCAGAGTTTGGTGTCGCCCTGCCAAGGTAAGGATCATAGTTCATCCACTCTTTAATGTCAACAGTGGCACCAGACTGCCTCCAGAAGTTCCAGAGTGCATTGTATGGCCCCTGGTGAAACACGTTGATGTGCTCAGGGTGAATGGTTGATTGGAAGTTAAGATTATACAAGAAGATGGGAATAGAATACGTCTTCCCACTCTCCATGATTGTATCCTCAGACACTGCCCTTGGTTTTACATTATTATCCAACTTCCACTTATCACCCCGCATATGATTGCGAAGAACCTTAGCAGCATGGTGACGTGTGATTAGATAAACCGCAGCAGAGAAGTCATTAACAAACTTCAAGTGCAGTTTGACATAGATGTCTCCCGTTGTAATCGTGGTCAACTGTAAGCAGTCCCAGTCATACGGAGCATAAGAGAAGAACTCTTGCCATGTGAAATTCCAAAACTTGGCAATCTCCAACACAGCATCATCCTCCATGATCATGCAGTAGTCATCATCAGTCTCCTCATAGAAATGCTTGATTGCTTTGAGGTGTGACATGCAGCAACCAACTTCCTGTTGGTTCATGTGATCAGGATACTTCCCTTTCAAATGACAAGAAACATCATCCTCTCGACCATCATATCCAGAGATGCGGGTATGATTTTCTACTTCCCAATAAGCAAACTGATCCTCCATATACTTCCGTCTTTCGACATCAGCATCAAGATTCAACCAGTAAACATGAGGAAGTCCTTTTAGTTTAAAGGCAGACTTATTCTTATCACGCAGTTGCAATTCTTGTCCATCCATCGGGAATCAAATCAGAAGTATCGTGGTCTTTAGTATATCCAGTTCCAAACCACTGGACGGGGGCAATGACTTTCTTATCTTTATTAGCAGAGAGCCATGCTCCCCACCAAGAGTAAGTTGAGTTGGCAATGATAAAATCATCACACAGAGACATCAAACAAAGGTCAATACGATTGTCCTCATTCTCAGAAATCATGAACCGATCATCACTGAAGAGTTCTTGTTCCTTACACCATGCAGGATCATCAGAAAACACAATCACATTACGGTCATCATCAAAGTGCTTCAGTGCTGCCTCATAATACTCAAGAGTACATGGTGGATGGTTAGCACTGTTAGTCACATAATCCGTGCGACGAACATGAAGAGCAAGAGGATTATCCACTCCTGCAATCATCTCTTTACAAGGATTCAGGATCTCATCCTTGAAAGTAAAGTCCTCACGGATCTCATCTTCGATATGCTTGAAATATTTTTCCGTCTGGAAATATCCGCGAATATCTACATGATCGGGACACATGCGAAAGAGTTCTTCATCGAAGTGAAAGAACCTTTCCTGTACTACAGGCGCATGTCCTTTATTTAACAGACCTACGTTGACCTGAAGATCAAACGAATCAAAGATCTCTGTGCGAAGCATGTTACCGATACCATCGTTAACTGCTTCTTCATGGTAAGGAACACAGAAATCTACCCCAGTGTTGCGGGCAATGCCCTTCAGAGAGGCATACTGGAACATCTGGTTAGCAAGTCTGCCCATCCTACCAAGGGCATTAAATCCGATCATTGTAATTGTGCTCTACGTGTTTTCAGATAATCCTGGTTCTCATAATACTCCACCAACTGCTCTCTGTCAAACGTTTTGATCGTATTCCAGAGGTTCCAATTGTTGTTAAAGTTTGGATTACTGAACCAGGAGTTGTGTGTTCTACCATGTTCAAGATGGTAGACATAATCATCGACTCTTCCGATGCGATTGCCAAGTGTACTCATGCGAAAGTAGAATTCATCATCCTCACATCCCCATGACACAAAGTTTTCATTCATCATGTAAGAGTCAATATACTTTTGTCGGTTGACAAACTGACACCAACCAATTGTGGAGTTTGAAAGAGTCTTACTCTTGTCCAGGACAGAGGTTCCGTTCCAGGACTTTACAAACTCCTCATAGATATCCATACCAAAGTCTGCCTTCCACTGATAGATTCCGCACCCGTATGGATACACAACATCAGCCTGATCATCATTAATAGCAGTGTATGCTTTTTGATATGATGTGATTGGCAGAATGCAATCTGCATCATAGTTAGCAACGACCTTTGTCTTTGCTGCGACAATCAGATCATTGAGAACTTTACTCTTACAAAAGAGAGGATCATTATTCTCCTCATAGAGATGAGTCAGGTTATCAGTGTCCGCATACTTCTTAATCTCAGGCAAAGCCCTATGCAGAAAAGTATTACGTCCAGATACCTCTTTGACGATTACCTTTGCTGGGACATGCCTCAACAAATAGGAAACCGATGCAATAATATTTCTCAATCGATCTTCAGTCTCAATCCTTGTCGGAATGAGAAAAGTTAGGTTCATCATATTCTTACGATTTCACGGGAGACTCTTTCTACGTTTGGTGGATAATATCCTTCCGTATCTATATGAGATAACTTAGGACCGAACCAGGGATCTGGTGCAAGGATTCTCTTAGTAGGACTCGTGCCAAGGTATGACATCCACCAAGAGAAGGTGCTGTTAGAGATAATAAAGTCATCACAAAGAGCACCCACAGCAAGGTCGTAGTGCCCTTTGATTAGTCCTTCAGGTGTTTCCTGATTGAAGTGAAAGTTGCTGCCTTTGAAGACAGTCTTACACCACTCAATATCATCAGAGATCACCAGGTATTGACGATCCTTTCCAAGCATCTCAATACACTCTTTATAGTAGTCCTCAGTGCAGGGGGGATGAAAGTCTTGAACTCGGATGAAGTCCTTACCTCGTCTCACATTTAAGCAGACAACGTTATCAGTCTTATGAAAGTCTTTAGCTGCATCTAAAATGTGCTTCCTGAAAGTAAAGTCAGACCTCACCTCCTCTTCAGCATCTTTGAAATAGTGATAAGACTCAAAGTATCCATATAGAGTAGCACCATCAGGACATTCTTCATACAGTTCCTTACAGAACTCTGCCTGAGTCAGATTGATGTTGTACTCGGTTGCTTCACCAAACCTACCATTGAGATGATTCATCTCAAACAGATGTTGAAGTTGATGATGTTGGGTAATGATTTGGTCACCTTCCATCCTATCAAACCAAGTAACCTTGGAATGATCAGGAATACAGTGATCATATCCAAGGTTCTTTGCAATTCCCACAAGAGCAGCATACTGGAACATTTGATTGCCCAGTCTACCGTTCTGCCCTAAGGCATTCATACCAATCATTCTGAGGGAACCTCCATTGGTGTTGATAATACCATGGTTGAGTTTACGTCATCTAATGCATCTAACACAGTTGATGTTGATGCTGCTTTAGGTAATGAAATTTTCCAATCAATAATAGTTCTTTGTTGTGTAGGGATTTTTACATCTCTACCCTCTTCTACTATTTCTATAGTACCAGGACCACAATTAGAACTAAATGGTGGCGGACCCATACCTGGCAGAGCGATGGCAGGGGAACAAGCAATAAGAAATTCAATCATAATTAATCTCCTTTGGTAACTCTGTAACTGTCCTCGTCAAAGTGTTCTGTTGAGAACTCGAACAGTTCAGAGTCCTCAATTGCAATCATTTGATGTCGGAGACCACGGTAGATATGAAACTTATCTCCTGGTTCCAGAACAATATCTTTTGCACCTTCAAGACTATCAGTCTCTCCATAGTACAAAAGAATTTTACCAGATTGCAGGTAAAATGTTTCGTCTTTCTTTTTGTGATAGTGCCATGAACATCTCTTCCCTTCGTTGAAGAAAAGAAGTTTGCCACAGTACTCGTCTGTGTTGACTATCCATTTTTCATATCCCCAGCCTTTGGGAACATGTTTAATTTCTGAAGAACTCATCAGAGTGGATTCCTTTATCATCTATGTAATAGTCACCTGAAGGTTTGCCAAGATGAAGTTCTTTAAATTTACATCCCCACTCTTTCAGTTGGTTGTATGTAAATTCATAGAACTCTCTATGCGCGTGCATCCTGGAGTTGTTGAATCTACCCATACCTCTTGCGGTAAGGTATACGATGTGGTGACCATCATCGTATAGTTTATTTATTTTATCAATCCGATCCTGGATTGGTGTGGCACCCGTATATCTTGTTTCATCACTGTCTCCAGGATTACAGATAGTGCCATCAATGTCTACAACATATCGCATCAATAATCATTCCATAGTCTTTCATTCCACTGCATCAATCCGTAGTTCCCAGGATACCGGCCGCCGTGCAATGCATGGTTGCCTTGAGGATCTTCATAGTAGACCTCTGCCTGAGGATAGATTTTGTATACCCAACTTTGATGCCTCTTAGTAGGAATTTTTTCAATCAAGAAAGTATTGTATCCAATAAGAACGTCGGAAGAATGCATGGGATATCCTGATTCTATCATAGAAGGTACATTATCGTATACCTTTGCAAACTTATCCATGGCATCTGATCCACCCATAGCAAAGATATCCACGATGTATCTCTCATCAATACCAAGATCCTGAACCCAGGTTCCTGGACGATACTGATCAATCAGAGCGGTTGCATTGTAGTGGCTGACATGCAGTTTGTCTTGATCATACTTTTCAAGATCCCCGAAGTTAGCAACAGCGAGGAAATCAGTCCTAAGACGAACCACAAAATCGTACTTGAAATTATTTTCTTTCTCATATTCTTGCTTCATCTCCATGACCTGTTTAATGCCATAGAACATTGACAGTTGATGATCCTTAGGATGCATCCGTGGGACAGGGTTCAACTTCTCATGGGCAATATTCCAGACATCTGAATACATATCCCTGAACTTATCGTCTGTCTGCTTTTCATAGACGACTTTCTTTGGATTCCAGTTCTTCTCAATCCACTTCTTCATACTCTTGTCAGGCCAACACCCTTGCTGTGGAGCATCAGGTCTGAATGGTTTACCGACAAGATCTTCATCAAACCACAAATGGGCGAAGACATCAACGTTGTCCCCACCCAGTCCAAAAACTTCTTGGTGATTCTTCAAACACTCCTTGTAATTACGAGGGCGTCCAGAATAACATAGTGCAATTCTCATAGCATATAAGGATAATCTGTACAGATTCCGTAAGGAATTTCATTCTTGATATGTGTTTTAAAACTATCTACCATTTCCCAATCAAGCAAGGGAATGATGGTCTTATCATCGAAAGTTTGTTCAAGATCGTGCAACCATACCTTTCCATCTGAAGTATAAGAATATGGATCTCCAGTATGGCAGAAGGATTGAAAGATGTGACAACTTTTTGCTGCCTCTACATTCTTACAATGCAACCAAAGATTGCATTGTCTCTTGAAGATCCATTTCCAAGTTACTTTGTATTGTGGTTCATCGTGTCCCAACCAATACTCACCATCAATTGACCATACATCAATCTCTACATCATAACCATTACCAAGGGCACAATCAATATAACTGGGAGCATTCTCTCTACCAGGGACACGTCCCCGAATGTTGCCTCTATGAGATATGATCTTCATACTTCCTCAATACGCAATGACTTATCTTCAATGAACAGATCGTAAAATGGTTTATCAGTTCGGAGTTCGTGATACTTGCAACCCCAATCAGATAGCTGCTGTGTTGTCAGGTTAGTCCAATCAATCTGCTTTCTACTACCCCTTGCAGTCCAGTAGACGATGGTGTTCCCTTCATCATAGAGTTTGTTGATCTTGTCAATGTTCTCTTGAATTGGTTCTGCCTTAGTGTAGTCATGAGTTACACCAAAGTCAGTTGATGTTTCACGATGGCAAATCGTTTCGTCAATATCAACATAAATTACTTTCATTGATACATTTTTCTCCTTCGTTCTTCACTGGGCGATTTGTCAACCTCATTCACTTCGTCTTCAGATAAGAATCTGGTCTGACCCAGAACCTTTGCACCAATAAAGATTTCTGCAGACTTCTCACACATCATGGTAGATGCAATGCAATCTTTGTGTGAGGTAGATGCTACAATTATACCATGGTTCTGCAGCAGAATCAATTTAGGGAAGTATCCTTCTTCCTCTATGAAAGCACGGACACTCTTTTCGATTTCATTCAACAAAGGCTTACCTGGCATTGCATAGGGGACAACACAGGACTTTGCACCATTCCTAACAACCTGATCAGGAAACAATCGATGCTCAGCAAACGACCAGATTTGCTCAGAGCAAACCACTTGCATGGTCTTAGGTGGATGAGTATGTGCAACAAACTTAATTGCATCAAACTCTCTCAAGATCCATGCATGAAAACCGTTCTCGATGCTTGGTTTGAGTCCAAGGGCATCATAAGGTACACCACTCAACTTACATGCGACAAGATCTTTCTTTTCAAGTGTGTCAAGAGATGTTCCACTTGCCTTTACATAATAACAAGACTGAAACTCGTCAACAAATTTGGCAGACACGTTGCCTTCACCACAAATGGCATAGGGTCCTAACGTGTGTGCCAACTCTAAGATTGAATCCATGTATCCAAAAATTTAGATAGTTTATTTAGATCGACTTGCCAGGGAGAGTTAAGTCCACCAGAGACAGAAAGAGCACTATCACCATCGATAGTTTCTGCTTGGTGATCAACAAACTCAGTGTAATCAAAATCAATCATGTCAGTATGCTCCATGGAGAATCTGAATCGATAATTGACATCAAAGAACGTAGGGCTGTTGATTGACAATACTCTGGTTTCGGGAGGAGAGAAAATGACATTACACATTCCTCCACCGATTGGTCCGGCAATGTACTTTGCGTTCCTAAACATACCAATCTTTTCACTCATTGTCAAGTTCTCACAGAACACTTCTGTGAACCCGTGCATACTAAAGAGTCTTGCTACTTGATCTTCATTAACGCACCGACGACGTTCAGTATAGTTTGTTCCAATGTTAGATGTGTCGTTGTGCAACCAGGTGCGACGTGAGATGTAAATCTTTTCGGGCCCAACATAGTCACTATTCATGCGATTGAGAATCTCAAACACTCCTTTGTGTGGAGGACAATTAGATAAACCGTTGTGTGTCAATGAAGACCCGATACATACACGGTTATACAACACATTCGTGTCAAGGAAGATCACATCGTCTCTTCCAATGCCAAGCATATTGAGACAATCCCAGACAAAAGGATACAGATCATCCTGTCCCTCTGGTGGACTGACAAGCAGTTTCATTTCAGGATGAATCTTCCTTTCATTGAAGAACACATACAGATAAGGGAGAGTGTCGTATATGAAATGGTAGTAGTTTGCCATGTTATAGACAAAGTAAAACACCGTCGTATCACACACTTTGTCTACGTCTTCAAGTTCCATGTCATATGACATGTCCAGGTTTTCATACACAGTTCCCCTATTGAGAGACATGAACTTCTCTCTCATCGGGAGATAGAGTTTCTTGTCCCGATAGGAATAGAGTAGTGGTAGTGGATAATGCTTTGAATAACCAGTGAACTGTGCTAAGAAAAAGTAAGCAGCTTCAAGGGTTCTTTTGTTTTCGTCTGTTGGAGATATTCTTCTGGTTGGTCCTTGATCCCAATATCTAATTGGTAAAGTAATCTTTTCGGTACTCATAGGGGTGCCAGGTCACGTTGTTAAAGAATTGTTGCCAGTATCTATATGTCATTAGATCGTTAGGTGTGCCCCAACAGATGTAATGATCAACCTCGAAGTTTTTTACTTTGTATCCTAAATCAATAGCAGCATTTAGTAAACTATCAACATAGAATTCACCATTCACTTTCTCGTTCATCTCAAATAATCTTACAAGAGATTCATTATAGACTCTCTTGTCTCTGAAGAACATTGTCCCCGTGATAGCATATTCTTCTATAGGATTCTCACCTGTGAAGTTTTTGACATCAACACTACTTACATTACCTTCGTCATCACAGTTTACCCAAGAGTATGCATTTGGTTGTAGTTGACTTGTATAGTTATTTCTGTAAGTCCAGACGATAGCATCAGCATCACTGTTGACCAGATCTACAAACTTATCTGCATCATACAGGACTCCATTGTCACACGCAGAAAGTAAGATTGAAGTGTCATTGTCAATCTTTTCTACAATCTTTGATGTTGTAATGGACTGGCCTTCTACGGGAGTTTCTTTAAACCATACAACCTCTGGATACTCCTGTAAGGGCATCATACTCATGTGAGATTCAAGAGCACCGAAGATTGTTTTATCAGTCTTAGGTAGACATCTGACTGCCTGATCGACCATGTATTCTCCATTCACCATCAAGAATGGTTTAGGAAGAGAGAATCCATCTTTAGCAAATCTACTACCTGCACCTGCCATAGGAATAGCAGTCACACAGTTAGGAATCTGAACCTCTTTCTGTCCTTTAACTATGTCTTTGTAGTAGTTTGACCATTGAAGATACTTGTCCACATCCAGTGGTGTTCCCCACTGAAGCATATGTGGGACACTAAACACAGTGTTGAAGAGTTCGTCTCTAATCATCAAATTATAGACAAGACTTACATAATATTCTCCGTTGATATTGACATCTTCGTCTATCAGTTGCTGAAAATATTTCTTGACGTAACTACCCTTTTTAAAGTAATAGTTACCTGCAGAGGCAAACTCTTCCATTTTATTATCAGTGAAAGGTTGCTTCTCTCTTATCTCTAAAATTACTCCGTTCTCGTCTGTCCGACAGAATGCATAGTTATCACTACCCAACATGTGGGGATGGAAACCAGTGTAGCAGACTACACTACCATCACATTCAGTCTCATCAACATGTGACTTGAATTCCTCATAGTCCCACTTAATCGAGAAGTCACAGTAGTTCACGATAACTTGTTCGTCATCATTAATATACTCTGTTGCTTGAAGAACACTATGAACTGGACCCAACTTGTGAGTCGCTACAGTTATGATAACGGGATCTTGAACCAGATTATTCAGAACTTCAACGACATTAGTCTCTTGTTCATGTTTGTCATTGATAATGAATACGAATTCACTATCTTCAGGATAGAGATCGACAATGTGTTCTATTACTCTCTTACCATCAATCTCAATTAAGTGCTTTGGTATTGTATATCCAGCATCAGTAAATCTACTACTGAGCCCCGACATGGGAATAACTACTTTCACAAACTCTTACCAGTGTTGATGTATTTATTTGCAATACTGTCAATCACATTAGTAGATGAGTATCCACCAACACGATTAAAGAACCTAACTTCCTTTGCAAACTCACGACCAACCACATCACCATTTCTCCAATCACCACCAACCAAAAGAACATCAGGTCTATAAAGTTGAATCGATTGCTCAAGTTCTTGGCGAGATCCAAAAGGAAGAACAATGTCAATGTACCTGATCGATTCAAGCATTGCCTTACGATATTCAAGGTTATTGATGGGTCTATTAGCACCCTTATCTGCTTTCACTTTCAAGTCAGTGTCCACGCCTACAATCAAACGGTCACCAAGAGACTTGGCAACCTTAAACAGTTCAATGTGTCCTGGGTGTAGGATGTCAAAACATCCATTTGTCCATACTGTAATCATTTCAGATAGTCCTCAACAGTCATGAATTCATAATCATCCCACTCTTCAAGTGCTTTTGTGTATCCTTGATACTTCCCTTTGAGATGTTGTGGAAACTCGACCCACTTGATCTCTCCATTATACTTCTTCTTAACACAATCAGCAACGTGCCAGAAACTAACTGGTTTACTTGTACCAAGATCGTAGATACCAGACTCTTTCTTGTTATTGAGAACGATCTCAACAAGATCATCAACACAAACAAAGTCTCGATAAAAGTTTTTAGATCCAGTGAACAGTTTGATCTCACCAGTTTCTTTCACCTGCTTCGTAAACTTACTCACAGGGCTTGCTTGATCTCCCTTATCACCCTCTCCATCACCATATACATTGAAGTATCTGAATCCTTGAATCAAAGGGAACTTGTCAATGTGGTCCTGAACCCAGTAATCAATCTGAACTTTAGAGATTGCATAGTAGTTCAAAGGATTGATGTCTCTGTTTGAAGAGTTTCCATACACGGATGCAGAAGATGCATACTTGACAGGAATTTGATGCTTGATGCACTTCTCGAACAATTTGACCGTGAGATCTACATTGTAATGATGAATCTTATTAAGATCTTTCTCAATGGTAGAAGACAATGCACCCTGATGAATTACAAGATCAACCTTTTCCCACTCTGAAAACTCATAGACTAACCATTCAATAGTGTCAGAGTCTACAGTGATGACGACATCATCAAGTTCTTTCAGTCTTTCGTGAAAGTTTCTTCCAATAAAACCTTTATACCCAGTTAGAATAATCATACTTCCTCCCACTCATCAAGGTTTAATTCAGTTACAAGTTCTTCAGTTCCTCCCATATTATGTGTGTTGTACAAGGGAACATTAGAGTGTGGATATACATACTCCCACTCCGGTTCACTGAATCCACCCTCTCTTAGAACGTCATTACGGACAGCAATCAGGTCATCTACGTGAGTATAGACTGGTGTATACCCAGCATCATTGAACATTTTCTTATATGCCATAGGAGATGCACCGTACCACTTTGTCCCATTCCAGTCCCAGTTAGGATCATCCTTCAGTCTCCAGCTCTCAGTCGGTTCAAACCTAACGTTGACCTCAACCATTACAACTCGTGGAGAATACTGAGTAAGGATTTCTTTTGTTACCCAGTAATCAAAGGAATCAATGTCCACTGACAGCAAGTCAAACTCATAAGGGACATTATACTTTTTAAAGATACTATTGATGTTGTCCTTTGATACAGTTTCAATCTTCAAATTGATTTCATCATTTGGAGCAACAGGAAACCACTTACCAGACTCAAGTAAAAGTCCTGTCCACCCTTCATTTTCTCTGAAGTAGAGGGTATTACAATCAGCGAATCCATCAATAGCACCAAACTCAACATAATATTTGTTGGTTGTGCCAAGATTATCAAAGGTCCACTTAAGACTTACGTCCTCACCTTTCTGAGATCTACCCAATGGTCTAACGTTTTGAGTCCAATTAGGGTGAACTATAGAGTAATCAAGTCTCATATTACTGCAACTCCTTTTTGTGTTACTACTTTCGATGCACACTGATTGGCAAACTTAATACTCTTCTCAATGTCTTCGGTTTCAATATATTTTACCACTAATCCAGCAATAAAGGTATCCCCTGCTCCAGATAAGTCCTTCACTTCAACCTTTTTAGTGGGATATTTCTTTCCTGCAAACTCACATCCCTTTCCGCCCATGGTATGGATGATCTTTTTCTCTATGTCTGGAGTCAAATATGGTTCAGAATTACGATATTCATAGTCATTGATCTTGATATATCTTGCATCCTTTACCCAAGGCCCAAGAATTTTCTTGGTGTCAATGAAAACATTTGGGTGATTAGCACAAATATACTCAATGTCTTCTTCTGATAAGAATCCCTTATTATAATCAGAGATTACAATCAAGTCATAATCAAAGTCAATGTTTTTGACATCAATCCTGGGTATTGATTGAGTTGTGTCCACACGAAAGAACATATGGTTGCTTTCTTTGTGAACATATCTGGTCTTTGCAATCTCATACCAGTTCGTATTGGTGTTGATGTCGATTGTTTTTCCAGACAAACTCTCAATATTCCTGCGAACATTGCCTGCCATACCAGGATTTTCCCTCTGGTCAACAATATTCAGGACAGGAACAGGTGCTTCAGGACACAACCTATTAGAATCACAGTAGACAAATACGTCTCTGCAAGTCTCACCAATGACTAAGATTTCACTCATGGTCTACCAATGTATGGTTTATAAAACTGCTGAACTTCTTCGGGAGAATGTGGTAAGAATGCTCTGAACAACCAGTTATTCCAACCAGTAAAGTTAGGAGATGTCTTGATAAACAGATTCTCCTTTGGAAGTGCCTTAGCTGCGAGGATACTGCAGAAGGAATCACATCCAGCATAGTATTTACACCCGACAACGTAGTCCTTTACCTCAGTAATAGGAATGTTGACAAGCAGTTTCTGGTTATCAATAGCAAGATCTACCTCATGATCTGAGATAATATACACTGGATATCCAGTCTCTTGTGACAAACCATTCACAAATCTTACATCATCATTAGTGATTTGTGCAATATCACTACGAGGTCTGGTTGATGTTGGATAGTGAAATACAATGTAGTCTTCGTCTACTTTCTTTGCGTGTTTAACAAAGGATGACTCTTGAAATGGTCTTTCGGGATCCTGAAACATACTAACAGCATCAACTGTCTGTAGATTCTGTGCGTTCCATTCATTCTCAATACCGAACAACTTCAATCCAACCTGAAAATTGGGTTGAAAGTCTGGTCTAAAATGCCAAAAAGGGATGGCAACAGGATCAAGTGTTGCCATCGCCTCTCTACCAATCTTCTCATCAATTGTATGTTGAGCAGTCAGATTAGGATATGACGGATTATTCTCCATCAGATCCTTCATTACATATCCAAATCTACACGCCCAGTAGATTTCAGAAATACTTTCCTTCTCCTCTTTTGTGAGGATGGAATCAAGGAAAAACAAGTCCCCGATTCCAAGAGACACATACGTTTTCATCAGTGATACTTCTTATGCTCAACGATCATCACAGGACCTTCACTGTCCTTGGCATATCTATACATCTCCAGAGCCTCTTCAGATGACAGAGGTTCAAGAACAGGGAAGTCAACCATCTCACGGAACACCCGCGTGAAGTTCTGAGAGTGAGTGGGACCAGAATAGAAGAGTCCGCCATCATCAACTACAGTCTTCAAGATGACAGGAACCTTGAACTCGCCGTGAGAGATACGTTCAATCTTATCAATATGGTTACCAATAGCATCAGCAGCAACTAACATAAAGTCGTGCCGTTCAAAGTAAACAACAGGTTTGAATCCTTCAAATGACATGCCAATGGCAAGACCAACCATCAGGTTTTCTGCTACAGGAGTCTCGATCTTCTGATCATCAGGGACATTCTTGAGTGTTCCCATAGCATCACCAGGGAGAAGACTGTATCCAATGAAGATAGCACCCTCTTCACCCAGTTCAGTCATACCTTGAGTGACAGCATCCTTGAACTTCATATCCAGAGGTTCATACACACTGGAGTGTGAATACTGACGCTTAGGAAGCAGAGGGAAGTATTCCTCATCAGTCTTCATAGTCTCCTTCATCACCTTCAGGTCTGCAAAGTTACCTGTACGGATGTGAGGACGAGTCTTGGTGTAGTGATAACGAATCACGCAAGAAGGCCACTCCAAGTCTTCATTGGTTCCCCAACGACGTTCTTTGGGTGCTTCAACTGCCATACAGTCATCTTCAATAATGAAAGTACAGGGAAGATCAAATCCATTCACATAACGGACTGCTTCTGCAAAGTGACCAGTGTCCTCAGTACCATCACCAAGGAAACACCAAACCCTTTGATCAGATCCTTTACGCTTCAATGCCCAAGCAATACCTACTGCGATAGCAACAGGACCACCAATGATGGCAGAAACATAGAAGTTACGCTCACGATCGAACATAAACATACTACGTCCATTGAGAATCTTCTCCTCTACCTCTTCGGGGGGAAGACCGTGAAGAAGTGCGTGATACATGTTTCGGTGAGTTGAGAGAACGTAATCACCCTCATTGATATTGGAAAAGATATCAATCAGTTGTTCCTCATTGCCACCTGGAAGGTGTAGAGCAAAGGGCAAGCGACCAGCATCGTGATGCTCTGCAATTTTATCTACAAAAGAACGAAGGCCGTCAGGCGTCCAATCAGTTCCTCTCATGTATTACACTCCTATTTCAATGATGATTCTACCAGCATTTCCACTTCTAAGCAAGTCAAATGCTTCGTTTACTTGATCTAATTTAAATCTATGGGTCACAAACTGTTTGACATCAAGGATTCCTTCCTGATGCATACGAACATAACGAGGAATATCTTCTGCAGGATTAGTCTTGCCTCCTTGCGTTGCCTTGATGGTTTGACCCATACCACTGAAGAGATTCACCGCATTCATGACCTCTACACCTCGTCCTGGAGCAGGTTGACCAACCAAAATCATACGCCCCTTACCAGATAAATGAGTAATGGCATCACCAATCACTCCAGGAATACCAGTGGTATCAATGATTACATCATACTTATCACCAAGTTCTTTGAGTTCTGCTGCAAAAACTGATGCTCCTGCAGTAAAAACAAGATCCTTTTTGGACTCACTACAGTCAATTGCAACAATAGGGCAAGCACTTTTGAGTGCTGCAGCTTGAATTAGATTAAGTCCTACACCACCACAACCAATAACAGCAACACTCTCACCAAACTTAAGGTCAGCTTCATTATCAATGATACCCATAGCAGTGGTGAGAGCACAACCAAGAATCGCACACAGATCTTCTGGAGTATCTTGCGGAACTGTCGTTACACGGTTCTCAGAGACAATAGAATACTCACTGAGAGTTGTGCATTTACCACTACTGATCCACTTATCACCCAAAAGATACTTAGGGAAAGTAGATTCAATACCAGATCCTGGTCTCCAGTGCATAACAACCTTGTCACCAACCTTGACAGTAGTAACACCAGGTCCAACTTCCTCTACAATTCCACATCCTTCATGACCCATAAGATGAGGCAGGAATTTTTCGTTACCTTTATGTCCACGAATTTCATGTAATTGTGCTCCACACAGACCGCTAACAAGAACCCTCACAAGAACTTGACCCACTTCAAGTTCACTCAGACCAACCTCTCTAATAGCAAGAGGATCATTAATTTTTTCTAATAATGCTGCTTTCATACTGTTTTTGCGAAAATACAAGTCAAGATATTTGATTCTTCTTTGTTGTTCTTACGAATAGTGTCCTCAATATTGCTTCCAGATAGCAGAATGTATCCCATTCTGTACATAAATTTCACCAAAGATCCATGATTGAAGTGCCATAGATGCTCATTTGGTCTCCGATGCTTCCAATTTTCAAACCATTCATCATCAGGATAGTGACACTCAGGAACAGAAATACAAATATAAGAGCATTTCAAGTCTTTTACAAATTCAATATCTTCAAAGTGTTCAAGAGAATCAAAGAAGGTGATCACCTCATAAAATTTATCCTTGAAGTCAGAAACTTGCGTACATCCCTCAGGAATAGGATATGTGGAGATATCATACCCATAACATTTGGGAATAATATTCTCACAGACCTTCAAAAATGACCCATCACCGTAGCCCACATCAAGAATACTTTCAGGAACTCCACCAATAGATCCAATAATATTCCCCAAACGAAGATACCCCATGTAAGTAGGAAGTTCTCCATACTTTACATAGCGGGTATTTACGTATTCTTTGTCATATCCGATGTGGTTTTTATCTACTTGGTAGACAACGCCATCAACATTCTTAGAATAATTGTCAAGCATTTCTGTATTCAGTAACTTTGTTAAAGATGTCAATCACATCCTTATATTGTCTCTCATCTTTGGGATAATAAAAGATTTTGGCATCTGTGTCAATCACATCCAAGATAAAACACATTGCTGTTGGTTGAGTATGAATCTCTTTAGCATTTTCCCAGACTTTAATCCAGTCAAACAGAGAGAATCCCTCATAGATTTTGTTCTCCACGACAGGATAATCATAAGATTTCTCTGCCATTGAACTTGTTTTACGCAAATCTGTGTTGGTAATATCATTTACATACACATATTCGCTGTCATCCTTGAGTCCAAGGACGTTGTAATACAGTTCATCCTCTCTTTCTTTGTTCCGATCAAACTTAAAATACTTTCCCCAGTCAGTGTGGTCCATGCCAACCAGACCAAACTTTGATGACATGATTCTGGTTGGATCAGTGTTAAAAGTTCGATCTGCAGTGGATGCATCAATGTAGATAAAGTCATCTGTCTCTGCAAAACCAGCAAAGTCAAACAATCTACCACCCTGACCATTCAACCAGTCAGATAATTTACACCAACTAATGCCAGAAATGTACTTAGAGATCCAAATAATATCATCGCGTAAAGGCCAGATGACTTCATGACCCTTATCGCGATAGATACTTGCTACTTTTTGGAGAAAAAATACATCACCAACACCTGCTGGTTGCTTAATAATGCAGGGTTTCATGTCACTCAATGTATGCTGCCAGGACGTAATCTTGTTCGCGGTCGATAGACTTATAGTAAGTCAGAGTATAATCAGGATTGATAGATTTTAGTTTTGCTTCCAATTGTGCAACTCTACCTCTGAAATAAACAGGAATATCATCAATAATAATAGTGTGATCTTTGATATCATTCTCTGCAATCAGATCAAGTTCATCAAAAGTAGGAACTCCACCACCCTCACCATGGGCATCCAACCAGAAACAGGACTTCTTATCCACCTGTTTCATCATTTCAGAGAAGCAATCATCAGAGTCACCAAGCCACAAACTGACATTATCATTCTCACTGAACTTCTCCATGCAGTGATTGTAGCGAGGTTCCATCATTTCACAACTCAGTGCCTCTTCAAATCCAAGGTCAAGTGCGAACTGAACACTACCACCCATGTGAGTCCCAGTCTCTACAAAATACTTACAATCCTTACCAATTCCAAGGTCACGAAACAGATAATAGCATACAGGTTTGCCTTCTTTTACGGCAGTATCGAAAAGTTCTACGCTCATGCGAAATAAGTCTCCCAAATAAAGTCTTCTAAGATTTCCATTTTCTTGGTTTTTTCCAAGTTTTCTTTGATAGCATCCATTTTACTGTAGTAAATCTCATCTGATACGTCAAATTCTTCGCTCAGATCGATGATACCATCCTTGTTAAAGTGATCTCCAATGTTGGGAGCACCATAATAAACAGGAATAGTTCCTGTTGCAAAGCAGTCTAAAAGTTTTTCAGTGAAGTAAGTTTCATATGATGCGTTCTCGATTGCAATGGAGAACATATAATCACAAAGACCTTCTTCCTTCCTCAGAATCTCTGTTTCAAATCCACGACCATAAAAATCTACATGGTCTTTCAAACGTTCTACCCATTCAAGACGATTTCTGTGTCCTTGACACATATTTTTGTTCGATGCAATCATCGAAATCATCTTGGTCTTATCATAAATCTTAGGTTCTTGAATCCAAGTTCCTTGAGCAGGAACCCATTTGAACTTTTCAGGATCAATGTTAATCAGTTCTTGATTGTGGGTGAAGATAAGATCATATGTGTCAAGCATTCTCTGCTGACCACCACCTTTCACAAAGTCAGTGATCTGAGGAAGAATAGCAGCTGACTCAAGAATCCAGGCATACTTAGGTCCAGACCTTTCATCATCAAATCCAAGACCGATGGCAGAGTCAACATAGAACGTGCCATCACCACCTTCATCTACCCACTCTGTAAACTTAGATTCCTTTCCCCAGACAGAGCATCTGGGAGCATCAGAATAGTTAAATGTATTTCCGACTAAATTAAACTTATGCTTGACCATCAATTTGTCCCTTAATCCAATTATATGTGATACGAATACCCTCTTCCAGGGTCTGAGAATAATCCCATCCAAGTTCTTCGCGGATTAGATCATTATTAGAGTTGCGTCCACGAACACCAAGAGGACCATCAATATGAATCTTCTGAACCTCTTTACCACCAACACGAGCAGCAGTCTCTACCAATTCGTTGATGGTAACCATCTCTTCAGAACCAATGTTCACAGGACCCATAAAGTCACTGTCCATCAGTCTCCTGGTTGCTTCAATGCATTCATCGATATACAGGAAGGATCTTGTCTGTTCTCCATCACCCCACACTTCAATAGCACCACCCTCTGTTGGGAGGTAAGCGACTTTGCGGCAGATTGCAGCTGGTGCTTTTTCTCTTCCACCTTCCCAGGTTCCTTCTGGTCCGAAGATATTGTGGTAGCGAGCAATCCTAACAGGAATGCCGTGATTCCGATTATAAGCGAGATACAACCGCTCGCTGAAGAGTTTTTCCCACCCGTATTCGGAGTCTGGTGCTGCGGGGTATGCGTCATTTTCTCTCAATCCAGGATTGTTTGTTTCTTCCTGAGCATACTCTGGGTACATACAGGCAGAACCAGAGTAGAAAATCTTAGTAGGTTGTTCCAAAGCAGGACGATTTGCTTCAGTCCACTCTTTACGATCACCATCAAAGGTCTCGTTGAACTTACGAACCTCTTCAAGAACGTTCAGGTTGATAGTGCAGGAGTTATGCATAATCTCTGCATCATTCTCACCTGTGAAAACGAAACCTGCACCACCCATATCAGCAGCAAACTGATAGATCTCGTCGAAGGGACGAATGAGACCGTAAGGAACATTGGCAAAGAAGTTGCCTGTGTATCCTTTGAACTGAATGACACGGCGAACGAATTCTACGTCGCGCAGGTCACCCTGAACAAACTCATGTGCTTGAGTTGATGAAAATTCTGGATACTTAAGATCGACCCCACGCACCCAGTAACCTTCTGCGCGGAGTCGCTTAACCATATGTGACCCAATAAATCCACCTGCACCAAGCACCAGTGCAGTCTTCTTATACTCAGACATAAACGAATGATGTTGTCATAGTATGTATGATACTACAACCAGCGTTCATTTGCAAGTGTCCAACGGGTAACTTCAGAAATTCTTTCACGGACTGACTTGGCAGGAACCCAACCAAGTTCTTTCATCTTGTCACCGTCCAGAGCATATCTGAGATCGTGTCCAGGACGAGAAGAGTGGAAGTCAACCATCTCATACTTCAGTTCCTTACCTTGAGACTCTGCAATGATCTGAGCAAGTTCAAGGTTGTTCAGTTCTTCTGCACCCACAATATTGAACTTAGGACACTTAGCATTACCCCAAGTAGGTTCAAACCCACCCTCATGGTTCACAAGAAACAGGATAGCAGATGCAACGTCCTCAGCGTGAATATAGTGCCGAGATCCAGGAACAGTCTTTGTAGAGTCACTGTGAATGGTCACAGACTCTCCGTTGCGAACCTTACGGATACACATAGGGATGAACTTCTCAGGGTGCTGACGCTCACCAAACACATTCATTGTGTGAGTGATGTAGATAGGCAGACCATAGGTGTTCTCATATGCCACGGCCAACTCCTCTCCACCTGCCTTAGAAGCACTGTAAGGATTAGTAGAGTTGTATCGATCATTCTCCTTATACTTGATCCCATCAGGAGCAGGACCGAAGACTTCATCAGTGCTGAAGTAAATGAACCGTTCAAGGTTTTCTTTCTGAGTTCTGGCAAAGTCAAGAATATTACACGTTCCAACAACGTTATCCATCACAAACTCAAGTGGATACTCAATACTACGATCCACATGAGATCCAGCAGCCAAGTGAAGAATGTAGTCAACGTTTCCAATCTCTCTGCAGACCATTGGATTCAGTTCTGCTTTCAGATCATGATGCACGACCCTGACTCGTTTTCGTACCTCAGGATCAAACGATAGCATCAAATCGTGGAGACGGTTCAGATTACCACTGTAGTCCAGTCGATCAAGAGTGATGACTTCCCAATCTGTGGTCTCAAGAATCTGCCCAATCAAATGGTGAGCGATGAATCCAGCACCACCAGTAATAAGAACTCTTTTCATATTTCTAATTGATTACATCTATATTATACAAAAAAAGGAGAGTCTTGACAACTCTCCTTCTTCAGGTCTTTCATGCACGCCACTTGCTCTTTGTCCTGAAGCAAGAAACAGAGCGGGAGTTACCCATCCGCACCACTTGCTTTTAGGATAAGCAAGAAACCTATTAGTTCCAGAGTTTGTTGATCTTATCTTCAATCTCCAAGAACCTTGCATCAACTTCTTGTTGTGCTTTATCGCTTGCTTCAAGTGCCGCTACTTTTGCTTCAAGTGCTTGAAGTCTTCCTTCAACTTCAACATCATATTTTGACATTGCCGCTCCACTTGCAGACTTTGCTGCGCTTCCTTTTGCTGCCATTTTACTAAGAATAAACTCTGGAAATATTTAGTTTTAAGAGGGTCTAATGACTCCACCAGTTCTGTTATAGTCCGTCCGTGACTTGGGGGTATCCCGACCAGGGCTCTTTTAACGACTTACCGAGTCGCGAATGTAGCAAGGAACCCGCTCAGGGTCCAACCACTTCGTGTATTCAAAGTCCTCCATAACAGTCAGAAGTTGCATCTGGTTGTCAAGGAGATACATGTCAGAGTAACGCTTGGTATACTCATGTGCTTTTTGAATACGAAAGTCTGGCATACCATTGGTTTCCAATGTGCCACACTCAACATAACGATAGGGAAAACGCTCTAAGAGAATCTTCACACTGCCTCCACGGTTTCAAGATCGATAGCGACCTGTTCCATCAGAATATCATAGTCATCAAGAGGATCGCCAGAGAAGACGACACCATTGTTTTCGTAGAAACGACGGACCTTTTTGAGAAGTTTCGGATTCTTCACATCCAGGAAGAAGTCACCATTTACAGCACCACGAAGAGTTTGAATGTCTTTCTTGAATTTGTCTGTGAGAGTCATTGTCTTGAATGTTGACCTTAGTATTATAAGGGTTTGACAGTTCTGTGTCAAGACTGTCAATAGAGGATGTGAGGATCGAACTCACCTTAGGCAAATTATGAGTTTGCTGCATTCACCAGATTGCTAATCCTCCAAGGTAGGACTGCTGGGAGTTGAACCCAGGTCACACCGTTATAAGCAGTGGGCCTTAACCGTTAGGCGACAGTCCCTCAGGATCCTTCTTCGTGTTCTGTGTATAAGCGTATGAGTTCATCATCCGCTGGAACCATCACTGCTCTTTCTCCCTTATCATTCTCTACACCAATTGTCTCCCCATTCTCCACTCTCTCCATGAGAGCCTCCCAGTTCTCCTGCCAATATTCCACAGAAAAAAATTGCATCTTGCCATTATGTATAAGCAATCGGGGTGATAGGATTTGAACCTACGGCCACTCGCTCCCAAAGCGAGTGCTCTACCAAACTGAGCTACACCCCGTAGTGGTAGTTCCTGTCGCCGCTAACCCTGAACTACCAAGGGGGTTACCGCAGCCTACGCTCGACCTACTAATGATAGCACACCATGCGAATAAAACGCAAGGAGGATACCGCCGAGGATGGCACTTATAACTGTAGCAGTTTTATTGTGTTTGTCAATTGCTTTGTCGATCATTTCCTGACACTGTTTCTCAGTGATGTAGTGTTCAGGTTTGATCTCATCCATCCTGTGAGACATTTGGTAAATTACTCATCGGGTCCGGTTGCCCACTTACTATAGCACAAGCTCGCTTGTAAAAGTAGTTTTCTGTTGTGCCGTTTTCCTCAAATTTCTCTTTGATGATTTGCCAGTTTGCCAGTTCGTCTGGATGCATGATGGTAGAAAGATTGCCTACACACTATCTATTGTATCAGGTTGTTACAAAAACATTAAATATGAGGAAATTATAACGGAAGAGGTGGGATTTGAACCCACGGAGAACTTGCACCCTCGCTGGTTTTCAAGACCAGTGCCATAAACCACTCGACCACTCTTCCCTATTTGACTTCAAAGTCCAGTCTACGAACTTTGCGTCTACGTCTTTCCTCTTGGTAGAGGAGTTCTTCTCTTGAGAAATGACTGTCAATCTTTCTCTCAACATTATTAGATACCATAACAACTTTATCCAAGTCATTGGCACCAACTTTATTGTCCACAACACTCATTTGGTTGGGACATCCACAGAACTGAATCTTATTACTGGATATCAGTTCTGTTCCACATTCTTTGCAGCGTACAGTAATCATTGGTCATGGTCCTCCAGGATGGGGAATGCTTGCTGACGGGATCGAACCGCCGACCGCCTCGGTGTAAACGAGATGCTCTACCTCTGAGCTAAGCAAGCATGACTCCCCAGGTAGGATTTGAACCTACGACCAGACGATTAACAGTCGTCGGCTCTGCCGCTGAGCTACTGAGGAATGGCACTACACTTATCTGTATGCTATGTGGGCGCTACACCCAGTATACTGACAGTTTGTAATGGAGTAAGACGCAGATCCTCCGCGAATATCCAAAGGGGGTTGATTCCAAATTAATGGCACCTTTGGCGGGAACGTCTCAAGTTCCTCAGAGCGGGTGACGGGGATCGAACCCGTGACAAGAGCTTGGAAGGCTCGCATGTTACCGCTACACCACACCCGCAAGGCGACCCAGGTAGGACTCGAACCTACGACCGACTGCTTAGAAGGCAGTTGCTCTATCCAACTGAGCTACTGAGTCAAATAAAATCAACCGCGTTCCGTGCCGTCGTTCATGTAATCAACAAAGTCATTATAATCGTCTTCGTTGATTTCGTCAAGAGTTACAATTTCGAGTTCATCCTTATTATCAATGTCCAACCATTCATGAAATTCATCAATGACTGCCAGTTGATCGTAAACTCCTTCGACTCCTTTTTTATTGAGTACATCAAGTCTTTCCATTGCCCAATCTCTAACATGAACAACAATATCTTCAGTCTCCATCATAGTAATCTTTTCTGAAGTATCTGCTGAGGATGTTGCTATTGTAGTATGCAGGTCCTCCTGTGTCAAGGGATTCTGTGAGAACTCCGTGGATGAAGAGTTGTCTTGTTTCTTCAAAGTTTGTTTTGCCAGCTGTTTTATGTAAACTGAGGATAGTTCTACTAAAATTTTGTCGCCCCAGTCGCTCAATGTCTTCTTTAAGTTCTGGACAAGACCCATAATACTTTTTCCAATCAGATTCCTTTTTTACTCGTCGTTTTTTTCCCGGAGGTTTTCGATGAGACCAAAAATACTTTCTCCCAATGTACTGTCTACCGTTGGTGAGATTGGTAATGTTATAAACAAAACCATAGTTGTCCCCAACATCATCACTATTAAAGGGACGTTCCAGGTACATCCATGGGTTTTCATAATCTATACTCATCAAGAATATCAAATACCTTGTTCAGGTATTTATGAGCAAGTCCTCTTGCTTCATGACCATACTGTTCTTCTTCCCAGTATAGTTCGTTCTTCAGTCTTTCTAACTTTGTTTTAAACTCTACAAGAGTTATTTGGTTACGTGGCATGAGGGGAAGTTAACTTCCCCTATTTAAGCAAAAATCAGAGTTGGAAACCACTAAATGTGTCTTTCTTAACATCTTGCTTGATACCACCAACAACATAGGACTCAACCTCAGTCTCCTGTGGCGCGACCTGCAGACCCTTAGAAGAGATCCAGTGCTGCGTCCAGGGCAGAGGGTTAGCAGATGCAGCAATGTCATACTGAGGTTTCAGACCGATTGCCTTCAGACGACGGTTAGCAACCCACTCAACATACTGCTGCAAGAGTTTGTCATTAAGACCGATCATCGATCCATCCTTGAACAGGTAGTCCGCCCAACGCTTTTCTTCGTTGACAGCATTATCAAATGCTTTGTAAGTCCACTCCTCTTCTTCCTTCATGATCTGCTTCATTTCAGGATCATCACCCTGAGCCCATTTGTTCAGAATGTTTTGGGTGATGGCGAGGTGTTGGTTTTCATCTCTCGCAATAAGGGAGATGATCTTGGCAGAACCTTCCATGAGTTTAAGTTCACCAAAAGCAAAACTGCAAGCAAAAGAAACATAAAAACGTATTCCTTCCAGGATGTTGACGTTTGCGACTGCTCTGTAGAGTTTTCTTTTGACATCTTTAATTTCCCATTGCGAAGATGGAGATTGACGGAAATCTTCCTGCCACATATTCCCAGTGCCCCATTGCTGAGCACTACGAATAAAGTCATCATAAGATGCTGTGACGCTGCTGGCACGTTCCAGAATGCGGTCATCAGTGACAATCTTATCAAAGACCTCAGAGGGGTCCGAATAGACGTTCTTGATGATGTAGGTGTATGAGCGACTATGGATCATCTCCATGAATCCCCAGACCTCCATACATGCTTCTAACTCAGGTAAGCTGCAGTAAGGAATAAAAGCCATCCCAGGACCACGCCCTTGAATGGAGTCAAGCATAATCTGGTACTTGAGGTTAGAGGTATAGATATGCTTTTGTTCTGGACGAAGTGTTTGATAATCCCCACGGTCTTTCTGTAGTGAAACCTCCTCTGGTCGCCAAAAGTATCCAAGTTGTTGTGTAGTCAGTTTATCAAAAACTGGATACTTATATGAATCATACCTCTGGACTCCCAGAGGTTTACCGAAGAACATCGGTTGCTTTTTAGTATTCACTTGTTCAGTGTTAAAGACTGTCATGCCTTCAACTTCTTTTTTCACGGTATTCTCCACTGATGAAACCTTAAACTGCACAGGATTCACACTCTCCCTCCTCGGCTTGTTCTAATTCGTTTAGGATATTATGTAATTCGGACTTCTCTTCTTCTACCTCATCACTCTTCATGTCATGAGTATTCTGATAGTAAGAGGTTTTCCATCCGTACTTATATGTAGTCAAAAAGTCTTGTGCCATGGTGGACACTGGGACTTCATTGTCGGGATAGTTCTCTGGATTGTAACTCCAGTTACCAGAAATTGCTTGATCAAAGAACTTTTGCATCACAGCAACAACATTAATGTAACCACGATTGGACTCCATATCCCAAAGAAGCGTATAATTGTTCTTAAGAGATCCATATTGAGGGACAATCTGCTTGAGTGGTCCCTTCTTGCTCTTCTTAATGGACAGGTAGTCGCGAGGTGGTTCGATTCCGTTTGTGGCATTTGACACAACGGAACTGCTCTCCGATGGCATCTGTGCGGACAATGTGCTGTGTCGCAATCCGTGCTCCAAGATAGATGCTCTAAGAGACTCCCAATCATGTGCTAATCCCTCTGTGGTGATCTCATCTACATCCTTCTTGTATGTATCAATGGGTAGGATACCGTCAGAATACTTGGTGCGACCAAAGTCAGCACACCATCCTTTCTCTTTAGCGATTTGGTTGGAGGACTTTAACAAGTAATACTGGAATGATTCGGACAGTCCATGAACAGCATCCCATGCTTCCTGAGAGTCATACTTATAACCCAGTTTAGCAAGATAATGTGCCAGACCAATGAATCCGATTCCAAGCGATCTACGTGCCTTTGTAGCGCGTTCTGCTGCCTTTACAGGGTACTCCTGATAGTCAATCAGTTCTTCCAGTCCACGAACAGAAAGATCACAAAGTTCTTCAAGTTCTTCATCAGACCTAACCTTACCAACATTGATAGCAGAAAGAATACACAGAGCAATCTCTGCACCCTCATCATCAATGTGCTGAAGAGGATATGTAGGAAGAGTGATTTCCTGACACAGGTTGCTCATCTCAACCTTATCTTTAAAGGAGGAGTGAGAGTTACAATGGTCGATGTTCATCAGATAGATACGACCGGTCTCTGCACGTTCCTTCAGGAGGTTAAGAATGAGTTCTTGAGCACGGACAGTCTTTCTTGGAATAGACTGATCTGATTCATAGTCCACATAGCGAGCGTCAAATGCATCAGTACCAAAAGCATCATACAGACCTGGTACGTCATGCGGTGAGAATAGGCTAATCTCTCCATCCGCAATGAAACGTTCGTAGAAAAGTTTTGAAATCTGGATGGAGTAGTCAAGTTTCCTTACCCTATTATCTTCTGTACCTTTGTTGTTCTTCAGGACAATGATGTCTTCGATTTCTTGGTGCCAGATTGGGAAGTGGACAGTTGCGCTTCCACCTCTGATGCCATTTTGTGTACAGCATCTGACAGTTGATTCAAACTTTTTAAGGAAAGGGACAACACCTGTATGTTGAACTTCTCCGCCTCGGATCTTACTGTTGATGCCACGGATTCTGCCTGCGTTGATACCGATGCCCGCCCTTTGTGCAACATATCTGCCGATAGCCATATCAGAACTAAAGATGCTATCGAGGGTGTCATCAACATCAACAAGAACACAGCTCGCAAATTGTCTAAGTGGAGTTCGCACTCCTGCCATGATAGGTGTGGGAATGTTGATTCTGTGTTTGGAGATTGCATCGTAGTACCTCTTGACGTAAGAAAGGCGTGTTTCTTTTGGATATTCTCTAAAGATCGTCAAAGCAATCATCATATACATGAACTGCGGAGTTTCATAAACTCCACCACCACTACGATCTTGAACCAAATACTTGTCTACAACCTGACGAAGACCGGCATAGGTAAACAAAAAGTCACGATTGTGGTCAATGTACGAGTTGACCTTCTCAATCTCTTCTTTTGAGTATTTAGTGTAGATGTCAGAATCGTAAACTTCCTTTCCAACACAATCATTGATGTGCGTTTCAAGGTGAGGAAGTTCTCTCATCTTCCCATAGAGACTCTTTCGCAGAGAGAAGAGAAGAAGTCTTGCTGCTACAAATTGATAGTTGGGATGATCAAGGTCAATCAAATCAGAAGCAGCCTTGATCAAGATCTCCTGAATCTCAGCAGTCGTAATCCCATCATAAAACTGGATACCAGACTTCATCTCAACTTGACTTGCAGAGACGCCTGCAAGACCCTGACATGCCTCCTCAACCATCAAATGCATCTTTTCAAGGTCAAGAGGTTCAATTCTACCGTCTCTCTTTTTTACCTTCGTTCCGTTGCTCATATTTTCTTCCAGGTGGTAAATTTAAGTTTTGCTTCTAATCCAGAATAAGTATTTGATTCTATCACGGACTGCACATCCAGTCCAGACATTACCATATCATTTATATCTTTATCATCTATGCTCTCAGGCCAGATGACTACAGAGTGATTTGCATCAATTGTCTTGGCGATACGGTTGGTGATTTCTCGATTGCGCGGTTCGTTATCGTAGATATAGACAGGATTGCTAATCCCCCAACGACCAACATCAGCATCAGCTCCGCACATAGCAATCGCGTTGCGAATGAACGTGCTGTCGAAAGGTCCTTCTGTAACGTAGACTGGAGCATCTCTTCTGATGTTATCCAATCCATAGATTTTTGGTGCGTCATCGTCAAGCATCACGGTAATGTATTTAACCTTGCTCGGGCCTATAGATCTTCCCTGGAACCCAATTAGATTCTTTTTGTAATAAAGGGGAATGATGATTCGTTCTTCATCATGATCTTCACTGTCAAAAGTTGGTTTGAGACTATTGGCAAACTTCTTAAAGTGTTCAGCATAATAAAAATCTTCTGGATTGAGTTTTCTTGCTGTAAGGTATCCAGCAGGTCTGGGATCTTCAGATGCCTTAGGAAGTTTTAGTTTCTTTTTGAACTTGGGTGCTTCAAACTTAAACTCAGGTTCTTCGACAACAAAGTTTCTTCCTCCAGAATATCCATCCTTAAACTTCTCCATAGTGTACTGCTTATGCAAAGCAGGGTCAACATGCTTCAAAAAGTTATTGAACGACATCGAAGCGCCACAGTTGTGGCACTTAAAGTTAGTATTTACCTTGACAGCATAGAGATATCCTCGTGTTTTACTCTTGTTCTTCTTTGAGTCCCCACAGATAGGGCAACGAAAATTGTAAAGGTTATTCTTTACTCTCTTAAACTTCTCAAGTCTTGATGAAATGAGTCCAATAAATTTGGAATCAACGTGATCCATGCACAAAGGCAACTACTGGTTGCATTATAGCACTATCAGCAGAAGATAACAAGGGTCTTACCAATTTAATTGCCTGTGGATTGGATAACGCTACAATTGCTCCCAATGCTCCGAGACCAATCCAAAGTTTCCGTTCCAGTAATGATAATCGTTTAGTAACGCTGTCATGATCGAAGTCCATTTTATCACGGAGTTTGTCGATCTTATCAAACAGCACTGAGTCGATCTCTTCTTGCTTCGTAATTCTTTCCTCATGAACGGCCAACATTCGTGACACGTTATTATTTACCTCAGCAAGTTTTTCAATTGCAGAGTCTAATTTGGTGACAATTGATTCAAAGTTCTGAAGTCTCTCCTCTAAGACTGCGACTTTAATTTGCTCAGCCATCTTAGGGTTTCCACGTTTTTCTTACACCCTTCATGTAGATATATTTTTTCTTCTTTCTTACTGGAGGATCATCCCCCGCCTCTACTGTACCAGCAATCTGACCACCACCTACATTATTGGTAGGAGCAGCAGTTGCCTCCTCACGAAGACGAATCAAACTGATTAGTTTTTCAAGATTCCTCTTTTCCATTGTAGATCTTATAGAGTTCTGACAGACAATAGATGTCTACTTGAATATCATGAATGTAAGTCTTTGGATACTCAGGTAACTTACCTAAGAAGATAATAAAAGTTTTCATCGATGACCATAGGTCATCTTCTATCTTGAAGAACAACATGGGTGTTGTTGCTTCACCAAAGATATTATAAAGAATAATAAAATGATTCAAGAGAAGATGAGTCTTAAGTTGACCCGTATTTTTATATCGTTTGAGTAAACGTTTTATATACTTGAAGTGATTGAGATCACGTTCAAAGTCTTCTCTTGTAACAGCCTGGGGATTTTGATAATTTTTAATAGCAAATAAAAGAAAATTATCTTCATTCAGTTCATTGAAAATCATGTATCACATATTAATTATTTCTGATCAGGGAAAGCAGGGATGTTGCCGGTTGCGATACCAGACATTGCAACAAGAATTTCCTTCTTGACTCTGAGATTACCCTCGTTATCATTGTAAGTTGTAATTCCAACCCAACCAGAACCAGTCTCATATTGAGTGGTTACTGCTGCTTCAGATCCAGTCTTACCGATACCATAGACAAAGACATCTCCGTCACCACTAACTGCAGTCTTCTGACTAAATGCAGAGTCCCAAGTGGTAAACTTAGGTGCTTGGTTTACGGTAAATGTGGTGCCACCAATTCCACCACCAGTCAGACCTGCAGTAGATCCAATGGTAAGTTGGGTAGTGCTTGCAACACCAACGATAACAGCAGCACCAAAATAAGTGGTTCCTGCGCCAGGAGTTGCATCTCTATATCCAAAGTGGATAATATCGCCTTCGTTTGCGTATCCAGTAGTACCAAATGTCGTACCAGTTCCAGTAACAATCAGGGTATCATAATCTAAAGCTACCGTGCCTCCAGATTGAACCAACAGATTGTCATTATTGCCCCAGAGTGCCATGTCTTAACTCTCGATAAATTTATTTGCTATAAGATATTTATAAAATTATTCACCCTCACGAGTTCTGATTGCCTTGGTTACGACCTCTAAAAGTTGGTCGTCCATATCAGTTTTCGTGAGTTTAACTGCCTTGCCAAGAATGACTAAGCAGATATCAATTAGTTTTTCCCCAAGTTCTTCGTTTTCGGGGATTTTAGCAACTGCATCAGTGATTACTTTTGATGCTAAGGGAAGAAGAAATGAAAGCATGATGACCTCAGTAGATTATATTCTATATATTCTCCAAAAACTCTTTAAGAGTTTTTCCCTTAGATTCGTTGATATCTCCTGATTTGTCCCCTTTATGTAGGTTCTTATACAGATGCTTATGTAGAGGTTTTGCCCTCTTCATAATTTTATCTCTTTGAGAAAAATCTTTCTCTTCTTTTAACTTTCCACTACGAGGATCCAGTTCTCTACCCATTGAATCAAAAGCACGTTTAGGGAGCATCTTTTTCAGTTGCTTCTCATATTTTGCCTTCCGTTCATCCTTCTTCCTCTGCTCCTCACCACCATAATATGCTTCTTTTGCCACCTTCTTATTAGGAAGACCCTTATGCTTGGTTGATGCAAAATCTTTTACATCACTCTTTTTCATATCAGCAGCTGCCTTAGCAGTTTCAGGGGTAGTCGGTGCCATCTCACCCTTTTGGATGGCACGAACTATCCCAAAAAATTTCTGCTGTGCTTTAGATACTGCAGGCATCAGTCACCTCTATAACGGGAACCAGGACGAGGACCAGTTGCATCAGTCATTTTCTGAGCATCTGTTCTGGTATCTTTCTTAGGTGTTACCTTTGGAATACCAGCAACTGCTTTCTTGTTAAGTGCTTTCTTCTCTTCAGGAGATTTTCTATTATACTCCTTGGAAATTCTCATCTGGTCATCTACACTTAACTCTTCGCCCACTGCTTTAGCGGGCGCTTCAGACTTTTTTGCTTGTGCTAAATCTTGCTTCCTTCTTTGAGCGATCATCTGGTCGATTCTTGCCTTTTGCTTCTGCAGTCTGATCTCTTTGTCAGACATTGCTGCCTGTTCCTTCATGTGATCAGCAGCCTTGTAACGCTTATCACCTGCTTTGAATCTCTGATAAGCAGGGGTATTTCCTTTCTTATCAGCATTGGTAACAACCATGCGGGTGTCTTTTGGTTCTTCCTTCTTAGCAGGAGTTCCACCATATACTGCTTCATCAACCTCAGTTGCTTCAATCAGTTCACCGCCCATTGCTTGAATTGCTTCACCCAACTTAGGGTTGATTTTGATAGTGTTGCTTACTTTCTTTTCCTTAATTGGTTTGTCGCTGATTTCATCAGTCATAACCTCAGAGAGATCATTTCTCCAGGAAGAATATGCTTCCTTCATAGACTTCTTATACTGAGGATGATCATCCATCTTCATACCACGCTTTTTCTCAAGACGTGCCTTACGCTCTTCGGTTCCCTTCTCAGGATCAAGATCACGAACACCTTCAGTCATTTTTTTCTTAGTTGATGCCATCGCTGCTGCAATTGCTTTACGACGCTTCATCAGATACTTGTCCGAAGAATCTTTCTTACCGTCGTTATTGACATCACCATCTTCTTGACCTACAGGATCAAGTCCTTCTTTCTTCAGGTTTGCCTTACGATACTCAAGATCTGCGCGAGTACCCTTGTCCATCTTACCCTGGGACTTGGGCTTGGTCTTACCACCTACATCAGGTTGCATACCAGGGTTTGCTGCCTTGACTCTGCGACCATGGGTGTATTCTGCACCACTCATCTTGGAGTCACCAGACACCATCTTACCACCTTGGGAGCGGGAGTCAGCATACTGCTTTGCAGTCTGACCGTGCTTACCAGCGTAGACTTCCTCTACTTCCTGTTTATCGTATACTGCTTCATATCCATCAGTACATGCCTTGATAGCATCCCAACCACTCTTCTCAACAGACTCAAAGTGAGGATTCTTCATTTGAGGGCCCTTGGCAAGTTCTTTACGTGCCTTCTCATTATTAGCTTGACGCTTTTTCATATCTGGTTCCAGATATGTATCGTCTTTTTTCTTCTCAACAACCTGTTGAACATAGACCTTTGAAATATCATTCAAAGGATTCTTGCCAATACCATTAGACATGTCGATCCTACTTAGTCTTTTTCTTATACTTATTTATGAAATTATGAATATTAAATGTGCCAGTGCTTCTCATTGCATACTTTCTGAGAGCATCAGTTCCGACTTCTCTCTGACTTGCAGGAACACCTGATGGTCCAGGATAGTTTACAACTGCTTCGTTAACATCACGGATCCAGGACTTGAACATATAATCTTCTTCAGTCACACAGATCAAGTGATTGGTTCCTCTACGAATAATCTTACCGATCAATCCAGTGTGCAAACTTTCTACAATGTCACCAATACGATAGATCAAACCATTTACATACTGATTGCGAAGTCCTTTGGGATCGCACTTAGGTGCAATCTCCCACATCTCTGCAACTTCTTTCTTTTTCTTGATACCCATTCCTTGGCGGACTGCATCAAACAGTGCCTGAGTATCACCATCATCCAGTTCTTTTGGAGTTCCTTTACGGAACGATTCAAAGTCACCATCAACAACAGCCTTTCTCATCTTGGATGCTGACATACCCTCAACACCTTCAGCATCTGCATCTCTTACACCAGCAGAGATTACACGAATCAACTCGAAGTCATAAAGTTCACCGTTGTATTTCTGTGCAAGGTTCTCAAATTCTGCTTGACGATCTGATCCTACAACAATATTGACACTACGATAACCCTGCTCATCTGCCAAAGTGAGAACATTGAAGATAGATCTCATCTCATCATCATTGACGATGTTATCTTCAAAGTCAGGGAACATCTTCTTCATAAAAGAGATCTTCATATCAGGATCAAGAGGATTCTTCTTAGGATCCTGTGAACGTGAAGGATAGATCTTCAGGTCTTCACCTTGTGCTGCTTTTCTTGCAGCAGAAAGAAGTTTACCATGACCAACAGTAGGAGGATTGAAACGACCAAATGCAACGGTCAGAGTTTCTGTAGACTCTCCAGAAGTCTGTTCACCCTCACCTGCTTCTGCTTTCTTTGCACCAGTCTCTTGAGGTGCAGGTTTCTTAGGTTCTGCCTTAGGTTCTGCTTGTGATGTTTTCTGTTGTGCAGATTTTTCATCCTCTGCCTTTGCTTGCTTCTTATCAACAAACTTTAACTTACCACCTTCAGTGGTCGCCACAAAATTTCCACGAGTATCCAACCAACCACCGTGGCCGTCACTCTTAAGATTCAATTTTTTCGCCTGCATCGATGCCTGCGATTGTGCTTCACTCAGGAACTGAAAGAAACTTTTCATTGATATTAGTCTTTCCTTATACTATATTTATCAAATTCCAGTATCACCGTCTTTAATCATCTTTTTGAACTCTGGAGTTATACCTGCGAAGAACTGTGGGAAAGCTGCAAAGTCTCCTTTGTATCTAAGTTCGATTTCAAGAATAGGAGTATCTCCTTTTGATAAAGTAAAGAAAACTTTTGCTGCATTTTTAGATAAAGTTTTTTGTTTATCTAAAACCATTTTTGTTTCTTCCTTTGAAAGATTTGCCATAGCAATCATAATACTATGGATATCCAATACATTTGCTGATCCAACATTTGGAGATAAATCTTTATCAACCGTTCCCACACCTTCAGTCAAATAAAAACCAAATTCATAATCATCCCAAGTATCAAGAGTATCCAACAATCCTGTCTTTAAAACTCTTGTTAACAAAACATCAGCCAGATTTTCTTTGACATCATCTTGATTCATTATATCAAGAAAACCTTGATATAATGGATTTAACTTACCAACACTTTGCAATTTTTTATTTACAAAATCCCTAAAACTTACTTGAGATGGTTCGCTACCAGTTTTTTTAATAAGTCCATTTTTATCTGCCAGTTCAGATTCAGATTTTAAATTGATCAATGGAATCTTTTGAGTTTTACCACCACCTTTATTTCTAATAACTTTCATATTCCATAATGTTTTTGCATCAGCAATATTATTTGGGTTCAATGAAGATATGCTTTTAGGTCCATCAGCAACAGCAAATCTCTCTAATGGTCCACCAGGTCCACACGCTTCTTTAATGACTTCTGCAAAAAATTTAATTCTGTGGTCATTTAACTTCTCTCTTGTTGATGCAAAGTTAGGTCCTTCTATATACGCAGAAAATGCGTTATTGATAAGTGTTGGACTTGCAGAGTTTGCTTTTGGTTTTTTCTTCAACGAAATACCAACAAAATCATTACCATTTAATTTTAAAATAACATCTGAAGAATTATAATCTGCCATTCCAAATGCCTTTACCTTAAAAGGTTCAACATCTGGATGCCACTGATTACCTGTCAGATATACTTTTGAGGGAACTTTATCTTTTCTAAGTTTTGTTCTTGTCCCCAATACAGCAGAAATAGACGCCGCAAGATCACCATATATGTCTTGTGGTTTTTTGGATGACGTTTCCAAATCAATAATCCTTATCATTCCGTTTTTGGTTGCATTACCAGCAGCATCTAATACTTTGTTGCTCTTTAAGTTTTCGAGAGCAACAAAATACAACTCTTTAAATTTACCTACATCATTTTTTGCTGCGTTCAAATCAGCAGTGGAAACAAATGATAATCCAGCATATAATCCTTCTGACGGTTCAAATGCCATTTACCTAATACTTTCTAAGTATTTAGAATGGAGTTATGGGGACTCGAACCCCAAACCTCCTGCGTGCAAAGCAGGCGCTCTACCAGTTGAGCTATAACCCCGTGAACCCCGAAGGGTCAGTGATCGTGATCTTCAGGAAGATTTACTTCAATCTGCTCATCCAGTTGTCGAATGAACTCACGAATAGTTGATGTTCTTGCTGATGGAAATTCGTAACTATCTTGTTTGGTATATTGAAACAGAGCAGCACGAATCAATGCAGCATCGTGGATATTTAGTTTTACATCGATGTTAATGTCGCAACTCACAGGTCTTCCTCCTTACGATAGTGCTTTAGAAAGTTCTGCATTAATAGTTAATGCTACATCTGAAGGGACATTAGTATATTCTGATTTGAAGTTACCGTCCTGAATAATAATCACAGCACATCCTTCTTTAATTTTAGTTTCTTTTTCTTCAATCATAGATACACTTTCTGGAACTCCATCACCATCTTCAAACCAAGAAAGTTTTCCAACAGACTTTTCTGGAAAAATTTTAGGAAGACTATCTCTCCAATCATCCCACTCAGTAGAAAGTTTACGCTTATTAAAGCGTGTTGAAATCATATCAACGATTTTGTTTAACTCATCATCATCAAAGAGAAAAGAAAAATGATTTCTCACAATTTCCTTAATTCCTCTTAAACAACTGCTATTTGGATTCCTGGCAACTTGATCGGAAAGTGCTCTACGAACGATTCTCCTCCAAGACTTATTGAACTCCTCATCAAAAGATGGATACTTTTGTCTAAGTTGATCAACTGTTACTGCTATCTTTTTCTTATTTAATGTAGGCATTACAGATCTCCTTCCGCACGGTTTTCAGAATGATGAACGTCGAACTCTCCACCAGGATAACGTGCTTTGAGTTTGTCAACGTTCATCTCGATGACTTCATCAAAGGTGGTGTCAAGTGCCATACATGCCTGAGCAAGATACCAGCAGATATCACCAAGTTCACGTTTCATGTGGAAGATATTCTCTTCATTGTAAGGTTTGCCTTGCAAGAAGATCTTCTTCACAACTTCAGTGAACTCACCAGACTCAGCACACAGACCAAGTGCAGCAGTCATCAGTTGAGTAACATTGCAGTCATTGACTTCAAGTTCACTCAGACGTGCAGCACAAACAGGCCAGTCAAGACTGGGAGCACTGGTTACTTCTTTGACAAACTCAAGGTATTTTTCGGTGTCAACTTTAGTCATGTAAATTGGTAATGAATGGAATGGTCTTGGATTCAGTAAGTTGTTGGATAGGAATTTTCTGTCCACCAACTTCGATGTGTTCTACGTCTTTCTCAACAACAACGATGTCGTGAGTGGGAAGTTGTTTACCAGGAGAAACATCAACGATATCACCTGGAAGGGGATTGAACGTAAAGTAGTGCCCATCCCAGTATTTGTTTCTGGAATGCATAAGATTGACTGCATCTCTCTCGATACCACAGTCAGCGATCTTTTTACCGTCTGGATCGAAGACCGAATAGTAACCGTTCAAAACTTGAATCCCTCAAATGATTTCTTTGGTTTTTCATCTTCATAAGTATACTCTTCTTCCTTACCCTTGTCAAGAATGTCATCTTGTGCTGACTGCTCACAATCATACAGACGCATCTTGGCACGATCAATACCCACAACAAATCGTTTGAAGATGGATAGATCATTGTATCTATTCTTCAACTGCTTCACCATAATTTGTCCCAACTCCTCAAGCTCATCTGTAGAAATAAGGGCAAACATAAGATCAGCAGTAGCAGGGAGACCAAAGGACTCAGAAGTGTCAGTAAGCTCAACGTCAGAGCTACCATAACCAGAACGAGTGGTCTGCGTGGCAGAAACGATAGGGACGTTTGCTTCGCAAGCCAATCCTCTAAGTTCCTCTGCAATAGACTTAATAGTCGTATATGAATTGACATTGCTACCAGCGCGATATCGCGAGGAAGCACATATATTAAGGTAATCAACGAAAATAATATCAGGTCTAAATGATTTCTTAAGTGCAAGTTCATTAAGAAGTGACCTAAAGTGTCCACTGTGTGCGCTTGCGGTAGGATACTCTTTAATTATAAGGGTGCCCTGAGTTTTTTGTGCAAGGTTTGTCACCTTACTCTCAAACATCTGTTTGGGAAGTTCTCCTATCTCCTGAATAGGGACATTGAGGAGATTAGCATCAATTCGCTCTGCAATCTTTTCCTCAGCCATTTCAAGCGTGATGTATAATACGTTTTTCCCTCCCAAGAGTGCGGCAGACGCAACATGGCACATAAACAAACTTTTGCCGACACCAGTGCCAGCAAGAGCAATGTTAAGCGTTTTATTCGGGAGACCACCTTTCGTAATCTTGTTGAAATACTCAAGGTCGAATTCGATCTTGTCTTCCTTTTTGTGGTACGATTCATAACGTTCCTCATAATCAGTCAGATAATCGTGTCCAATGTGATTGTCAAAGGATACTGCCAGAGCATCAGATAGGATACTTGGAATGGCACCTCTATCTTTCTCAGAGTCCTTTCCATCAGCAAGCGCAATGGATTCCATCAGTGCCAAATAAATGGCACGGTCACGGCACCACTTCTCAGTAGTGTCTACCAACCAATCAAGGTCAGTAGGAACATCCTCAAGATAACTAATCATCTTAGTAATCTCTTGGAAAGAAGTGTCGTTGATGTCTTGACGTTTCTCTACTTCAATGCAGAGAACTTCTTTTGTTGATAGTTCATTATACTGATCGACAAAGTTTTTTACCTCTTCAAATACAATCTTCTGATGAGGATCCTCAAAGTAATCTGCCTTGATAAAAGGAATTACCTTACGAAGATACTCTTCATTGTAGAGAAGATTTCTTAGAATTAGGATCTCAACTTTGTCCATGTGGTATATCAAAAACGAATGTTATACGAGTCTCATCACCGACATTAACGGTGCCATGAGGTAATTTATTATTGAACCAGAGAAGAGTTCCTGGTTCTACTATCACACTTTCTTTACCACAGAAATACTGATACCGACCAAGGATAGATAAATGATATCTATTCCTGGTCTGGTAGTAAGTGCCTTCATCAATATGGGCTCCGACAATCTCATCTACAGGAAGTGAAAGAAATCCGCACCTGTGAATCTCTGCATTCTTAAACTGTTTGCGTATGATCTTTCTGATCTCGCTGTGATGAGAATATGCTGGAGTCTTGATATTGATCTCCGAGTCCCCAACAAAGTCTTCCTTATTACGGACTCCTCCCATTATAAGTTGAAGAGCACTAACTGGCAAGTCTGCAAACCCCCTATCAACTAAGGACTGGGAGTCCTTCAGATTCTTCTGATGGTCCCAGTCCTGAGGATACTTCTTCAGTTGTTGTACTACTTTGTCAACGTTGATTCCAGTTTTTAGAATCTTGATCATGATCCGTAACTAAACTCCTCCTTGGCAATCTCATCCAGTTTCTCCATCACTTCAGGAGTAAAGTATTGTTCGGGGTCTTTGTAGATTGCCTTAGCATAGACTTTCTTTCCGTCAATTTCATATCGACCTGCGACATTCTTCCAAAGTCCACCGAGTTCACCGAGTTCAAGAAGACCATAATATCGATCAAGACCACGCTCATCGTAATAAAGACGCACCGTAACATCTTTGTTCTCCTTACTTAGACGCGACTTGTGAGTCTTAGCCTTGATAAGGTTTCCGATAACAGTCGTTCCATCCTTTTCCTTTTTCTTGCTGAGATAAATGATCGAAGACGCGGCATACTTGAGGCCGCTGCCTCCTCCCATTTCTTTAGTAGGGACATAAGCTCCGATGACATCGTAGGTATGATTGGTTACAATCATTGGAATGTTTGCTTGACCCAACTTCAGAGTTAGCATTCTGAAAGCACCTTTGACCAGTTGGGATTTGGTCATATCACGAACTTGCTTATCGTTCAGTGCGTCAGTGATCTCCTTTTCAGTGGAAAGCATTCCTAAGGAGTCTAACACAAACATGCACGGTTTGCGTTCATCTACAGGTTTTTTTAAGTATATATCTACTGCCTTCAATGCTTTGCTACGAAACTCTTCAATTGTAACAACATTGACAACTACCAAGCGTTCTAAGTCAATACCCCGACTTGCGATAAGAGTCTTGTTAACAGCGGCTTCAGTGTCAAAATATAGACAATAACCATCAGGGTTAGCATCAAGGAAGTTCTTGACGACAGCAAGACTGAAGAAAGTTTTTCCAGTAGAAGACTCGCCAGCAATGGCAGTAATCTTATTCCCAGATACACCACCAAATATAGACCCTGAAACAAGTCCGTTAAAAATGTACGAACCCGTATCCACAAATTGTTCAGTGTCGTCAATGTCTCTTGCGAGTTTGGTGTAGTCATCTCCAATCTCTTTTACAATCTCTTTTAAAAAATCCATTAAATCACAAATCCAAATTCTTCACGGGCAATTTTCTTATAAGGTCCGCCTGGGTTAGCATCGCGAATCTCTTTAATTTTATTCATCTTTTGATAAAGTGCTGCATCACCACCCAGTCTCAATGCACTGACAATGGTAGCAAGTTCTTTATCGTTGATAGGCAATTCCATTAGGAGAAAAATAGTTCCAGGTTTACAGTTTTTTCGACATTCCAACCAATTGCGTCAAGGATCGCTTTCAGTGGTTCGACAAAGGACTTCTCAAATTGTAAGTCATAATCAATGTACTTGTCAAGATTCAGTTCCTTCGGAAACTCTTGAATAAACGAGATCACATTCTCATGCAAAATGTTTGGTTTCTTCAGATAACAGAACTTGATCTTCTCACCATTCTTGATGAGTGAATATTTATTATCAAGTTTGTTCTTCTTGATATAGTGATTGAACAAAAGTGCGCCACGGCAATGAATAGGAGTTCCTTTGACGTAGATGTCAGAGGACGATTTATACTTCACAACATCAGAAACAGAACGGGGGAATGAAATCTGTTCTGGTGGCAGTGCCTTGAACTCTGCACGACTCTTGTCGATGAACTCAATAACATCCTCTTCAGTGCCACTCATCATCAACTTCAAGGCATCCTTAATCATCTTCCTACAGGGTGCAGGAGTGGATGACTTGACAGCCTCGATACCCATCATCTTGAGTTTAGGGTCTTCATAACGAACACCCTCACTGTCCCACACGTTGAGAATATATCGCTTCTTCGCAGTCCAGATACCACGGTCAGCAATATTCTCACGCTTCATTTGCATTTTCTGGTCGTATGCCGAGACATATGTCGCCAGATTTTGATAGCAGTTATCGATATACGGTTCAAACTTTTCTTCGCAGATCTTGTTAAGTAAGGAAACAATTGCTGCTTTGTCGCCAGACTTATTAGCAAAAAATTTATCAACAAGAGGTCCAAGATTAAGATAAATTGAATCTGTGTCAGATGCAATTACGTAATCCTCTTCGGTTGTTTGTAACAGTTTATTTAGATAGTCATTCATTTTACTCTCAATCCAACGGATAGAGACTTGACCAGAAAGCGTAATCGCCTCCGCATTGGCCAGTTTATAGTACCTAAAATACTGATTACCGATAGCACCATAAGCAGAGTTGAGTGAGATCTTCTTAGCCATCTGGATATTGTTACAGCGAGCGATCTCTTTCTCCAGTGCTTTAGTAGGAGTCTTTTCATAATCTTTCTTTGCCTGAATCATCTTCTTTTTGAAGATCACACGATCACCATACATCTTGTCCATGAGTTCTGGTAAGAACCCACGAACATCCTTACGGTACATAGCACCATTAGCACACACCGCATTATCCTTATAAAGTTCAAAATTTATCTCTTCATCAAGAATTCGATCAACTGTGGCTGTTGGGTGCCTTTCCTCCAGTAGGGTCTCTGGCGAAATATTGTACTGCATAATAAGGTGAGGGTATAGACTATTAAGGTCAAAGCTGACCACCCAATCATACTTTCCCGGAATCGGTTCCTTGACGTATGCTCCTGCGTACTTTTCATTTTTAGATGCCTTGATCTTCGGCGGAATAACAATGTCACGTTTCTTCAGATAATTGTAGATAATATTGTCCCACATCCTTACCTGGTAGAAGACATCATTATAGTTTACTTTAGCATCATATGCCATAGTAAGTGCAAGTTCAATCAACTTCATCTTATCTTCCAGTCGGTCAACAAGTTCTACGTCAACGATGTTGTACTCGATGAACTTCTGCCACCCATTGGTATAGAAATCTTTAAAGGTATCAAACTCACTGTGGTCAAGTTTTTTCTGACCAAGTTCTACCTCAGCTATGTAATCCAGACGATAAGACTCTTGTGCCTTGTAGGTAAACTTCTTATACAGATCAAGATAATCAAGTTGAGTCAATCCACCAACATCAAAGGTGATCTGCTTTCTACCTTGAATATAGATCTCACCTTCAGTCACAAGACCCCAGTTGGAAAAACGCTTCATCAACTTCTCTCCAAGCACCCTGTTGAGGCGCTTACAAATGTATGGGATATCGAACAGTTGAATGTTCCAACCAGTCACCACGTCAGGAACATCCTGCATCCAGTAATTGATGAAATCACTGAGCAGTTGATGTTCTGTTGAGCAGTAACGATAGGTTACGTTCTTCTGTTTGTTGACAAAAGGTTTCACACCCCAAGTAATAATCTCCTTAGTGGTGTAATCCTGAATTGTGATTGCAAGAATCTCTTCCGATGCAGATTCTACATCAGGAAATCCTTTCTCTGCAGTGGTCTCAATATCAAGAGTTACCAGTTTGATCTGACTGATGTCAAACTTAATCTCATCCTCAGGATACTTTTCAGAAATGTATTGATAGATATAACGATCATTGCCGTAGATTTCAAATCCATCGACTTCATCATATTTCTTATAGAATTCACGGCAATCACGAACGCTACCAGGTTTAATTGGTTCTACTGACTCTCCACTTAATGTCTTGTATTTGGAATCTTTCTTAGACTTAACAAAAAGGGTAGGAAGAAACTCATCACGATGTTCATATCTCTTACCATTGTCAACTCCACGAACCAAAACCTGGTTCCCAATCAGTTGGACATTAGTGTAGAAGCGCATTAAATAAGACCTTTGTAACTATCAAGAATTTGCATTGTGGGTTCTGAAAGAGTAAGAATCTTGTCAGAACTCATCATAAAAGCATCGTCAGATGAAAACCCCTCTAACCAGCGGCGCAAGAACAGTTTACCATCTTCTTGCAGAACTACCTCATAGGGTTTGGTCAGTTTGCAATCTGGTTCACCAATATCAGCACCGACTTGTTCAACCTGCGAGATTAACTTTAGGTTGTTCGTCAGAACTATCAGTTTGATTATCTTTTCTTGCTCCGTCTTTTCCATGGTTTACAATATCAGTAATGTACATTTCTTTTAGTTTGATCACAGGGTCAACCATAGTGATAACCCAGTCAGCTACCACAGGGATAGTCTCCTCTGCTGAAAGAGGCATCCAGGGAAATAGAGAGACTTCATACCCTGCTTTTTTGTTAGGACCCTCAGACTGCTCCTTGAGCAACTCAGGATAGCGCATCTTCACAATACAAGGTTTATTTAGAAAATATCCCACAACTCGACGATCTTCATCTTCACCCACAGTCATCTCAGAGATGTCTGCAATAATGTCTTCACCAGACTTCAAGAGCAATAATTTAATGGTCATTGTTAGTCTTTACCTCCAAGTATTATATCAAGAAAAAAGAGGGGCGTCAACTGGATTTTGCCAGTTGCCCCTCGCGGCGACGATATTCAATTATATTTAGAACCAATCTTTCCTTTGGTGTGCTTCAGGAACAACCTTACCAAGGACAACTGTCAGGAGCCCATCCTCAAATTCAACTGATCTAACTTCCGTATCTTCTGCCAGTGTCCAAGTTCTGGTGAATGATCGTTGAGCCACTCCTCTATGGATGTACTCTTTTCCTGACTCTCCATCTTCTCGTTGTCCTTCGACAAAGAGTTTTCCGTCTTGTGTGTAGACATTTACTTGTTTCTTTTTAAATCCTGCGAGTGCTAACTCAAGCCTGGATTCTACGTTGCTGACCTGAATTAGATTATAGGGGGGATAATTCGTCGTCGTTTCGTGTAGTGTAAACAGACGATCGAAGTATTCATCCATACCTATGCTGTTCTTATTTATACGATCAAGCAATTGATCGATATTTGCAGCATTATACTTCATGAGGTTTCCCATTTTACTTCTCCTTTGTAAGCGAGATTTGATTGTGTGGACCCGTTCGGCATCCAATACTAATTATATCACAAAGCATAAAAAAGGGGGTGTGGTTAACCCCCCTTTTAGTAGCGTATATTCCGTATGTAGCGTGTCGCGCACGAAAGAGCGACGATTTATTTATGCTTCTTCTGTGGTCTTACCTTTCTTTCCAATATTATATTTTTGCTCAAGAATCCATTCGCCCTTGTCTTTGTAAGCAAGAACTTTAATCTGGTTCAGTGGAGCAATATCAGAAACTGAGTCTTCCTTGACTACTGAAATGAGTCCCCAGTCGGCAAGCAGACGTGTGATGCGGTTACGTCTCTGTACGTCGTTCACAGTGAGATTAGCGTGCTTCCCGTCAAGGGCAAACAGTTCCTTAAAGTGAACGATAAAATATCTACCTTGCTTGTGCAAGATGTGACACGATTGATAGAGTTTCTTCTCCTTACGGGATGCAACTCCAATTCTGGTTAGCGTTTCTCTGACTTTCAGAAAATCATCAGGTTCATTCAAAAGAACCTCCACCATCTGATCTTGAGACCAATCAACCGTAGGTTCTACAGTATTAGTCATTTCTGTCCTCCAATGTCAAGTCGTTGTTTAATAAAGTTAATCTGTTCTTTAGTCAGGATTTTCAGAGCTTGAGATGCTTTTTCATTACTATATCCATAGTATTGTTTGACGCTTTCCAGGTCCGTGACTTTATCCTTTCGGAGCCAGGGAGAAAATCTCTTCTTTTTCCTCAGACTATTTAGATAAAAAGAATATTGCATATCTTTATCAAGAAAGTTATACCTATTCATTTCGTTAGCAAACATGACACAATCAAGGTGCCCAGACAGACAACGATTAATAATATATGGAGGGTAAGAGCTAATGTTCTCACTTAGATCCTCTTTGTTGAAGTTGATTGAATTTAACCAGTCTTTGAGTTCCATTATCTAATAATCTCCAAATCTACACCAGATTTCCAAATCTCAAGTTCAGTTCTCAGTCGATCTTGATCTTGGAGTTTCTCATATCTCTTGGTTGCTTTCTTCTTCCACCAAGTGATTGCCTCATCCATTGAGTGCTCAAACTTACCGAAGTAATATCTCTTCTTCTCAGTTAGAGACTTAGCATGTTCAATGCAGTTATTGAACTCCTTTAGTTTCTCTTCATCCTTCAAAGAATTACGGATGATAGAAATCATCTTGGTCTGAATCTTTAGTTTCTTGGACGACTTGTCTGCGGAGATCAGACGCTCACCACCATTTCGCTCATTAAACCACCAGAAGAAGTCCCTAAACTCGTCGTCATGGAAGAGGGGCAGGAAGTTACTCTCTGTGTCCCCTATGTGCCTCAGAAAGGGTTTGAGACCGTCATACATCGATACCCCCTTGGTGGTGCCATAGAGGGAGGTAGTTTCAAAGTATTTAAGGTCTGTGCCATACTTCTCATCAAACTGCTGCTTGAGTTCCTTGGAACACGCTAAGAGGGCAAGAAGTTTTCCGCCCAGGTAATTGAACCCGAAAGGTTGAGTAGGAACAATGTTAAAGCCCATAACGAAGTGAGCATTAATATCAGAAAGAGGTAGAACCTCACCAAAGTAATCATTGCGTGGTTTACTATTGATGGTCGGAGATCCAAAACGAACAACACCAATTACTTTGTTGGTGTTTGTTTCTGTCACAATCCACTTATGTGTTCTGCCAGGAATTGCTTCTTCAATGGCATTGGACGCTGTAAGATTCAACGTCTCAGAGTACAACCACTGATTGTATCTTGAGGTGGTTTTGGGATTAGTATCAACAACGTGAACCTCAAAGTTCATATCATTTGGATGCATTCCAAATGCATCAAAAAATTCACAGTCTGCACCGAAAAGAGATCCAGACCTTTCATTGATACGATCTTTCTTGACGAATCTCAGATAATCATCAATACGGTTGAACTGGATATAGTAATCAATAAATTTATTAGCAGCATAAACTGCGTCACTTTCACTCAGTATCATCAATAAAATTTAGGAGTATTTGGGTCATCTGTGCGGAGGAGAATTCCATCGACCCTTTGAAGTAATTCTTGTATGCCACTATACATATAGCGATATCCAGTACCAACATAGAGTTGACCCAAGACAACAGACACTGTAGCAGTGCCCCAGAAGATGTAGTACCATCTGGATTTTACTTGTGCTCTAATTTTACTTTTCATTGGTTTAACTTGTCAATGTACTGATAGATCAAACTCCACCCAAATTCAAAGGTGTCTCCCCTTTCGTCACGAAGATAAAAAGGAATGTTGGGGTGCATTCTTTTTGCACGATAGAAGTGACTGATTACATTGTAGTCGTCATCAACACAACGTTCATGTTCCAGTTGTTCTTCCGTCATTTGAACTCACACTCCACCATGATTTCAGTAAGGCAGGCAAGCATATTTATTTCTTGATCCGCCACGAATGCCATCTGATACTGATACTTAGCAAGAGTAAGCACAGCAGCAGGAATACTACTCGGAGCCATGGAATCATAACAAGCATCGTAAATACGACGCAGAAGTAGATTAGTATCGTTGTCCAGGTTATTGACGATCCATTTACGTACTTCGGGAAAATCTTTCTCTTTAAGTTTCTTAACCAGGTCATTTACTTTTACATCACTAAAGGTTGCAAGAATGCCGGTGTCAATCTTACCACTTGAGGAGTAACGCTGACATTCGTTAAGAACACGTCGCCAATCGGGGAAGTGTTTGTTGATCAGTTCTACCAGGACCTTGTTATCATATTCAACACCTTCTGTACCCAAGATTTCTTGAAGTCGCTTGAAGAAGAGGGCGGCAAGTTGGGGTTTGCTTTTGGAATTGGTGGAAAAATCAATACAGGCGCATCGGGAGTGGAGGGGCTCGATGATTTTGTTTTTGAAGTTGCAGGTGAAGATGAATCTGCAGTTGCCACTAAACTCCTCAGTAAACGCCCGTAGGAGGAGTTGAACATCGTTGGTTGTGTTATCTGCCTCATCAATGATGATGACTTTGTGTTTACCAGTTGCTTGAAGCGAGACGGTCGAAGCGAAGTTTTTCGCAGTGTTTCGGACAGTATCCAGGAATCGTCCTTCATCGGATCCATTGATGACATAAACATCTACCCCCAGTTCATTGCATAGTGCTTTTGCTACAGTAGTCTTGCCACATCCTGCAGGGCCGGCAAGCAGCATGTTTGGGATCTCACCTTTATGTAGGAAGTCTTGGAAAGTCTTCTTAATATTAGTTGGTAAAATACATTCTTCAATAGTTTTGGGTCGATACTTTTCAACCCAGAGAAAATCATCACGCATAATCATTCCAAAGGACGAACAAATTCATTAGACACAATATCAGTTGCCTTCAATTGCTCTTTCATATATTCTACACCACATTCTGGTGTAGCGGTATCCCCACAGGTGAATACATCACATACTGCCATACCCTTCTCAGGCCACGTATGGATGCTGATATGGGACTCAGCAAGCATAGCAATAGAAGTAACACCCTGAGGATCAAACTTATGAACAGCAAGGTTCAGAAGTGTAGACTTACATTCTTTTGTTGCTCTATACAAAAGCATCCGAATGAACTCTTTATCGTCAAGGAGTTCAAACGGACAACCCTTAAGGGTAAAAAGGATGTGTTTCATGATTTAGAATCTTCAGTTTTTTTCTTTAACCATTCACGAAATTTTTTCTTTCCTGCTTCCACAGCAGTCCATGGAGCATAAAGTGGATAAGGATAATCTTTCTTTTTCATCAGTCAAAATTGGAGTTCAATATGACTCTATTGTTATGATGTGCAGGAACATGACCAGTGTGAATATAGTGCCCATCAAAGATTAGCAGTCTATTCGCTTTAGGTTCAATTTCTTTTTGCACTGTCAACTTACTTTCATCAATTTCAGTAGATCCCTCAAACCTCTCATTGAAAATGACAGTATTACCATCAGAATCATTCAAATAAAAAATGGTGGCGACGTGAGGATGTGGACTATCCACATGAGGATCACACCTCATACCACCGGGAGTATAAACTGTCATATCCAGTCTTGATCTAAGGACATTCTGACATCTAATACCAGTCTTCATCTTAACCAAGAGATCGGTTAGAAGACCTGCACTATAAGTGTCAAGAAATTCATTAGTATTTTGAACAATATGACAGTTGAATCCATGCTTCCCAAGACCACTTCTTCCAAATACACCATCAGTAATATTTGCTTGATAGTACCAGGCCTGATTCCAACTCAGAACATGATTTTGAATCAAATCAAAATAGTCTTGGGGAGCAAAGTTATCAACAACTTCGATCATGCTGCAACAAACGTAGAGTCTGGTTCCAGAGCGATGAAGTAAGTCAGGTCATGGTTCTTAGAAGTAAAACGAGAGAGAAGTTTCTGAGAGACAACCACATCGTAAGTTCCAGGAAGAACTTTGATATTCTCTACTTTGAAGTTGAAAGAGAACTCAGAATTAGTTTCGCCAACAACGATGGCAAAGTCATTAGAGGTGTCATTCTTCTTGTCACGGACAACCAGTTTGACGACACCATTCTCACCAACGGCAGACAGGTCAGGCAGTTGATAGACAGCAGCTGCTTTCAGCAGTTTGTCCAGTTGTTCAGTGCTCACTTCAAAACACACATCTTCAGAGGGAAGAGTGATCTCTTTGTCAGGAGGAGTAACAATGACATTGGGATCAGCAAAGAAATACTTAGAACGCATCTTGCCTTCACGGATCACAACGTAACCATCATTGCCAAAGTCAAGTTCAGGTTTTTGATGCAAACTCAGACCATTGAGAAACTGATTGAGATCATAGACACCAAAGTCTTTAGCAAACTCTTCAGTAATGGTTGCCTCTGCAAGAATATTCTTCATCACACTAATGGTGCGAAGTTTGTTACCCTCTTTGAAAAGGATAGATTGGTTGATAGAAGAGAAGTTCTTCAGGACAGAGATAGTTTTATCAGACAGTTTCATAGGATTACGAATTTTCATCACTGAGGGTAGGTTTCACGCTTTGCGTTCTTGTCATTGAAATACATCAGAAGCACAGCATAGTGCAGAATCTTCATAATGTCGCGTCGGGCCGTGCCTTTCTTATCATAACGAGAGGCATACTTGAGAATGTTGGATCGGCAGAATGCCTCACCATCACCACAAGCTTCAATCAGATCCAAAGTTTGAATCTTGTCATCACCAGCAGAGTAATGTTGATTATACGTGCCAGTGATATAATCTTGCAGTTCTTTGAGGATTTCATCCTCGTTATATTTGTATCGATTAGGGTCTTTGTTCATATCAAGGTTGAAAGTAATGTGATCATCACCCATAGCACCAGGCAGATGTGATCCCAGGTTAATAGTACCGGTATCCATATTCAATTCATCGTATAGAAAGGACCAAGAGTTTGCCATAATTATATCAGGATTGCATCTCCTCGTCAATGGGCATCACAAAGTCAGCATCAACTTTGTCATACAGTTCAAGAAATGCTTGCTTGGTTTCATCATCAAAACGATTGACGCAGACCTGAATTGCTTTTGCTTTGTCGTTGAAGATGCTGTATGCCTTCACAATGTGAACCAGACGGCGAGTAGAGATGATCTCCTCAATACCACCATCATAGAAAGTCTTGCGGATGATGTCTGCCCAATCAGAGAGACGCTTGCAGAACTCAGCATCATCACAGATCTTGTTCAGGATCTTCTGTTCGGTAGCAGCAGTGGGATACTCCTGCTCAAAGGTCACTGGGAATCGCTCAAGGAAGGCTTCGTTGAGCACGTTAGTTCCAATGAATCGCCCATCATCTGAACCTTTACCTTTAGTGTTTGCGGTTGCGATGACGTTGAAACCTGCACTGGGTCGGACAAACTGTCCAATTTTTTTAAGGAAGACTCCATTTCCTTCAAGAATGCTCTGGAGACAGAGAATTTTATTAGAGGCGAGGTCAATCTCGTCAAGGAGCAGGATAGCTCCTCGCTGGAGTGCTTCAATGACTGGGCCATTGTGCCAGACGGTTGCACCATCAACAAGGCGGAAACCGCCAATAAGATCATCTTCATCGGTTTCAATAGTAATGTTTACACGGATGAGTTCTCGTCCGAGTTGGGCGCACGCTTGTTCGACAGAAAACGTTTTACCATTGCCCGAGAGACCCGTGATAAACGTAGGGTAGAAGATACCGGACTTAATAATTTTTTTAACGTCACTGAAATTACCAAAGCTGACGAAGGAATCATCTTTCTGTGGAATGAGGTTTTGTTCGATTGCAGGAAGTGCAGCAGGTGCCTGATAAGTCTGTTCCAGTTTTTCAGTAACAGTCAGGTTCCACTTACCACGACCAACTTTGTAGTCAGTCAGTTTGTTAGTAATAGTCTGATAGTTGAAGTCATTCATCTGACAGTATGCCTTGACCTCAGCAGAAGTCACAGACTCGCCATAGGATTCACGAAGACATTCGATGATGCTTTCTTTGGACAGACCCATTTGCTTTGTTTGAACTGAAGTCATTATAGTACAGGAAAGGGGGGCACGGACCCCCCTGTGGTCACTTATTGTACTGTCCATATTTGTATCTCATTGCCTGGAGTAACCATGCTTGAGATAAAGATTTAGGACCATTCTCAAGGATCTCAATAACCTTAGGATCCTTCTCCGATGCTTTTGCTATTTCTTTCCAGTCTCTTTTCTTTGTCATGCGACCAGAGAAATAAATTCGCCAAGAACTTTCTTATTTAGTTTCTTAGTTTTAAGAGACTTGATAAAAGCAGACTTAATCTTTGCTTTGGTTGCATCATCATCGACTTCAAACTCAGAATTTTGAGAAAGCGTGGTGGCAGACATACCAAAGTATGCATGATATCCAGAGTTCTTGATTGTGAAACTACGAAGTTTCTTCCAGTCACCAAAGACTTTTTGATATTCGTCCGTGAACTGATCATAGTACATCTTGATGAAACTATTAGCATCACGGCTCTCAAGAACACGAATACCAACAAAGTTTACCGTAGGGAAGTTGTCCCGAAGATTGTGAAGCATTAGATCAGAGAATCCATGCCATCCACAGGGGATTTGATAGGTGTTACCAGTTTTACGATCCCTGAGGAAGGAACCCATTTTAAGTTGACGACGACCCATATAAGGTTCGTCCTCCCAGTGACGTTGAACTTGTACGTGACGGGCAAGGTGAGGTGCTTCACCATCAGTCAAGACGATGCACTGAACCTTCTGAACTTTGTTCTCCCGTTGAAACTGAGGGAGAATCTGATGAAGACAAACCAGAGTTTCGTTCAAAGGTGTGCCAGACAGACTCAAACGAGAAGGAACAGAATATCCACTGTGGTAGAAGTTAGCAAAGGCCTTTGCAATCCTCCAGATGTTGATCATTTGATGCTCCAACTGCTTACCATTCACTTTACTGGTAAACATATTCATGAGAGAGAAGTCTTCAGATACAGAAAGGAGATTCTCTTTTGCTTCATAAGATGGAGTCCGATCAGCAGGATAAACAAGTTCTCCTTTCTCATAATCAATCTCAGGTTTCTTCCACTCGTTCGTGAAAGCATAGACCTCAAAAGGAATGGAGACTTTCTTACAGAACCACATCAGGTTGTAGAGTTGCTTGATCGTATCCAGCATCACACGACTCATAGATCCACTCCAGTCAAGAATGAAGACCAGACCGTGGTTCTTACCGTCAGGGAGAACTGTTACTTTCTTGAAAAGATCTTCATTGAACTTGTAGGTATGAAGATTACCACAGTCCAGAACACCAGTGCGAGAGGTGGTGGCACGAGCATAGGAGTCTGCTGCTTTCTTGCACTCAAACTCTTTCACCAGATAGTTGACTTCTTTCTGAGCAGATCGTTTGAACTTCACAAATTCTTGATCTGCTCCCTCAAACATATTGAAAGTAACCTGGTTTTGTTGATAGTTAAACCAGTTATCAATTTCACGGTGAACATCAGCATTTTTAGCAATGATGTACTTAAGATCAACTTGAGGGATCTCTACATAGACATTCTCCTGACCATCAAGGTTTACAAGTTCATTCAAATTGTCTGCCAGAGCATCAGCAGTCTGAACTTCTGGTTCATCAGTCAAAGGAGCAGAGGCTGACTGGTTTTCAGTAACTTCATTTTCTTCCTCATCCTCACCAGACAATCCCTCACCAGGGTTGTCCTGCTGTTCCTCTGTCAGGTCATTTGCAGGTGATCCAGACTCACCACTCTTCTGAGGTGGAGGAGTAATATCAGAGACTTTTTCTTCTTGCTTCTTCTTGCAGAACTTATACAAAACCTCAGCAGCAATCAACACATCCGCAAACGTTTCCGTCGATGCAATTAGATCAATAATCTCCTGTTCATCTTCAGTAAACTCAAGGTCTACAAAATTACCGACCTTAAAGTATAGATTTGCACGGTCAGCAAGATTAAAAGTAGAAATAGACTCATCAGAAATAGAAAAGAAGTCCTCGTCATTTAGTTCCCGATATCCGTTGAAGAAAGTCTTTGCAAGTCCCATGTACTTGCGCTTCATCAATTTCTCAATGCGAGCATCCTCAACAACGTTCACAAATTGAGGAGGAACCTTTACATCCTTCAACCAGTTCTCGTCAGGTGTGAACAGTGCATGGCCAACTTCATGTCCTACCAGCAGGTCATAGACAGTGTTGCTTGCCTTCTCCCACATCGGCAGAGTCAGCACACGAGTGTGGACATTGAAACAGGCAGTCTCAACTTGCTTGTGCTCCACGATCAAGTCCTCAGTGGCAAGCAGTTTAGCGAGTTGGGATTTGATCTCGTGTTTGACAGACATCAGAGTTCTTTGCGTATGTACCTATAATACCAAACCCCCACCTTGCGGCGGGGGTACTGGGTGGCAGTTCTCCAAGTGTCTATGGGTTTACTTATCCTTTTGGTTTTAATCTAAAATTTCCCTACAAATTTTCTTACATGTTGCTTGAGACTCATCACATTCAATTAAACAGTTATAGTAATCGTTGATTACATCCGCCTCCTCTAATGTACGGTCCAGTGTCTTTTCAAGTCTCAGAACACTTTGCTTCCATCCTGCTAATTGATTGTATGAGATTAGGTTGTGCATAATGATCTCCATGTGAAAAACAATAACAAAGGAGTTTTAGATCATTCCGCTTTCTCCAATTCTATATTATATAGTCAGCGTATGCTAACTTAATGAAGTTTTCGTTATACTTAACCTTTTCTTCAGAGTTCGCAATGCTTCTTTACGATGACGCAGTGCTTGGGGTTTGAGTTTTCGTTTCTGTTCTTTCTTAGAGTGGTGCTGCCAATTCGGAGTGTTCATTGTACCTTAGTGTCTCATGACACTTTATGCGAAAAACCTTTGACTTTTTCAAAACGTGTGACACTATCGAACCTGTCTTCCAGACCAGACTTATGAGAGATAACAAAAATGTTTGCATCCTTCACAACATATTTGATAATCTTGAGGAATTCTTCTGTGCCAAATCCATCAAGAGAGCTGTCAAACACTTCGTCCATGATCAGTAGATTTGTGTTGACCGAGTTCTTCATTCTTGCCACCTCTCTCCAGGTGAACAAGAGTGCCAGGTCGATTCTCATCTTCTCTCCCTCGCTGAAAGAAGCATAAGAAAAGTCTTCATGGATAGGGGACTGGACGGTTTCGTTAAATTCCTCATCAAGTGTGAAGTTGATGTAAAAGTCCATCATTTGAAGATAACGATTGACTTGCTGATTTATCAGCGGTAGGTACTTCTTAATGATTTTGGATTTAACTCCACCGTCTTTAAGCAGACTATACGAAAAATCGTAATAGTTAATGGTGTCCTTCCTTGAAGATAATTCGTCGTATGTAGTTTTTAGATTGTCCTTGAAGGTTTCTAACTTCTCATGTTCAGTATTTCTGTTTGCAAGTTGCTCGGTAGTTCTTTGAACTTCCGATTCCAGATTACTGATTTGTCGTTGACATCCAGCAATCCGAACATTGTTTTGAGAAATGTCATTATTGAGTTTTGAGATCTCCTTCGATAGGGCAGTGAATTGACGCTCTCGCTCTTCTTCCTCTTTAATTGCTTCCTCCAGTTCTTTATAACCGGTTTGCAACTCCTTTGCTTTAACTTGAGCGTCCTTAATTCTATTTATTCTAAAGGTCTCTTCAATAGCTTGATCACAGGTAGGACAAACCGTATTCTCTGTGAAAAATTTATGTTCCTTAGTAATGGTTGATACTTTGTTGGAAATCTTACCCTTTAGTTGTCCAAGTTTACGAAGTTTCTGTGTTGCTCCAGTGACATACTCCTGTTCTTTGGTGTAAGCAAAGATACTTTCTTCCACTGCGGAATTGTCACGCATATAAACTTCTACTTCCTTCAGAAGTTCTGTTACCTTCTTTTCTTTCTTCTGAATACTTTCTTTTCCAAGTTGCTCAAGTTCACCGATGAAAGTTTCTTGCATAGTAACTTTCTCAGTCAAAGACTCTTTCTTTAGATTGAGAACTTTAATTTCTTCTTTACTCTGACGAATCTTTTCTTTGATAATCGTATTCATAGAAGAGAAGATTTTGATATCCAAGAGATCTTCAATAACTTCCCTACGATTATTTGTTGTCAGTTGCATGAAAGGAACGAAAGTGCTGCTACCCAAAATCACAATCTGCGTAAAAGACTTATAGTTCATCTTCAGAACATTTTGTTCCAACCACTTCTGTTGATCCAGAGCAGCTGCAAACTGATCCATCAGAGAATCATTTCTCCAAATCTCAAATACATTCGGTTTGATTCCACGAACAATCTTCCACTCAGTATTGTTTACAGAAAAACAAACTTCAACCCTACAGTCTTTCTCATTGGTAGAGTTAATCAACTGTGGTTTGTTGATTTTACGAAACGGTTTACCAAACAAAGAAAAAGTCAATGCATCAAGAACAGTTGACTTACCTGCACCATTTGTTCCAATGATTAGGTTAGTTTTGTTCTCAGTGAAATTGACTTCTGTATATTGATTGCCAGTCGAAAGAAAGTTTTTCCAACGAATCGTCTCAAATAAAATCATGCTCTTTGGGTGGAATTACAACGTCATGCTTCGTGATAATCGTATACTTGTAATCATGCATCTCACAAGTCTTTATCATTATTTCATCTTCTACTTCGATGATGTGCATTTCAGGTGCTCCGTCATCCTCCAACATCATAGCATACCTTGTGGCATCATCCTCATCTTCAAACAAATATAAAATATCTTCCCCTTTGTCATCAACGACAGAATAAGCTCCCTCTGTTTCTTTCCCGTAGACTGTTAAAATGTACATTTAGATCAACTCACATGCCTCTTGATAAATTTCTTGCATGATTTTCTGAACCAGAGATTTATCAAGACTGATCTCTGCTTCTTCGATGTACCTATTTAATATGGAAAGAGTATCCTCAGATTCAAGGGGATTGAAATCTTCTTCCCCATACCATCCACCAAAATCAAAGTTCTCAACAACCTTTAGTTCTGCTACGCCCACAGAATAAAGTTTATCAACAAACTTCTCAAATTTTTTGGTGTCAGTCTTTTTACGAACAACAACTTTCACAATCTTATTTTCATACTCACGAGCATCAAACGTTTGATGATCTGTGTCTTCGTAATAGATGTTATGAAAGAGTCTATGAGGATTATCTACTGGAACATGTTCAAGAGTCTCTGTATCCAAGAGGGTGAATCCTCTCCGATCACCGACATCTGTCCAGTAGATTTCGTATGGATTTCCCAAGTAGTAGATCCGTCCATCATTCGATCGAGTGTGGTAGTGACCGCTGTAGACCTTGGTGAACTTTGAATATAACTCGCTCGGATGACCATGATCCATGACGATTTGTCGATTAACTCTAAATCCCTGGAGCTCAAGGTGCCCCATCGCGACCTTGCAGTTTGTCTTTTCAATAAGTTGATAAGTTCTGTTCTCATTTTCCTGATTGATCCACGGTATGAAAAGTGTTTTCAGATTACCCAACTTGACCTCTGTTGGTTCTGAATAGACTGTTACGTTATCATACTCACGAAGAAGCAGGTCCACTGCATTAACATCATTCGTATTTTTATAATACGCAGTATGATTACCAACAATAGTATGGACACGAATGCCCATTTCCTTTAGTCTATCATAATAGTTATCTTTTGCCCAGGACAAAGCAGAAAAGTCAATACCCTTACGACTGTCAAAGGTATCTCCCATATCCACAATCGTAGTGATACCTTCTTTCTCAAGAGTAGGAAAGAAGGTATCATTATAGAATTTTAAGAAGTAATCATGAAACAATTTAGAATTCTTACGAGCTCCAAAGTGTTGATCAGTAATGATTGCGATTTTCATCTATTCAACAAATAATTTCCAGACAAAGTAACTCTCTCATGATTATATCTATTCTTTGGAACACTATGAAGTAAGTAAGATGGAAAAATAACATATCTACCCTCTTTCGGTCGAATTCTTTTTCCACTATCATCAAAGATAAGGGGAGAATCATACCATTTTGCTTTTACAAAATAGGAAAAACTAAATTTACTGGAGAAGTTATAGAAATGATCATGAGATTGTGCATAATCACTTTTCTTATAAACATTGGCCCAAAGATCTTTCACGAATCCATGACGCTGATGGATTTTAGTAGGCGTGTATTTTTTTCCAATCTCGGATACAATAAAGGACTTAAAGTTTTTAATCTTTGGATTATCTGGTAACCAATTCCACTCAGTACGAAATCCTTTTACATTAGTATGACCAATGTCTTTAGCAAACTTTAGTTGATACAAAACTTCTTGATTAAGAGATTCTGCAAACTGATAGTCTCCCACAAAGATTTCAGCATTATGCTTGATTTTCATCAATAACGAAGTTTGGAATGCACAGCATCTTTAATGCTATTGTAATCGGAGTAGTTCGATCCGTCAAGGGTGTTGTTGTCATCAAACACCTCACTGTAACCAGATCTTTCAATGATCTTGTTCTTAATTTCTAATTGACGCTTTTCTCTTTGGATCCTGCGGAGAAACGCATAATGAATGATCTGCGTAAAGTAAGCAAAAGGATTTTGGGATTTCTCAGGATTAAAATTATGAATGTACTGTACGCAATTTTCGATTCCATCAGAAATCATGTCCTCCTTGAACATGTAATTAACAAAGTTTGGTTTGAATGATAAATGATTTGCGATCTTTAAGAAACACTCCCCAATGTAGCGTGGAATAGGAGGTTTTGTATCCCAATGCTTTGATCTGTCTTCCTTGGTGGGTTCTCTTCCGTACTTCTGAATAAATGTCCTTTCGACTTCATTACGATACGCAACCATAGCTGCCAGCAACTCTTTGTTGTTCACATAGTGTTCTGATCTTTTTCTTTTAGTCATGCCTGGTCGGATCATAAATTTATCTCATAATATGTATGAATTATATCATCCAAACAAAGACTTGACAAGTTTCAAATATCAAGTAGAATACCTTTGTTGGGGTTAAAGAGAAATATTAGCTTTCTTTAGTACCTTTACTTTTATAGATCTTTTCTAAGAGTTCTTTAGTGTCATTGACATTACCAAGATATCCCATTCTACGATTTATCTTGGAGTTGTTCTCTGATTCACCAGTTTGAGATTGACGTACATATTGTTGATACATCATTATCATTTCAATATCAGATGATTCAGACATCGTTAAAACATTATCAATATTAATAACGAACATGTCATCTGTTGTTGTCTTTAACCAAGGTTCTACTCTATATCCCATGGGAGAACCTGTTTTTGTTTTTATTTCAGATACAACTACTGGATTTGTAACCAGAAGCAGTGTTCTATCATCTTCATCAGAAGCTGCTACTTTAGCAAAGATCTCTTCACCTGATTTTAATTTTACTGTTGCATAAAAATCATCTTCTATCATAACTGTCCCCTTAATTGAATTGTTATAATCTCATAATTAAACTTCTCTTCATTATAGGTTTTAATTCTTTCTATAAAGTGGTTAAGAGTATAATTTCTCTTGGACTTGGTTGAACAATCATCAGAGATGTCGTACAGAGTTGCTTTTACTTTGTCCTTTCCTTTTCTAAGAACTCGTCCAATACTTTGAAGATTACGGATTCTGGATTTACTTGGAGAGGCAAAGATGACATTATGGAGATTTTTAATATTGATACCTGTAGAAAAAGTTCCATAAGAGGCAACGATGATGGCATTGTTTTCTCGTTCGGTTATTTCTCTTACTTGTTCTCTCTCCTCTGCATCTACTCCACCATGTACAAAAAATACCTTACGGTCATCTCGCTTGTTTTTATTTATCTTATCATAGAGCACTGCTCCATGTGCTTCGACTCTTTGGAAAAGAACAAGTGTATTCCCTTTAAGATCTAAGGAAAGATTCTTGATAAAATTATTCCTTTGTTCGTGAGTGATTAAATATTGTATCTCATCTTCATAAGTTTCAAACTTCTGAGGTGGATGTTTAAGGACTAAACATTGTATGTCCAATTGAGAAAGATGTCCTTGTCTCATCAACTCTTCAGTCTTTGTTACTTTGTATGATGGACCAAATAGGCCCTCAAGAACCCATTTGTGAGTCTGTGTTCCATCAAGAGTTCCAGTAAAACCAAAACGATACTTTGCGTGATGAAGTTTAGTCATAATCTGAATCAAAGATTTAGACTTGAATAAATGTGCTTCATCACCTATAATAACACCATAGTCTTCAAAGAAAGATCTCTCAAGTTTGTAGACAGATTGCCATGTTGTAATTGTCACTGGAGCATCATTACTCTTCTCTCTACCAGAATAGATACGGTGACAATATGAATCAGCATCCCAACCATAATCAAGAAAGTCTTTATACATCTGTTCTACAAGAGATGTCGTTGGAACAACTAAAAGAATTTTTTCTCCTTTCGCGACGTAGTATCTTACGAGAGAATAGATCATCAACGATTTGCCAGAAGCAGTGGGAGATATCAATAGTTTTCTATTATGCTTTAGGGCACCGTATACTCCCTCCACTTGGTACTTCCTGGGAGTATGGGCACAAATGGAATGCATATAATCCTTGACACCTTCATATGAGATATGCTCATTCTCTTCATATGGGGTGCCATAAAATTTATTATCTTCAAACTTATAACTATATCCATAGTTCTCACAGAACTGAACAATCTTATCTAACAGACCAACATAGATCTGTTTTGACCGCATATCGTATAGGTGAATCTCTCCGTTCCAGTTCCTACCACGATATTGTGGCATAAATTTTGCATTAGGAACCTCAAACTTAAAGTGATCTCTAAGTTCGTATTCTATATGAGGTTCTGTATTAATCTTTAAAAATACTTCGTTGGATTTTGATATAACAAGATTTGCTGTAGTGTCAATCACGATGATCCATACATCTACAGGTATTTATTACATATTGTCAAACTGGTGCTCTAACATGATTCTGTAGAAGTGATCTCTCATTGCCAAAAGATCTTCTTGCTCGTGTGGAGGGCCACCAGACCACTTCTCATATGCTTGAGATAAACCTTTATGGATAATACGAACTGCCTCAATTGGCAATTCTAAATGATAATACTCTTCTTCATCCATTATCCTAACCCTGCATTGAATCGCATGAACTCTATTGCGTTTTTGATTTGATAAGTTCTATTAGTTATCTGTTTTAAAATACTCTCAATGTAAACGAGCATTGTCTCGTAATAGTCTATCTTTAGACATATTGTAGACAACTTTTCATCAGCGTCAAGGTACTTCTGCATTGTGTCCTTGTCACGAATCTTTTTTGGAAAAGGATTTTCTATGTATACATCAGGGTCAGCTTTACCACTGAAGTATTCGTATCGTTCGTGTCTTATATTCTTTCTTTGTTGTTCTGCTTTCTTTCTTAAAAGAAATATGGTATTATATAATTCAAAGTACTTCGCATGAAGAGTGGGGATATTTAAGGATTCTGTATGTAAATTATCGTTGTCGATTTTAGAATCCTTTTCCCACATCTCTTGAAGTTTATCAAGATCGATCATAAAGGTTTGTTGGACAAATCAGTCAGGTTGTATATAGTATACTTGAAACTCACGTCTGCTGTAAAGTATTCGATGTCTGTGTCAGTGGCGTCAAACGTGATAGTAGACAGAGAATATGGGAACATATCTTTGAAGTTTACATTAAACTTTGCAACCAAGTTACTACTCAAGATTTGTAAGGTTCCGTCTGAGTAGATGTTATCTCCTGTTCTACCAAAGTTGCTTGGGAGAACTGCTTCTTTATCCAACCTATCAAACTCTTGCAGAGTTTCTGGGTATCCAAGACCGCGAATCCAATTTTGAATTTCCATATAGTTGACAAGATCTTCATCAACTAAAAATCTAAGAGTAAGATCTCCAAATTGAATCTTATCTCCAGGTACATCAATATCCTTCAGATAAGAAGGTTGAGTTGCAATACCAAGATCCAGTGATGGAATATTTGCTTGATTGCAGAAAAATGCTACACCAGGACTTCTTTTCAGGGAAAACTTAAACCCTGTCGGTGCAAGAAAATTTCTATTATCAATTGGAGTTCCTGGTCTATCTTTAGCAGGTTTTCTGGTTGCCATTATTCACTCACCACCGTAGCACCAGTAAATCCTCCATTCATCCCATCGGGATTTGCTTTTGCAGAATTTGCTAACTCTTCAGTTGCATAAGTTATTTTTCCTGAAGGATCATCTGACCATCTATTTTCACCTTTAAAATAAAGGGTGATGTCTGGATCAATCGAGGCAGGTTTGGTGATGTAATATGCCATGAGTCGTTTTCTAACTATTTATCAGTTTACATAAAAAAAGACCCCCCGAAGGAGGTCTTGATGAGTGTGAATATGAATCACATGAGGTTCTTAACTGCAACACGTCTGTAGTAGCGGTTGCTGTTAACTCTGAGGCGACCTGCGCCGACAGTGGTTCCTTCAGCGAATGGGTTAGCGACCATGCCGTAGCGGGTCTTAAAGCCAATCTTGGGCTGGAAGGTGTTCTCTCCGACGGCACGAACCATCTGGAGGGGAACATATGGGCAATAGAACAGACCTGCGTCATAAGGTGAAGTACCCTTATAACCAACAACGTAGTACTGGTTGCCGTTTGCTGCGTTAGCAGAGGTGAGGTTGGAAGAATAAGGATCGATGTATACACGATACTTACCTTGCAGAACACCAGCGAAGGTGTTACCGGTGTCATCAACGTTAAGGTTAGCGTTGAGGGCAGGGGTGTAATCAAGTACACCTGCCATGGTGAGGGCGGAAGCAACGTCTGCGGAGCAGAGGATCATGTTGCCCTTTCCTCTACGAGTGCGCTGTGCAATTGCGTTAGCGTCACGCTCGATTTGGAACAGGAGACCCTTGAACTTCTCAACACTCCAGCGACCGTTGGAGTCGATGTCGAGGTCGAATACACCAGCGGTAGCGGTGTTAGAAACAGCACCTTGCTCAGAAACCTTATAGATGGTTCTGATGACTTCACGGTTGATCTCAGCAAGAATCTCGCTCGACAGGATGTTAGCGAGTTCTGCTTCAGCGTTCAGACCGTGGATTGCCTTGAGGTCTTGTGCCAGTTCTAAGGAGTACTCTGCCTTGAGTGCTCTGGACTTAGCAGTAACGGTGACCTTCTCGATCGAGAAAGCCATTTCGTTGAAGTTGTCACCAGAGGTGCCAAGATCTTCTGCCTCGTCGGTACGCATACCCTGACCGACGTTGTAACCGGTTGAAGATGCGGTTGCAACTGGGTTCAGTGCAGCGGGGTTGCTACCTGCTTGTGAGGTAGTACCCAAACCAGCGGCAGCATCGGACATGCCGTTGGTGAGGTCGAATCCTTCGTTCTGACCTGCAAATGCGGTATCTGCTTCGTCGAACAGTGCCTCTGTACCACCCTGGGTGCTGTACTTGGAGCGCATTGCGAAGATCAGTCCGGTAGGACCAGACATTGGTTGTACGCCTGCGAGGTCATATGCGACCAGGTTAGGCATGGAGCGTCTGATCAAGGAGATCAGAACGGGGTCGAAACCAGCAACGGTTTGACCACCTGAAGAGGTGTAGCCACCATTACCAACAGCGTTGGTAGGTTGCTCAGCAATCATGCCGCCTTGCTCAAAGGCGACCTGCTCTTGCATGAATTTTTCTTGGTTTTCCAGCAGGACGGCGGTTACCGCTCTACGATGGGGATCTGAGATTTTGTCAAGACCCTCATAGTTGAGGAGAGGTGCCCACTTTTCCTGCAACTGTTCAGATTGGAACATTTGCTTTTAAAAGGGTAAATTTACGTTTGAACGAATGTTAAATTCAGTTTTGCAGAGTCGAACCCAGGGTTCTCAGGTATGCAGACATCGAGTTAGAGTATGACTCAGGTGCTGCGTTGTCTACTCCCTCAGAGAGGGTTTCGGACTTAGCTACGGAAGACTCTTTCTTAGAGGCAAAATATGACTCTTTGAGTGTTTCCAGTTTTTCACGATAAGATTCTTCACTTTCAAACTCTACACTTTCGGAAAGTGAGGCGAGCTTCTCTTTCTGAGTGACTGCAAGTCCTTCAGAAACTTGATCTAAGATTCCATCAGCAACCGACTCTGCGAGACGCTTGTTAAGGGAAATATTTTTCTCAATTTGCTCGTTGAGTTTTGTCTCCATGTCATCAAGTTTTTCTACCATACTCTCGACAACATCATACTTATCATCAGGGATTGATACATAATGCTCTTCAAAAAGACCTCTCATTCCTTGCAGGAAGGATTCGGTCATTTCAGTCTTGAGTGCATGTTCGATGACCAGTGCGTTCTCTTGGAACCACTCGTCGGAAACATACTCCAGGTAGGAATCAACTCGCTCTGCGAGTTCTTCTTTTGCTTCAGCAACTTGCTCGTCCAGTTTAGCAGCATACTTCTGCTCCAGGGACTCAGTTACTTCAGCAACCTTGGACTTAAGCGCGGCCTCAAAAATAATTTTGGCCTTCTCTCTGAATTCCTCAGAGAGTTCTTCGCCGCCAAGAAGTGCATTGACATCTTCTTCGATATCTACTTCTTCGACTTCTTCTTGCTCAGCAACTACCTCTTCGGTAGAAGTCTCTTCCTCTTCGATGGTCTCCTCATCTTCGAGGATTTCGTCTTCTTTGATACCTTTCATGGGTTCTGCTGCTTTTGCTCCTTTAGTAACCACGTCTTTGACGCCTTTGAGAGTTCCGCCAGGAGTCTTCAGCTTTGCTGAATCGTCGTCTGGTTTGTAGTTCTCGGGAGTAGGACCTCCGAGATCTTCGTATGAACCAGCGATGGACGTATCCATAGAGTCAGCTGGTTTCGCTCCGGCATTGACAGCAGTTTTGGATTGCTTGGTGCCTACTTCCATTTCTTGTAAATCTCCACTGGACATTTGAACGCTCCGATTCTTAACTGTATAAAATCTATATTTATTTATAAATTAAAATATTTTATCAATGATCAAATACTATTCAGAAAGTCATTGAACAGATTCAATTTCTGCTCATCTAACTTCTTCTGATCAACCAATGTATTGATAGTTTTATAGGTCTTTTCCACATATTTTTCGCGAAGGATGCCACCATCCCAGACCCAATCTTTTCCTTCCATAATTCCCTCAACAAATGCATCAGGAGCAGAAGGATCAGCAACGATATCAGCAGCAGTTGCTAACATGAAGTCATCACCAACAATGTTGACACCCTCACGAGTCATTTTGAGGGATCCGATACCACGAGAAGAAACGCCGAGTTTTACGCCCTCATCGATAAGACTCTTAGCAATGTTACCCATTGGGGTATTCATGATCTTTGCCTTACCAATAAAGTTGGAACCAGACTCTCTCAAAGAAACAATCTTGTGGGAAACACGATCAAGGTTGACGGTAGGACCATCGGGGTGACCGAGTTCACCAAGTGCTCTACCTGCAACAACATGGTTTTCGTTGTAACGAGCAACTTCACGGCGCAGAGTTTCCATAGGATACATGCGACCATTACGGTTTTTGATGTTTCCTTGGAGGAACACTCCCTCAATGTACAAATTCTTTTTACCGTTGCGTTCCTCAACGATAAAATCAACTGTTTCGATTTCTTCTCTGATAAGTTTCATTGGTTTTTACGCTGTGACTCCGATTCTTGCAACTTTAAGTGTTGCGCTGCCAATATAATAAATGGTGTCTTCAGGATGTTTTTCAAGGATTACCACATCATCATCCTTAACGGTGATAGATCCAATACCTGCATAATTTGCATCCTGTGTGAATACAACTGCAGAAGCGCCAGAATCATTAAAAAGTCTGACAAATCTGGCAGCGTCAACAGTAGTTGAGTTACCAATGCCCGCAGTTAATTTTTGTTCACCAGCAGAAATAAGTATCCTTGACATTGTTATACAGAATTTTTTATTTATTTATAAGTATCAGACACCATCAGTGGTTTCGATGTCTTCATCCTCAACTTCATTCTCAACTTCAGCAGGGTCACCAAAGGTTTGAGACGCCACAAAAGGGCGGAATGCATCAATTTTCTCTGCAGATTTTGCAAATAAAAGATCTTTTATCTTGTCGCTAATCTGAGAGGGAGACTCGTCAGTCACAATAGCATCTAAAAGGTCATCCATTTAATTGTATAATAAACAACTACATATATTTATATTTCGCCACCCTTGGGCATTTCTGGTGCCTCAGTAGCAGATCCGTCAATTTCTGGTTCCATCTGAGGTTTGCCTAAATCCATAGCTGCTGCATCTAAAGGTTGACCAGTTTCGGGGTCAACAGGTGCATTTGGATCGGGAATGACACCTTTTTTAATTTCATCTTCGATGATCTTATCCTGCTCAAGAATCTCAATATCGGTTTGACGCAAGATTTTGCGACGAACATAGTCTTGAGAGTAGTATTTTCCGATATATGGTTCAGCAGTTTGAACAAGAGTCAGTCTTTCGTTGAGAAGTTCTGCTTCTTTCAGTTCAGAGAAGTGGTTATCATAGAGGAAATCATACTGAATATGCTCACTCATAATCTCCCAATCTTCTGGAGTAATTATGTTCTTCAGGAGTAATTGGGTCCTCAACATGTCATTAAACATGTTTGCAAATCTCTTTCTCAAACGACCAACAAACTTGGTAAACTTGAGTTCATCTCTCAGGATCTCAGAAGATCTCCCCAAGTTAAACCCACCTTCGCCATCCATTCGTGATGGAGGGACGTTAAGCGAACGGTAGAGTTTCTTTTTAAAATACTCAATATCAGTGATTTCACCCAGGTTTTGTCCGCCAGGGAGAGTGGAGATTTCGGTTCCTCTTCCACCCTCACGCCTGGGAAGCCAGAAGTCTTCGAGCATTGCCATGTGCTTTTTGTCATCGCGAATCTCTCCAGTGTCGGCATTGTATACAAGTTTGTTGCGATAACGCATCATTACGTCACGCAAATATTGTTCTGCTTTTTGCTTAGGAAGATTGCCAACATCAATGTAGAAAATTCTACGTTCTGGAGCACGGGACAATCTGTAGATGACCAGTGAATCCTCAATCATTCTAAGTTGATTGAGTGATTTGATTGCCTTGTGGAGATAAGAAAGAGTAGTTCCTTTGTTACGATCAACTAAACCAGATGTGCAATATGTGATAGAATCTTTTGCAATCTTGACCCCAGCACTTGCACCAGTCTGTGCTGGATTACCAACAGGATACTGAGATTTTGGATTGTAGATAAAATATTCTTCGATCTCTGGGAAGTTGTAATCCATTGGATTATCACTTCTCAGTTTTTGAAAAGCATTGCCGCTTGCTTTATCTCCAGGTTTCTTCTTTTCCTGTCTAATATAACGCATCTTTGCTGCGTCAATATAACGTAACTCCTGAATTCCTGCAGTAGGATTCTTCAGATCGATAATTTTATGATAGTAAATACGTCCATCGATATACCAGTTACGATAGATTTCGTGTGCTTTCTTATCGAAATCTAAGAGATCGAGGATATACTTAAATTCTTTACGGATTTTAGACTTAATACCATCACTGGCATTGAGGTTTGACAGTTCAATTTCTACAGGACTGTCGTTCGTATCCGATACGATTGCTTCATTTACAATATCTTCGATGGCACTATCCGCTTCGGGATGAAGTGCCATCTCACGATATCTTTTGATGAGATCAAATTCAGTACGAAATACTCCTTCTAAGTCAACATAAGACCCAAAAAAACCACTACTCGCATAGTGGTCAGCCCCGTCCTCATTGTTAGGAGGAACAGGACTGACGGCACTTGGAGATAGTGGTTCTGTGTCCTCTATCGAGAACCCAAATAACTTAGACATGATTTATTTTCTAAGGTTTCCTACGTCTATTTATTAGCCGTTAGGTTGAACCGCTCCGCCACCAACTGCTGGTGCTAAGATGTTAAATGACTGAACCTGGAATTCAACGGTGAATTCTTCAATGGTGTCAGTGCTATCATATGAGAGATCAATCTGGGAAACATTAGTTGGGAAAATGTCCACAAACTGATATTCTGCAAGAACAGCGTTAGTGCTTCCTGCATTGTCTTTACTACTTGGAGCTGAACCTCTACCAAGTTGATAGACCTTCGCGTTGACCATGTAAGCACCTGGATCAGTTGTGCCAAGGTTGTTTTCCAACTTAGCAATTTGTTCTGACCATTCTTCAAATGCTCTTCTCAGTCTGAAGTCCTCATCGTTGATAATGGTGATAGTCCATGGATCAATGGTTCTGTCACCAGCAACTTTGAAAGTACGACCTCTGAAAGGAACGTCAATTGAAGCGATGTTTTGTGCAGGCATGTTTGCTGCCTTACACATGAACTTGAAGGTATCGGCATCCCATCCCTGCACACTGGCAGGGAGGGTGGTGAGTTCAACCTCAAATAGATTAGGGCGGGCACCGCCCCCAATCAGTTTTGATTTAAAATCAGCAATGGTTTGATTTGCTCTGGATGTTGCCATTAGTTTATCCTCCTGGTGTTATTTAGCGATACTTAATCAAACTCTACCTGCTACTTCTTCAAAGCTAACACCTGTACGGGTAGCAACGAAGGTTAGGGTGATGTAGTTAATCGACTTCGCTGGTTTCAGGAAGATGTCTGCTCTGAATTCATTGTTGTCAATGATATCAGGAGTGTTGTTTGAAGTGTCACAAACAACCAGGAATCCGTAGAGTCCTCTCTTTGCCTGAACATCGCGGAGATAAGGTTCAACGATGTTTCTGAAGTTCGCTCTTGTCAACTCATCATTGAGTTCAAAGAGTTGTGCCTCTGCTGCTCTTTCAAGTGCTTGCTCAATCGTGAGGAACAAGCGACGGACGTTAATTCTGTCGAATGCAGATGCGTAAGAGAGTGCAGTCTTATCACCGAAGAGGAGTGTTCCGATACCAGGTTTAGTGATGACGGAGTTGATTCTTGCGGGATAGAGTTTATCTCTCTGTGCCTTGGTTGGGTTATATGCAAGTTTGATAGCGTTGTTAATAATACCACGCTGCTCACCTGCGGGCGAGAACCAAGGATATGCTTCAATTGCAGTTCTGGTCATCAGTCCAGCAACGTCAGCGTTGGTTGGAATGTAACGGAACTTGTTGTTGAAGCGATCATAAGTGAACTTATAACCAGTATCAAATACTGCATAAGAAGAGGAATTCAGAACTGAGAAGTACTGAATCAGGTTATCAGTTTGATCAGTCGTATTAGTTACGTTGACCAGGTTTGCTCTGTGGGGTCCAACTGTTGCCATGCAATCCTTTCTTCCTTCTGCGAGAGAAATCAAGAAGTTTGCTTTTGCCTGCGATTCATTCTCAGTGGAACAACCAGGTCCCATAATCAGATAATCAACTGCAATTTCATCCTTGTTCTCAAAGAGTTGGTAGGATGTTTTCAGATTACCTAATGAAGTGGACATTCCACCGTTGTCTCCAGTAGCAGGAATTCCACCACTGTAGTCTTTACCGCCACCAAGTTGATAAGTTACGTTACCAACTGCACTGAAGTAAACGTCTTGTGCATTCTGTCCCCAAAGACCACCTGCGGTTGTTTCCGCAGTGAAGGACTCGGACTTAGTACCAGAAACAGAGGTAAATCCAACTGCTCTTGGTGCAGTGCCGTGATAGGTATCTGCTGCGCTTGATGGATTTCCAGCAGCGAACAGATTTTCGGAGAAGTCTGCAAGATAATCTTGATACCAGACCTTTTGAGGCGAATTTACAGATGAAACGGAGTCAATTGCCTTAGAGAGACTGACGTGCTTCTCAAGGATATTGCCTTGAATTCCACTAATAGACCCTTCGTCATCAACAACGACAATGTGCAGAGCATCACCGCCACCATTTCTTTCTTCTGAATAATTATTAGCAATTGGTTTTGGTGCAATAGACTTCCAGTATACAGTGCTGTTAGTCAGACCCAGTGTTTGCTCATCATACCAGTCTTTAACGCTGGTTACACTCAGAGTGTATCCAAGACCATCGGTCTTAACACCAGCAGTGGTCATAAAGTGAAGATTATCAGAAACCGCGAATGCTTTTCCTCTATTGGATTCAGCATAATCGACTCTTGTTTCTGTTGCACCACTTCCGACCGTTTCTACACGAGAAACAATCTTAACGTCAACCGAACTGTCTCCACCAGCAGCATCAGTATTGATACCAGTAACAATTCCCTTAAGGTATCCGTCGAAAGCCGTAGTTGTTCCAAGACCAGCAATAACTACTCCAGAAAGTGAACAGGTAACACCTAAACCAATCTCAATACCTGCTTGAGATGGTGCAGTAGTTCCGATTCCGATTCTTTGGTCAGCAAGATCGTCGATGACGCAGACTTTTAAACCATTCGCCCAAGAACCGGGGTACTTAGCGGCGTAGTTATAGTTGGTTGCGTCAGCGTAGTTATTAATGTAGTCGTCGTAATTCTTGATCTTCAGAGTTGTGGTGCTTGCGATGCCTACACCAGCATTTGCGTTCTTCAGATTGTCCCCGTCGGTTCTTACAACCTTCAGAACTCCACCATATGAGAGGAAGGATGATGCACTCATCCAGTACTCATATTGCGAATCCGTTGAAAGGGGCTTACCGAAAACGCCGATAAGATCTTGTTCAGTAGCTACGTCAATAGGATCATCTACTGGTCCAAGAGGAAAAGGTCCTGCAATTGCACCAATGTTGTCCAGTACATTCTCAGCTCTTCCTACTGTTAAGTCAACCTCCCTGATTTGTACTCCGGGAGATAATTGAGGAGTCGCCATGTTTTGTTTCTCCGTTAATCTCAGTTTGTCTGAAAATATTTATTAAAAAGACACTTTTCGCAGGGGAATCTTGACGTGAACTACCAATCGGGATATTCCCACTTATCTGAAGATTTTTTTACTCTTTTCTTACAGCACTCTTTACATTCATAAGAATATGATGATGCAACAGCACCCCTGTCTTTTCTTGTCCTATAGAAGTCATCAACTAAATTCTTGACTTCTCCACACACTCTACATTTTCTATCTTGAAGTAATAAATGACCTAATTGAATCTGACCATCTATATCAATCATCGATATTCCCACATAAAAGATCTATCACCATATTCGTCTGCTTTGAACCATCTATCTCCTTCATTATCAGTAAAACTATCATCATCAAGTCCATCGTTCATAAAACCAAATGGTGCCATGTCCTGTTCAATCTGATTCTTCTGCTCTTCGTATAATCTCTTTCTTACGTCCTGATCTGTTAACTCTTTGAAGTAGTCCATCTGGACTAACCAGGCATAGATAACCAGACACATTGCCAAGTCATCATTGCAACCTTCTTCTGCCTCAAATGAATTATGCTTTGAGATAAAAGTTGTCAACTCCGAGATGATTTCATAATCATTGAAGATTAACTTATCTTCTTCGATTAAAGTCTTGAGGTTGAGAGATCCGACCTTTTTAACTGTCTTGGACATCTTGACACCTAACTGTGTCTTCTTACCAGAGAATCCTTGCCCAACAATTTGTCCAGCCCTACCTCTCATAGAGCACATAAGGAGATTTTGATATTCCAAATCATATTGCAAAATACTTGCAACTTGATCTCCAATATCATTTACTTCGCATAAAATATACGCGCTATTATAATTTTTTGCCACCTCATAGATGATGTTGGGAAACAACATCGGTTTGATATCATTATTTCTATACTTAGCAACAATCCTATGAGGAAACTCTGTAATATCAACACAAACGAATGCAGAGTAGTCTTCACCAACACCTCTTGCAACGTCAACCGTCATTACATAGTCGTGTTTGTCTTTAGGTGGTTCGTATACATCCAATCCGGCATTTCTCTGAATAGGATTGTCATAGATAAGAGTTCTCAGTTTACTTGGTGCAATCAGTGTATCAACTGATCCTAAGAACTCACACTCAAACTCAACTTTGAACTGTTGTTCTGAAGTGTTTGCAATAGTTGTTTCTTTCCACTTATCATCCCTACCTGGAACTTCTGACCAGTGAACGTCTGTGGGAATATATTCATTCTTTCTTTTCTCTGCATCGTGCCACATGCGGTAGAAATGATTCATACCATGTGGAGTAGATACAATAATTACTTTGGTGTTTTTACCAGAAGTAATAGTAGGATAAACAGATGCAAAGAACGAGTCAGCGACGTGATTTGGGACAAACGCGAACTCGTCGAGAAAGAGGATGTTGAACGACATACCTCGGACAGCACTTGCAGACGTAGAAGCTGCCAATATCTTACTGCCATTTTCTAATTCCAGAGATCCTTTGTTCCATGCAATAATACCCTGTTGCATCCAGCGTGGCAAGTTCTCATATGCAGTTTGTAACCTTCCAAGAAGTTCTCTTGCGGTTGCTGCTTTGTTTGCCAGAATGCCAATGTTTACGCTGTCATTGAATACAGCATAATGCAAAAGATAAGATACGACTGTAGTGGATTTACCAGTTTGTCGTGGCATCTTACAGATATTAAATCTGTTATTGTGGAAGTTGTTAATTAACTTCTCCTGGAAATGATATGGGTGGAACTGAGTCAAACCCTCATCAAGAGAAACAATCTTAATGTAATTGTTAGCGAAGTAAACTGGATCTTCTTTACATTTGAGGAACTCAATAACTTGCTCCTCCGTAAATTCAATCGGAGTATTCGCTTTTTTTAGATTAGGATTGCCAAGGTATACATTATCAGACATAAGTTATCAGCAGTTCCAGGCTCTCAATGATTTATTGATTCTTGAATTCGGATCGTTAGCAGTTTTTGCTGAAGTAAGTTTTTTCTTCATTCCCTTCATTCGAGCGCAGAAGGACTTGCGACGGGGATTTCCAACCTTTTTGCTTGGTGCCTTAAGGTCGCTTCCTGGATTTTCTCTTTCGTAAGATTTTCTGCCTTTCTCGTTAAGACCGCCAGACTCGGCCTTACCGGACTTTTTTGTCCATGCTGCTCCTTCTGCGTGAAGAACTGGTTCTCCTGGTTCATAGTCGGAAACTGTGAAATTTAGTAGTTTCGCGCCAGGATATACTCTACCAATCTGATCTTGTACATCAGATCTCGTGGGTAATGAGACCTGAGGGAAGAACATCTTGAGCATGATTGTAGAACTTCTAAAACGGAAGACTACATTAACAAGATTACCAGTTTTTGCAGGCATTCTTACTGCTTCTTTAACCATATCTGGACATGCTTTCTTGCCATGTACAGGACACTCTTCGCCTTCATGGTTGTGCATACAACCTTTCTTCTCTTCAATTTGTTCAAGTTCTTCTTTCTTCACACAACGATTGTAAGTCTTTCCGAAGAGTTTCTGTGTGCCTTTCTTCTCGTAACCAGGCCAACACTTCTTACCTGCTTCATCAAGTTCAAATTCTTCTTTCTTGGTTTTGGTGCCCCAATTTTTAGCACCGACTTTACGACACTTGACCAGTGCTCCTGACGCATATGCACTTGGCCAAACGGAATAACGAGACTTGACTTTATGGTAGCAAGCATCTTTCTTGCCTTCTTCAATATCAATCTCGTCTCCAATTTCTACATTATTTTCTGCGAACCATCCACGGTTTACTTCTAACGCGCACAGTACTTCTCCATCCGAAGTGACTGGGGATTCGTCAAATGGTTCTAATGGTTTAATACTATCGATGATGCCATCCTCTCCGATGAAAGCAATATCAAGAGGAATTTTTGTTTCAGTCATATGGAATGACTGTTTTGCTACTTCATCAAAGATGAAGAGCATTCCGCTATTTACATCTAAACTTTCACGGAACATGAGTCCCAAGTTGAAATCTCTAATATTGTTTGGAATTTCAATATCGAGTGGTAGAGTTACAAACTCTGTGCTTTCCTTTACAGATTTCATTTTTTTCTTGGGTTTATCAGTTGAAACGTATGTGGGTTTTGCTGCACCAGTCTTTTGTGGTTGACCAGGGTCAGCAGATCTCTTTCTTCTTTGAGCAGACTCTCTTTCGGATTTGCTCATGCTTGCTCTCTTTGCAGAGGACACACATTTAGGTGTTGATTTTTGACCAGGTTGACGAGCACAGGGTTTACCTGACACTACTTGAACCCAACCAGGTTTCCCACCTTTTGATCTTGACTTACCAAACCAATCGCGAAGACTTTCTTCACTCACTCCTCCACCATTGCCACCGTTACCATTACCATTACCATTACCATTACCATTTCCGTTGCCATTACCATTACTTGGTTTATCATCTACAGAGTGACCATTCTCTTTACGAAGATATCCGGCACGCCCAACCATCTTATACCCTTTGGGGATTGGTTTACATTTTTTATCCGTGTAGCAGTAATAATATCCTGCTTTACACTTGCCGTTCATTTCTTCATTCATTTCACCACTGTCAACATAATCAGCGGCAGAATCAAGATAATCCGCTGCCTTGGTGATTTTTGATTGCACCCAAGCCTCAATTTCACCCTCACCTTTCATTTTTGAACGAAGTCTTTTTGCAGCACTCATTACTGTAGCAAGTTGTGATCTTGCCATAGAATATTCGTGATCTTTTGCTTCATTCATTTTCTTAGTCTTCTTTTTCATTGAGTTGATAAACTTACGATAGACTGCTGCCTCTGAAGTCTTACCCATCTCTCTTGCTCTTTGTTCCATAGCAACAGCTGCCTGGATTTTGTGAGCATGAGATCTTGATGAATTGCGAATCTTAGTAACAGATGCTTTAGCGGTTGCAACATCCTTGAATCCAAGTCCATGAATCGTGCCTTTTGGATTTTCATCCGTATAAAGATCCGAATGTTTTTTAGAATTTGCTGGTTGCCCAGGTTTTCTTGGAATACGGGGGTTACTCATTTTGCTCTCTTTTTACGACCGGCACAATGTGCCTTTTGTGAGAATCCTTTCGGATTGGAGCAGTCAATACTCTTTTTATATTTATTAGACCAAGACTCTCTAAATTCTTCAAAGGTTTTTCTTATTCTTGCTTGTGGATTACCCATTCGATCAACAAACATTTTAGATGCATCAACCATACTATCAATAGATGGTCCATCACCTTGATTACTACTCAATGACAGTTTTAATACAGGATATACACCAGAAAATCTCCACTTTGCTTGTCCAGATTCTCCAGGTGTTTGATAATCCTGAGTCAAGTCATCATTACTAAACAACTTAGTATCATATCCAGCAACAGTCTGTCCACCAGCAGAAGTATATCCACCGTTTCCTACACTATTTGTTGGAGTTTCTTTTAGGAATTGTTTTAGTGTTTTCATTACACCACTATTGCTGTTTTGGTGAATTTAAAGACAGTTGATGTTGATGAAGATGGCGTGGCCAGCAATCTTACATTTCCTCCAGAAATATCAGTGCTGAATGTAGATAATGTTTCTCCAGTTTTCAGTGTTGCATATTCAGTTCCATAAGAATCACTTCCATCATGAACAATGCTAATTTCAGTTACTTGATACTCACTTCCTCTTGTAATTTGAACTTGATATTTTGCTGATCTATATGTGGATGCACTAAAACTATCTATGCTCGTTTGTGATTCTGTCGTGGTTGTAGCAGAGTTTGTGATGATAGCAGAAACTGTTGGACTACCAAAGAAAACACCACTTCTTGCAGTTACTATTCCTACAGAGTCTATATTAGTAACATCTTCATATGTCAGTGTCCCTGCAATAGAAACATCACCAGTAAAGGTGGCAGCAACACCAACAATATTATTGACTGTAATGTCTGGTGTTCCAGTTAACCCTTGAGCGTTTGTTGAGACACCTGCTGTGGTAGCAAATGTAGCAATACCTGCTGATGATGCATATGTTGCAGTATCAGCATTACCAGTTAAATCCCCATCAAAACTACTTGCAGTTATAATACCTGCAACGCTAATTGAGTTAGGAACATCGTTTGTTCTACCTGCACCATAAACAAGTATGGCACCATTAGAAGCAGATTTTTTAAGAACGACTGCAATCTTCTGAACCAAATGACCTGGGTCAGTTGGTCTTGTATTTGTTAATCCTCCATTAGGACCAACAAACAATTCATCTGCAACATCAAATGCAGAAGTATCAACTCCTTCTAACTCACCGTAGACAAGAATTTGTCCATTTGTGTTATTAGCAAGATCTGTAATTGTAACACCTTTTGCAGGCATCGTTGAAGGATCAGATGCTCTTGCACCTTCAATATTAATTCTATTTTGTCCAGAATTATAACCTGTTTGATAAACGGGTGTTCCAATGGTTATTGCGTAACCTACATTCTGATTTCTTGCATCAAGAACAAGTTTAGATGCTTCTTCAGAATCTCCACCACCACCAGAAGCATCAGCACCGACCCACTTACCTGTTGAAGACTGATATTTTAAGAACTTACCATCAACCTTTGCAGTATCTCTATCAACATCATCAAGGAACTCAAGGCGAACTTCACCACCACCACCTTGTGCATTAACAAGATTTTTGAGATATTCAAGTTCTCTGCGAATCTTGAGTATTTCTGGATCTTCAAGATTTTCTCTGACTTCTTCTTTTGACTTGATTGTCTCAAGAATCTTCAGTGCATGATCAACAGTATCTTCAACTTCCTCTTCTTCTGTTTCTTCTGCAACTTCTGAAGTTACTTCTTCCTCTTCATCACATTCATCTTCAATCCACTTTTCATATTCAGTTTCATCTACACCAATGACAGGTGATTTTTCTACTTCTTTTGTTTTTTCTTGAAGTTGTGTTTCCGTAAACAACCAAGACTCAAGAGCTTGAATTTGTTTTTCTTCTTTCTTTTTTTTCTTCTTATCTTCGGTTATTGATTCTTTGACTTGAGAAAACATCGAATCGATGTCAACTTCTCCCACCAGAGATCGGAACTCATCTTCCTTCTCTTTCTTTGCTTTACCTATGAGTGAAAAAAATTGTCCTAAGTCTCCGCTCATTTTTTATCCTTTTCCTTCAACAGTTTTGCTAACTCGGCAGTTGATCCAACAAACAATGCATTAGTGACATTTGATGGTCCACGGGACTGTTTCTCCTCCTCAACGTCCTTCAGTTTCTTCTGAAGGTCCATTAACTTATCAGTGGCATCTGCAACGTTTTTAATTAGTTGACCAGCAACTTCATATGCTCTTGGCATTTCACTTTCTTGTGCTAATTCAAGGATGCCATTGATTGCTTCTTGTCCTTTCTCAATTATGCTATAAAGATTACCTCTTGTGTAATCATAGTCTTTTTTAATATCATCAGAAGCTTCTTTTATCTTATCAATTTTTTTGTTAACAACTTCAGGTTGCACAATGTCTCCTGCGACATTGAACTCGTCATTTAATGTGTCAAATTTATTTGTCATTGTTATGAGATCGTACCACTAAATCCGAAGTCGTCACCTTCTTCAATCAATGCGTTATCTGCTGCATTAATAACGTGTACAGGTGCCCCTCTGAGGTGCTCTGTGATGGTAGAACCATCTTGACCCCTAAGAACAGTAATCTTATTACCAGTGATAGATTTAATGAAGATCTGCTCACCTTCAATATCTATATAAGTCTTCGCAGTCAATCCACTTGAATCTTCAACTTCAAATGTTTTCAGAGTCTTAGTGATGTCTGCCGACAAAGTAGTTGTCGCATCACCAGTATAATTCTTAGTCGCTCTTGGTACAACAGAATATGTAAGTTCTCTGACGGTGTTTGTAGTATCTGTTCCCGTAAGATAACTGACAGTAGACTTTTTGATAATATCTTTGGTTGCCGAAGATACAGGACCAAACAGATATGTTTTTGCTGTAAATCTCATAGTATAAAGGAGAACTCTTCTTGTGGTATAGTCTCCTTCATAATCATCTTGCATTGTGATGTTTTCCAGAATAACTGGAATATCACGTTTTTCTTTAATTGATTCTACCAATTCAACACTTAAACTATATGCTGGTTGAAAGTATGGTAGTATTTGTTCAACAATTTGTAGAGCATCATCATTCAACTTTGTCATAATGCTCAGTTCAAATTGCATATTATATGGAACTGGCATATATACTTTTTTGGATTCAGATCCATCATCTGGATCTTTTACAGTATACTGCTGAGTTGTGCTTACTTTTCTTGAAGGATCATAAGTTAGTCCAGTAAATTCAAATGACATTCTTGGCAATGTCATTGCAGTAGACTTATTCAAATCTGGAGATTGCTCAAGTCTTGCTAAAAACTTTTGAGTAGGACCATAAGCCAAAGGGACTCTGACAGCACTGACAACATTGTCATCAGAGTTTGTCTGCTTAATAGTAATTGAGTTAAAGAGAGTACCAAATGAAATGATGGTTCGTCTCAATATCTCGTTATAAAAATATTCAAACATTTTGAATCCCTAAGATATTATTCGGTATAATAAGGATTATTTAGGGAATACCGAATGGGTTCTGCTCAGAGAAGTCTAATATTGAATCTGCTTCAGTTTCAATATTAATGTTATCTGCAAATCCATCATCAGCAGGATCTTCACTTGCGGTCAGTAATCCATGAGATGCTCCCGAAGTTGATCCGACAATATTCTCTCCAACACTGAATGAACCATTAACATTGTAAACTTCGAGAGCGTTTGTTGTAGAATTCCAAGTCTTAACTCTACCTGTTGTTCCACTAACAGATCCGGTAACAATTTCGTTGAACACAAAGTCTCCAGAAGAACTCATATTTGGATCAGAAATTGTAATTGTAGGTGCCGTACTGTAACCCAAACCAGCGTTAGTAAGTCTGATAGATGTAAGAGTTCCACCAGCACCAACGACCGCTGTTGCTGCAGCAGATACCGTGGTTACACCAGACAAGAATACTTCGTTGCTAAAGGTGATCGTTGGTGAAGTAGTATATCCAGAACCAGAATCTGTAAGAGTAACCACTCCAACAATACCATCACCAATTTTGGTTGTTGCAGCAGCACCTGCTCCACCACCACCGATGAATCTAATACCAGGTGCTACAGTATATCCTGCACCAGGGTTTACAATATCAACTGCTTGAACAGATCTTGCTTTTGGATTTGCACTTTCATTACAAACGACGATTCCACCAATCATTCGAGCAGAAGCTATACCAGTTACTCCACCAGAAGGTGCAGAGGATATTCCAATTCTTGGTACTCCCGTATATCCTCCACCTCTATTGGTTACTGTGATCAATCTCAGACCACCAGAAGTAATAATACCAGTCACTGCGGTAGCGGTGACTCCAGTTCCAACCAGAGTTAAAGTCTGAGAAGGTCCTACCAGAGTAGAGATTCCATCTTCAGTAAGTCCATCAGATTCTCCACCAGTGAGAGTGTCATCAATCTCGTCAATACCAGTATCAATAACTTCATCACCAAGACGGAAGAGTTCACATCTCAGTTCATAAACATAGTTTTTCTGTAACTGATAAAATGGTTTCTCGTGCTCTACAAATTTAATTTCAAACAAACGATCGCCAAGAGGAAAATAAATTAAGTCTCCTTCTTTTGGTCTGGTTGATAATTTGATGTTCTGCTCGTTTTTAATTAAAGGAGAAATATAAGTCTCAAATCTCTCCTTTGAAATAATTAAAGTTATTTCATTTGTTGCTTGAATACCAAACTTTGAGAGGATAGTTGTATTGTCTCCATACCCATCAAAGTTATCTACATATGCTTCAATTGGATATGCATCATCAAACTTAGATTGTATTACTTCTCTAATAATAGTATTTTCGGACAAATACTTCCTTGGAAGATAGTGTATTTCAACACCATACATCCTCAACTGTTCGTTGATTAGATCTTGAACTAAATTTTGTTCAGACCTTGATCCTTGTTGAAAATACGGATTAAGCATAATTTTAACCGATCATGTCTAAGGGAGGAAGTTCGTAAGTGTTGGACATTACCTCCCTGATAGCATCAAGCTCTTTTTGTGCGTCGTCGTAGATCTGCCTGCCGTTAAGTTCAACTCCGCCAGGAAGCTTTACTCCCTGAAACTTCATCAGATTTTGTCCCCACTGACGTTTGATCAACTGAGTGACATATCTCTTCAAGAACGAGTCATTCCAAACTCTTGTATAATCATTTGGATTTAGTAATCTGTAACAATCAATAATCAAATAATCATCTTGTGTGACATCTCCCCAGTCAACATCAAGATATAGTCTGTTCTGTCTCTGATTAAATCTTATTTGTTTTTGAGTATTCAAAAGAAAATCCATATCTTCCAAATATCTTTTTGTCATTGAATATGTCAACAGTTCAGTAGAACCATAGTAGTAAATATCATTCAAAAACATCTGATATTTCACACTAAACATGTTGTTAGTCACAGTCTGTGACCCGTCATATTTGAAGATCTTCGTTATCCCAATGACTTCTGGGGGAACCTGAAGATAATTGCTATTTTCTTCAAACGAAAAAGTTACTGAGGATCCATCAATTGTAGCATCCGCAGTTGTGGTTACAATACCAACTGCCTTATTATTACCTCTTGTTCTTCCTCTATTAATATCTGCTTCGGTTATCTTATACTTTAAAAGCGTTTGAGTTACACCGTCAAAGTGTCTCTCGTGAAAATATTGCAGTGCATCATCTATTAGGTCATCAATTTGCTCATCAGCAACGTTGATTTCTAAAACTGGTGCTCCCAGTTGTCTCTTACAATAGTTTATTAGGTCCGACCTACTTGCTGGTTGAGCCATGTATACACTAATTCCTCGATAGTATTTATGATGGCGCTGTAGTTATTCCTGCGATAACAAGCACATTTCCGTTTACAAGACTATAAACTGTGCTACCAGAACTAACTAAAACATTATAAACATATCTACCTTCGTTTAAACTTCTTGTTGCAGTAGATCCAAGAGAGATTTTAAACTTACCATCATAAGCACTGGTAAATCCAACTGTAAAAGATGTAGTAATTCCAAGTGTAGCTCCAACTGCAACACTCTTTGACATAGCAGATGAACCACTATATCCAGTTAGATCAAACGCAGCATTAGAAGTATTTACTACGTTGAAATTAGTTGTAAAATCTGATCCTGTGTGAATTGTTAAATTCACTCCTTTTGGTACACCAGCATCAGGATCAAAGGTTACGTTTTTAGTTGCCATTTGGAATACCTATTGCTGCCATTGTTTCTTGTTGTTTATAATAAAGTTTGCAGAAACACTTAGCAATATTTTTGATTTGCTCAATGTCTCTACAACTATCTATTTCACCTGCTAACTTAGTATATTCAAAACTTTTAGATAGATTATCTAAATTAATATCATTTGGATCCATTGATTAACTCCCTTAATAGTGATTTAATTTCATTGATGTCATCCTTCATGTTAGCAACTTCATCTTCAATTGTTTGTACCTTTTGATGCTCTTTATCATTCACTTCACGTCTTGCAACATATTTTTCATGGTCTAAAGAATTCATGTTCATTATTGCTCCTGTATGCGGATCCCGTCTGAGATCCGCATAGTCTTTTACTTTTTGCATTATGCTAAGGCGAGGACTCTAAGATCTCTTATTCTTGGAACATATGTTTGATTTGTTCCTATGAGTAAGATCTTGACTCTATATGCTTTGAATGTTGGAAGTCGATCCATACTAAAAGTATGTTCTTTAAATTCTATAGATCCACTATTAAATCCAAATGTTGGAGTTTTGGAAACGAAAGAATCTGATTGACCATCATTGTTAGCAACATCAATAATCTCACCTCTGGAGTTCAGATTCTTATATCCTGGGAAAGGAACAAAGATTGGATTAAATCCAGGTTTGTTACTAATTGCATAGAACACTCTTATGTCAGAATAATTATTGATATGTGCGTCAAGAATAACCTGTATTGAAGTTGCAGGATTTTCCAGTACGATTTCTTTAGAAATATACTGACAAGCTGTTGGATCATCAAAAATTCCATTTACTCTTGAATCTGTTGCAACATCAGAAATTACATCATTTACTTTATTGGAAGTAAGAATAGTGCTTACTCTCTGACCATCAAGAACCGGTGAAATATGTGAATCAGTAGTTACCATGTTAACTCTCATTTGAAGAGACTTGGATCCTTCAATATTAGTCAACTTTTCATCTTCATTCACCTTAGAGTAAATCATTCTGGTAGAATTGAGATAGTTTGGAGTATTAACTACAATGGGTTCAAATCCATTATCAACATAAGGAATTTCATTACCACTGATACTCTTACCAGTAACAGTTCTTACTTCTGCGCTGATAGAAGTTCCTCTTGTGGTCACATTCTGAACAATTGGTGTAATAATTTCAAATGGCATATTTTGAGTTGCCCTAATATTTCTTCCACCAGTAGATTTAGTTTCACCAATATAAAGTTTTGGATAACCAACATCATTACTTCTATCATCATTATCCGAGTTGAACTTCTCAGACATATCCAACTTGACATTGTAAGACTCATAAGTAATCGAGTTTCCGATAGAAACCTCACTTAATGTATGAGTTTTATTGATTCTCTTCAAATTAACTCCGCCAAGTTCATACTTGAATACAGGAGTTCCGATTGGATATGTAATGGGATTGTCTCCTCTTACAATGTTTCCGCCAATAGTGTTACCTGTGACAGAAGTATATTCAATAACTTCTTCGCCAATCAAAAGATATCCAGTATTTGTAGTTCCAACACCAACATTTTCAAAGGATGTAAAGTTAGTTGCACTATCAACAGACAGTCCACCAGTCGAGTCAGATGAGTAAGAAGCACTCAGTTTCGCTGGTTTAATATCAGGAGAAACTCCAGAAATGATAACTCTGTTATCAGTGAAATACATTCCATGATTTTGATGATTAACCTTCATATGAAGTCCATCACTATCAACGTTGATAGTTGAAATCTGGATGTCACCACCCTCTCCACCGGGTAATCCATAGTTGAGTTCAGTAGTGATACCAGCACTATTGATATACATCATAGTCTTAGCAGCACCAACTGAGAACTCACCTTGAACATTATCAAGAATAAGTTCGTTAGTTTGTCCAATACCTGTAACAGTGAGTCTTACGTTTCTACCAACTGATGCATTACCGATGGTTGTAATTCCAAGAACGTCACCAACTTGATATCCATTACCACCTGCGTTGCTAATGGTTGCACCACTTGCAACAATGACTCCATCTTTAACGGTGACCTCGGCCTGAGCACCTCTACCATTACCAGTCAGAGTTACAAGATTGACTCCAGTAAAGGTAAGTGATCCGTCATTTGGAGTCAAACCAATACCAGCATTTGAAATTGATAAAGTTCCAACAGCAGTTCCTGCGGTTCCAACTAAATCACCAGTTGCATTAGTTGTCTGTTGGAAGAATGTATTGCCAAGTTCAAATCCAGAATCTGCAACTGTGCTTCCAAGACCAACTCTAATTTTTCTGGAAGTAAGTTCAATTGCATCAGGAACTAAAATAGGAATTTGTCTATTTCCTTTAGTCAATTCTGGACTGTAGAAATCAACAGTTCCAGAATCAACGAAATCTGCTCTATACATGATAAACTTGAGATCTTCCCATTGACTTGGTTCCCAAGTTGATGCGTTCTGAGACTTAAAGAGAGATCCAAGGTATGGTTGGTTGGAAATAAAGGTATCACTGAGAATATCATTCTCACCAATTCTTGAAATATAGACACTGTACTTAGTCGAGTTTGATGCAAGAGCAATTGCATACTCTCCTCCTCCCTCTAAGAAAACAGGAGCTTTAAACTCAATTGTTGTTGCAACTGATCCATCATCAGAAGTATCAATATCTGCAGGATCAACAACAATTTCAGAGAAAGGAAGAATCTTTTGTGTTGGGAATCCATTCTCCATTGTTCTAAGTTGGAAAACCAACGGAACATCATTGTCATCCTTTGTTTGGAAGTAAATATCACACTTAGTGACAAATACTCCAGTTTCCTCTTCGACTAAGAAAGATTGTGCAAGAGGATCATACCATCCAACAATATTGTCTTGAGAAGTTTGACTGATAACCTGAGATCCGACAACTTCTGTTCCAAGACTTTGGTTAACGTTTCTTTCTTGGAATTCTTGTCTCTCTTCGACTCTTGCGTTTCTTACAGAAATAATATTTTCTTGAACTGTCTCAAGTGTTCCTGAAGATGTGAATGGTTCGTCAGCAATTGTTGTCGCCACATTAGGATCATTGTCAATATCATTGGTAAGAGTAAAGACTTTGGTTCCCGTCTCAAATCTTGGATGGGTGGAGATGTTTGGATCAGGAATGAAGAAACTACCAGTCAGATTTGCCGCAAGATCAGAGACAAGTCTTATGTTTGTGATTGTTGCTGTTGCCCCACTGGTTTTTCCTACAAGAGCCATTCCTTCTATAACCCAACCATTATATTCTCCCTGTGCTTCATTGGATAGAGAGAATGTATCGACATTCAAAATAGTTGAAGTCGCAGAATACACGGCAGAAAGAGGAGACCCATCATAAGGACTTTCTCTATATACCTGATCAGGTGCATTATATTCACCCTCCCTGTGATTTGATTGAGCAACTCTGAAGGTAATACCTGGAGTTGATTGTATAGGTGCAGGTTCATGTGCATTTGACATCACTAAAGATGATCCAATTACAGTTTCACCAACCTGGAATGTTCCAGATAACATTTCAATTTCAAGTAGTTTGGGAACACAGAACTTGGTTACATTTTCACCATCAAAGAATGCATACATCTGAGTCAGTGGTTTCATTCTCTTAGAAACAAACTCAATATTTCTTGATCTCATAGTTGAGATTAAGTCTCTACTTACAGTTCTATCGCCAACAGATTCTTGATCAAATTGCTCAGTAACAACTATTTGTGTTCCAGTTCTTGATTCAACTCCAGTTTGAATTGTTTCTACTAATGTATCTTCAACCACTGTTGTAGTTGTAGTTTCAACCCATCTTGCTGGGTTTCCAAAACCTCCACTAAAGTTATTAATCCAACCACCAACACCTCTTCTACCACCTGTTGTGGTTTCAGTTCTTCTTGTTGTAGACTCACTAAATTCAAATCCAGTCCAGTTAGTTTCCCATGCGTTCCAAACAATAGGACCAAAACCAGTTTGTGGATCAAGACCCTCAGTTTGTTCAAGAAGAGCGACGGTTGATGCATAGTCACCTTCAACGTCAATAATTTTTGCATCAAGACGTACAGTATCTACCCAGGTATCAGAGGCAGGAGTAAGTTCAAGTGTTCCCTGCCAGAAACTGATCAGGAAAGGAGTAACACTTTCAGTTCTGGTAGCAAATGGTTGATTAATATATTCAACTTCACTATAATCAAGTGTAATTACATCATTTGCTTTTCTGACATTATTGCCTTCGATAGTGCTAAAGTTAAGATCTGCTGTTGGATCAGTGTTAACAACTGGTCCAAAAATAAGATCAACTGAGTTTGTATAATGTCTTGGTCTTAATTCTTTATGTGCTCTGTCAATACTATTTTTGATTGTAAGACCACTTTCTTGTGCTGTAAATCCAGTGAAATTATCAACAAAGAAACCTGATTTAAATCTATTCAAACCATCAGCATCTGCAACAAACATGTTTGCAGTAGTAGCTTCTAAAGTAGATAAAGATGTATAATATTCAAGACTTGAAATTCTATTTTCAAGTTTTTTGATATCAGACATCTTATATCTCTTATGTTCTAAAAATCTAAGAGATGCTGTTCTAACATTGTATAAAAATGGGGGAAGAGTAATTTCAGCAACTTCAAGTGCTTCATCGATTGGGTTTGGTCTTTGAGGAAGCTCAGATGGAGTTCCATATACAACCTGGAACTTACCTTTTTTATCTAAGAATACTCTGTCAATTCTACCAAGATAATGAGAGAATGTTGTAAGAATTGATTCATCAGATGCCAAAGCATTGGCTGCAGAATTTCCTGCAGCATTAAATGATCTTCCAAGGAATTCCAGTGGAGATCTACCACCTTCTGCTACAGCGTACTCTGAAACTCTTGGTCGAATGTCAATCATATCAGAGTTTGCAAATCCATTTACGGATTTGATCTGAGTTGCATAATCAAAATTCTTATATGATTCTACAGTTGTGATGTCACCATTATCGGTAGATTCGTAAGAGGCACTTAAATAGTAGATTTTAATTTTCTTAGCAGGTGATACTGATCCTTCTTTTCTCTCCAGTCTCCCATGATCATAAAAAGTTTCTTCTTGACCAGTTCTGAACTTAAAGTTTGCAGAAATATCAAAACTATCCGAAACTAAAGTCGAAACAATTCCTTGAATTGCAGTTTCTTGGAAAGTAACAGTTTCACCTTCTACAAATCTATTATCATTCTTATAGATGAACGAAATCTGTCCAGAAGTCAATTTCTCTGCAACGATTGCTTCAGCTCCTGTTGTTTCACCAATGAAGGATTCTCCAACTAACAATTCGGCAGTAGTTGTAGATGTACTATTAATATCGGACAAAGTAACTTTTGGAGCAGTCGCATTATTTGTATCTGCAGATTCAAATATACCATGAATCTCAATTACGTCTGGAACATTTAGAGAGATTGTGTGATCTTGAACTCTTGTTCCATATGGATAGTTTCCATTTCCATAATCAAGTCCATCATTTAAAGTTGTAGATCCAATACCAGATGCTTGGTTATTTGACTTGTCAACAATCAGAGTCTTGACTCTATTTTTAATTTTAATCTTAGATGTTGGTTTTATTTTTCTAAGTGATGTGATCAGAGTGGCACCAGTATCATTGGAACCAAGACCATAGATATTCAGTCCAGTTCCTGCGGTATCGATTTCAATTTTATCTGCAGATAATGCCTCTGTGGTTCCGTCAGATCTGATCAGTGCATATCTTTCTTCATCAAACGGTAAGAAAGTTTCATTAGCGGCAGCAACCACTTGAGAAGAAAGTTGATTGGATGTAATGTCAACACTAAATGTTTTTCTTATAGTAAGACTTGCATCACTAAGATCAACAGTAGCAATATCACTTTTGGGTAATAATGTATAGAGAGTATTATCGGATGATGGATCAAGTTTTGTAGTCACTAATCTAAAGTCACTAACATTGATACTTGATGTTGGGAGAGCTCCCGCGACAACTCCAGGAACTACAGTAACTGCTTCAATTGCGATATTATCCGTTCCAACACTTGTCACTCTGGACATTGTTGGGTCGGTCAAAGTTGCCGATGAGTTTGTGTACTCTACAAGATCACCAACTGAAAACGCCGATGGGAAAGCATTATTAGAACTCCTTACCGTGCTAACTCCACCAGATGCAGCAGTGATTGTTGCTACACCAACAACGATAGATGGTGACTGAATAACGTCAGCATTGAAGGTGTTAATACCAGTATTACCATCATTAGTTGCATATACAGACTTAACATCTGCTAATGTATGAGATGTTACTGCGATAGCAATTCTTCCATCAGGTATACCATCAAAGATGAGAGATTCGTTTTGTATAAAGTCTCCTTCTACTTCATATACTGTTAGTGCAGTCCCTACTGTTACAGCATCTTTCAAGAATCCAGTAGCACCACTGTTCGATCCTTTAATAAAGGTTGGAACAGAAAGAGTGGTTGATTGATTCAGAGATATATGAGTTATAGTCTGAACATCATATAGGGAAAGATTCCACTCATTTAGACTGTCGTTGTTGGCATCATATGATCCAGATTCCAATCTATAGTCATAGACTCTTGCAACACCAATTTCTTTTCCCACAGGGGAAGTATCTGAAGTTAAACCAACTCTTTGATCTCTGAGACTAAGAACATATGTATTACCAATACCAATATCAGGTGCTCTAAGAGTTCTATTTACTCTCAGAGTAGGACCAGTATTGTACTGAATAGACTGATCGTCAATAGTATTCGTTGTTCTTGGTTTTGGAACATCAATAAAAGTCGTGCTTGCTACATCAATATCATATCCACGAACAAATGCTCTACCAGGAGAAAACTTGTAGAGCATCAGATCATTGGTTGGAATTCTGCCACTGGCAGTTAGTTGTCCTTCATTATATACACCTCTATTACCTTTTCCGTTGTTTAATGACTCATGGACGGAGAGATCGAATGCTTTAACATAGTAATCGCCAGATTCTGCATAGGTTCTTCTGGCAAGAGTATCTCTAATATCAAGATATCCTGGTCCTCCACCAAGATCACCTCTTCTTGCTTGAGTTTTAATCCTACCATTTTCAATAATTGCCAACTCAACAAACTGATTATCATCATAATCAGTCAATGATTTTTTAAACAAACTTACAGATATTTTAAGCCTATCCGCACCAGGAGCTGAATAGTTATTAAATCCTTGAGAATTATCATTCAGAGTTTCATCTGCATCTGCATTAACAATTTCTTCTTGAACAAAGAGACCAACTCTATAACTGGGAGTATCACTATATTGATCAAGAATTAATGTTTCAGTATTTACATTTACAAAAGTTCCACGAATAAAATATACACCTTGTTGAATCTGAAATGCAGAACCTGTTGTTGCTGCTTCATTCCCGATTGTAATTGCAAATGGAGATCCAGCAGCAATAGTAGAATTGCCAAGAAGACCAGATGCAATAATTTCATTGCAAGTTAAGTTCTCTCCATCGGAAAAAACTTGAGTTGAATTATTGGTTGTACTTGAATTCAGATAGTTGATATAAAGAGTTAGGTTTCCTCTTTCAGAATCTTCTGGAAAAAGAACCTTATCTACAACAGCACTTACTCCAGATGTCTCACCAGTAATTTTCGTCCCAACTAACTGCTCAGCATATGCAGCAACAGGAACTCCAAGATAGGTATTTTGCAGTTGAATACCGTAATAAAGTTGAGTATATCCAGTGTTACCAGGGATTACTTTTGCACCTTCTTTAAAAAAGTGCTGACCAAACTTTTCAATCTGATTCTGAAGAATCGACTGTAAAGTAGTTAACTCCCTTGCTTGTACGGGGTATCCAGGTTTAAATAAAACTCTATGAAAGTCGTTAGCAGGATCAAAGTCGTCAAAATATGGAGCTACATTGAGATTTGTTTGCTGAGACATAATTCTTTAGAACTGCAAAATGATTTTGATATCTTCTTTTTGGTTAGATGATCTGGTAATTGAAGGTCTGTTATCAACGTAGATAATATTTCCTGCATGTTTTTTAACTTCAGGACCCGCAACTCCACTTGTAAATGACTGACCAAGATAATATGTTCTATTATTTATTACGGTAGTTATACCTGTAAAAGAAGTGTCAATAGCAAGATTGGATCCACTTGAAGGAACGATTGTTACACTTCCTCCTGCATCTGGAGAAGCAGTGAATTCTTTCAAATCAAATCCATAAGTTGGGTTTGTGATTCCAATTCCAGCAGTTGTGAAACCAGCAAGAGATCTATCTTGCCAGTATTTCAAAACTCCTGTTGTTGCATCATAGTTAACAACTCTACCCACTGCAGTAGATCCAGTTGCGACAGTTTGAGTGAAATATGAGTCAGCAGTAAAAGAAGCAGAACTATATCCAGTTCCTGTTAATTTAAGTGCATTAAGAGCACTTGCTTTATCCGAGGTTAGAACATTTCCAACAGAAACTTGTGGATTTTCAACTATACCAACTCTTGCGATTTGATTTCCAGTAACAAAGTCTGGGTTTTCATTATCATTTTCGATTCTTGAGTAAAGAAGAACATTATACGCACCAAGTTCTCTGTAGATATCTGCACCATGACCACCTTGAGGTGCCATAATCACATCAAATGTTGGGATAGTAGTTCCAGTTGGAACACCACCTGCTTCAAGATTCAAACTTCCATAAGAATATCCAGACCCTTGATTGGAAACAGTTACTCCACTAACCTTAGAGTCTGCACCAACAGTCAAGGTGCATTCTGCACCAGTGCCGTCACCTTGAATAGGAACTCTTGTATATGTTTGATTAGCAGTTCCGAGACCAACACCAGAGTTGGTTACAGTAACAACTTTAATAGATCCATCAACTGCGTTGTCTCTTACCGCAGCATTATCGGTAGAAGTTGCCCAGTCTGCAGGGACTGGCATAAAGTCTGTAGATTCAAACTTTACAACCTCGTTTGGTTTGATAGTATAAAGATATTTCCAGAGATAACCATCGCCACTTGAACCTGCAGATCTTGGTTCTAAGTCAGTAAACGTAGGTTCATCAAGAGATGGTTTGCCATTTGGATTATTTGGATCAGTTCCATTTTGCAGGCAAGCATACACTCTGAAATCACTATTCATTACATAGTAGAATGCAGAATATAAGTTAGTGGCACCAGAAACGGCTGCAGTGTTGGTGACACTATAATCATGTCGGTACATATCATACGTTGTACCAGAGGTCCAAGTCCTCTTAGGTATGACTTGTCTTACGTCACCTGAATTAATTTTTTTCAATGCGACCATGGTGTCCCAATAATCATTCTCCTGGGAGAAGTTATCCTTGGGAGCAGGTGGATTGGAATCCCAATCGTCCTGATAATCAGATGGGTTTGGTAGACCAATAAAAGAATAGTAAGAATTTGCACTGGATGTGATTCCAGAAACAAAATTCTTCGCATTCAAAATTCTAATTTGATCAGTTATAATTGCAGCCATTTTGTGCCAACTTAATGGAAGTTTTTTTTATTTATTATGTATTGGATACGATGTAATTTTTGGACTTCAATTGTTGAGATCTTTCGACTCTCATTGATGTGTTAATTCCAATAATTCCACCAGATGTATAAGCGGAGTAAGAATTGTTTGCCGCTCTTGACGCCATGACCATCTTACCCCAACTATACTCTCCATAACCTGCAAGAGTGGTTGTAGAGATTGTCCCGGCAGTTCCAAATGCGAAAGTATCATCAACATTTACAAATACTCTTCTGAATACAGAAGTTCCAATTCCAATGATGTTCCGCTCAACATTCTGAACACTTTGAACAACGTACACGTTATCGATGAAAGATTTACCAACACCAGCAGTAGAACTATCTTGGAAATCAATCGATGTAATAGATGTAGTTGCAGATCCAACGTTAGAGTTGGAAACAATAAAGTAATCATTTACACCCAAGGAACTCAGAGTTACAGCAGTTCCGACGATTGTCGTTTCTCTCAGTTTAGACTCATATGGGATATGAAGATCAAAGATAAACTGAGTAGTAACTCCACTGACAGTCGTAGTTCCAAATCCAACAATGACTCCAGAATCACCAAGATAATCTGTAATTAGATTTTCTTCTTCTTCATCGGTTGGAGGAGAAATCAACACGACAGGTGGTTTATCTGTGGTATATCCAGTTCCAACATTAGTTAGGGTCAGAGCAGAGATTGTTCCACCTGCACTAATAGTTACTCTTGCAGTAGCCGTCGTAAATCCTAATGTAGGATCTTGCTGTGCAGTTCCACCAATACTTACAGTAGCAGTAGAATATCCAACACCACCATCAGATATCACTAAGGAGGAAACTGTACCCGCTGCACTTACCACAGCAGTTGCAGATGCTCCAACCTTAGTTGCCTGTGTAACAAACTTTACTTTTTCCTGGAAAGTCAGACTTGTATCGTTTTCATTTAGTCCATTAAACAGAGGTCTTACTCTGTCAACGTAGATCATTGTAGATCCGATACCAACGGACTTAGTGATATATGCGAAAGGATAGATGAGAGGTTCATACAACTCTCTATCTTTTGCCACACGTTTTTCATCAATAATCTTATCTTCAGTTTGTCTGCACCATACAACTGGTCTAAAGAGTTCTTCGTCTCCAGTGTTACCTGGTCCAAAGTATGGGAAAGTCTGAACAACATCGGTAGAGTTGACATTAGTTACAGTTCTTTCCTCTTCTTGTAAGAACTTGTCTTGTCCGCGAGCAGGATCATATCCAAGAGTTAGTTCATCACCTTTCTTAACTGTTTCAATGACCTCTCTAAGGATAACATCAGTGTCATCACCAGTTCCCTTGAAGAACAGAATCTTGCAAGTATCACCAACTTTAGGAGCCTCAGCAAAGGTCAGAACACTACCACCTGGGAACTGGTAACCCTGTCCAGGTTCTTGAAGAATATCATTGATGGTTATAATAAGAACCTGCTCAACATCAACTTTAGATCCTCTTGGTGCTCTGATTGAGATTTGATTTCCTGCAAGGGTAAGGTTAAATGCCTTGGTTGAACCATCAAACAGATCAGATGGATCATCAAGTGCTTGGAGAACACCCAAACTCCATCCAGTAAACTCATCAGAGAATACGGTCTGTACAGTCAACTCAAACTGATCAAATGTTCCAGAGGTAGGAATTCCAGTCAGACCACCAGTAGGAACTGTTAAGATCTCTCCTGGTTTGTATCCAACACCTTTGTTGTTAATAGAGAAGTCAGTTACGCTTGAACCGTTACCAACAACAATATCAACTGTTGCATTTAGTCCAGAGTTTGCAGTTCCAACATAGTTAAGAGGAATATTAGTGTATGATAGTGGAGCATCAACTTCAACAAATGGATTAATGAGAGTAGTGTATCCTGATCCTGGATTTGTGATGGTAACAGAAGTAGAAATGTTACCAGTTCCTGTCATGATGGTTGCAAAACCAACATGAGTCATTGTTCCAACTCCTGTTGCACTCTCTCCAACACTGACATTTACGAATCCAACTTGAGGATCGGTAATAATCAGTTTTGTCTGAGTTCCTTCACGCATCACAGTGCTTATGGTGTTAGAAGTTCCGATTCTAACAAATGTAGATGCAGTAGAAACAATGGTTACTGGAGTCAGATCTGTTCCAATTCCAATTGTGCAGTTTGATCCAGAATTCAGAGTTGCAACCAGATCCAGAACGCTTCCGGTATTCTCCAGATAGATTTCTGTAGATCCAACTCCAACAGGAGAAGCAATATTGGCAAGGAACTCATACTTAGTCGGAACTCTATATCCAGATCCACTATTTGCGATACTAACCAGAGATATTGTTCCCAGTCCAGAAACAACAGCGGTGCCACCAGCAGATACTAATGGTTGATATCCAGACCCCTCTGTAGAACCAAGAGAAAGAAGAACACCACCAAGAGGAAGGTTAGATGTATTTGCATCAGTGGTTGTAGATGATGCAGTTCCAGTAAATGTAATGGTTGTAACACCAAGGTTTTCTCCCATAGTAAAGTCTCTACTATTACCAGGGCCTTGCAGAATATCATTGATCAAGATAATTGCATTTCCAGTGGAAATTCCAGAAATATCAGAAGATCCTGCAGAAGTCAGAGTGTATGTTGGAGTGTTACCATCAAACTTATCTGACAGACTGTCAAAGAGATAGTTTGTATGATAGGTATCTTGTGTAGTATCTGGAATACCAGATCTCATGAATGTTCTTCCTTGGAAACTGGATCCTGTGGTTATACCAATCCAGTCCCTTTCATCTGGTCTGTTAGTGATACTACCAATGGGTTGACCACCATAAGGAGCCTCAACGAAGTGAAGGACGTTATCACGAATATTGTAATTACCAACAACTTTAGTAATTGTATCTCCAGTATCACCGGTTCCAACTCTTGTTCCCAACCATCCGCGACGAACAAGGAATCTATTAGTACTACCAACACCAACACCAGTGATCTTCATGATCTCATCACCAAGTTGAATCAAATCAGATCCAAAGAATGATGTGATACCACTTAAGAAAACATCGTTATCAACGCTTGTTACATTCTTAGCAAGAGTTTGAGTTTGGGCGGTAGATACGATTGGAGATTGAATCAGATTATCAAGAGCAATCAAACATCTTGCATTTTGATTGGTTGCAATAAATCTGTGGGAAGTACCAATACCAACACTTTCAAGTTCGATAGGAACAGCAATTCTCTTCAGAGCATTTTCTGCAGAGGATGCAAGTTTGATCTTATCATCGCTAATTTTGATTACGAATATGTCTTCTCCAGTTGGGAGATATTCGGTGTTACCAACTCCAGCAAAACTGGTGGTTGCAATACCGATTGCAGATGTAATTCCTCCATTTCTGTCATAACGAATTGCTTCACCTGTAACATAGAAGTGGTTTGGAATTCTAATAGTGTCTGCATCGATACTAACAATGTCAGAATCATTACCTAAGAAATATTTTTCAAATACTGGAGCAGTTCTGTGCTCCAAGTTGAATGACTTCTTAACAGCATTTTCAGTTCCTTCATAACGAGCATAATGAGAAACAATGAGTCCGTTTCCAAAGTCAATTTCGTCCTTACTATCATCCTCAAGTCTCAAGGCATTCATGTAAGTCTTAACCGAAACTCCAATTCCAGCCGTTGGAGTGAAGGTTAGAGAAACTCCACCAGATGAAGTTCTTGCTCCGAAAGTTCCAAGTCCAGTAATGTATGGCATGGTTCCCTCGGTTTCGACCATACCGAATTCTTGGATGTAAGTTGTTCCAGTTCCATCTTCTTGAGTATCATCATCAAGAACCATGATTTCTCTCATCTCATAGTGCTCATTGGCAACATCTGAGATTTGAACCATGAAGTATGCCGCATCATATTCTGGGAGATAAGATGCAACTGTGGTGATACCTGGAGTTCCTGAAGAAGCAATTGTAGTCGTTTGAGCATCGATGAATGCGTGCTTCATTTCCTCAGTACCGAATCCAACAATGTTTTCGCTACCAAGACCAACTCTGAGTGTGTTACAAGTTACTGCAATACCTGGTTCTGGAATAAAGTCAACCTTGAGTGTTTCTCCATCAATATGAGGATAGAACGTTCCAAATCCAGTTCCAACAAAAGATCCTTGATTGGTTGACAATCTACCAAATTCAGTAACGTAAACTTCACTTCCATCGTGAATCAAGTTCATTTCATCATATTGATATTCATTATTTGTCAAGTCTGACAAGACTGAATACATCTTCAGTGATCTGGTAGTTACTGCAGCAGATACGACAGTTGTTGTTCCACCACTGCAATCAACACTACAAGTGTGAATTTCTGCAGTTCCTCCACCAAGATTAACAGTTGTTCCAAGACCAACTACATTGTCATCAAGGTGATATGCAATGTTGACAATTTGATAATCATTGAATGCAAAATCATTGGGGAAGAATTGAAGAGAACCATTGACCCCCGAAATGGTCATATCATATGATCCAAGTTCACCGACGGTATCATTTCTACCGTACTGATTCATGTATGCAAAAGTACCGTCTTGAACCATGGTGACAATATCAAATTGTCTATGTCCAACATATCTTTCATCCTTAGTATAGATGAAATACTTCATCGCTCTACTATTGTTAATGTTGAAACTATCAATCAAAGAGAATCTGGTTGCTCTTGGATTACTATTAAACAGTCCACTGATATTATCGAAGTTGACAGCTCTGTTACCAAAAGATTCAAAGAAGTCAGTGAGAATTCTGCTTGCAAAGATAACTTCATCAGAGTACATTGCTCCAGCAGCATCCAAAGAATTTTCTGCAACCAGATCAAAGTTATAAACGCAGTTGAGATCAGCAACACCATAAAGATCGTTTACAACACTAAAGTATGACAACTCAGTTGATAATCCAACTGCCATTGAGTTTCCAGTCACTTCAGAGAAAGATGCTGGTGTTTCAAGTTGATAATCAGAGAACTTACGGAAACCTGCGGTGTGGTTAGTAACACTAACAGCATCATTCCAGGTATCAAAGTCAACTCTTGATCTCAGAGAATATGAGAAGTTTTGATAGTAGAAACTATCTTGGACTCTCTGAAGACTTGCATTCAAGAATCCAGAATCAGTTTGAGATCCTTTGATAACTCTTGAAGATGCATCAGTATCAAGAATAACATTATATGTTGTTACTGAAGATGCAATGCCTTGAGTATTAGATGCTTGTCCTGTAATTATTTCTCCAACAGCAAAATCTTTGTTGGTAGAAACTCTGAGGGTGCCAGTTTTTCTATCCCAACTTTCAACAATACCAGAGGTGCTTGGAGAAGATACAATTTCATCCTGTAAGAATTCGTTGTCCTTTAAGGAAACATCAAAAAGTGGGAAATGTTTTTCTGGAATAAGTCTTCCGCCAGAGTTAAAGGAATCAAATTTACCAACAAATTCTCCTCTGTCAGTATCAACTAAACCTTCCAGACTATATGCAACAGTTGCTCCAATACCACCAAGGTTCTTATCTACAGCAATAATTGGGAATAATTTATAATCATATGCAGAAGAGTTGAATCCTTTTCCGGTTGATCCAATACCAACACTAATATTTTCAATCAGAACTTTATCACCCACTTCACATGGGAAAGAATCTGCTGTACTAAATCCAACTGCTAAGGTAACTGTAACTTGATTGGTAGTTGTATTGAATCCAATTGTGCTGATTCCTACTCCATTGGTATTTGCTGTGGGTAAGATAACAGGAGTAGTGTTACTCATTCCCTTTGTATTTTTGAGAATGGTTACCTGATTATCTCCAAGTTTATACCTGAGATCTACATCAGTGATTCTCTCATTAGTTTTGCCATCAAATACCAACAGTTTTGGTGCTGTTGAATAACCTCTTCCTGCAGAAGAAATACCGATAGCATCGAAAGACTTCAGAGACTTAATACTGATAACATTTGGAAGGGTTATAGATGGTCTTAGAGACTTATCAGATGGAAAATCAAATCCAATATTCTTGATGCGAGTCTTATTGATCTTACCAATTTTATTACCCTTTGCCTCCAAGATTACACCACGACCATCTACAGAAGTAATAGTCGTTATACCAGGAAGTGCAAAGTACGACTTTCCACCATTTACAATCTCAATTTGAGTTACTGGGCCTCTTGCATGAGTGCAAGTAGTTTCATAAGTAATGTTTGCCGCAGAAGTAGATGAAATATAAGATGATTTTTCTGGAGTTACTCCAATTGTAAAAGTAAATGAGTCGGTTGCAGCAGTAGAGACTTTATGCTTACCGTTGTAAAGACTCTTCAATACTTTTGCGGTATTGTTTTCCAGCACATCAGCATCAATACTAATTCCAGTTTTTTCTACTGGAACATCATCACTTTCATAAACGGGATCCAATCTGTAGTAGAGTCTATCTGGGGTATCATCATTAACAACCAGAGAAACTTTAGCAGTTCCGTCAATACCAGGTCTACCAGTTCTGGTTACGTCAAAGTTTCTATTATCACTTAACTTGCCAACATATTTGTTAGTAAAGTTAGCATCATGATATAAATTAAATTCAAATGATGAATATGATGTATTTTGTACTATGTGTGATAGTGAAGAATCTGTAAGGTTAAAAGTAACCGTAGAATCTTTATACAGGTTTAGTGGAGGATTGATTGGATTAATGGTTCCGCCACCACCAGTGCTTGCAATGCCAACAGTTGCAGGGATATTTCTTACAGAGTCTTCGTAACTGTTTGCAAGTTTAAAGGTATCCTTTCCAGTGACTGCAACATAATAAATGTCATTATCGGTAAGTCCCTCCGCAACATCTCCAGATGTATAGATTACTTTTTGTCCGTTAATGAATTCATGATTTACAATAGTAATTACACCAGTTGATGTGTTAATTCCAGTAGAACTGTAAGACTTAGGATTAACAATAATCTTTCTATTAAAATCATTATACTTAATTGTAAATGCAGAAGCTACTCCTGGATTTACGTCCAGGAAGATGTCGTGATTGGCACGGAGTTCATGAGTTTGTCCTGTAGAAACAGTTACTCTATTTCTCGAAATAGTTCCAGTTATTACAGCGTGATTAGTTTTGAGACTGTGCTCTACACCAGTTCCAATACCAAGGAATGCTAATGTAGTAGAAGCAGTAGTACCGATACCTACAAATGTCCCAGTTGTTCCAAGACCAACTCTTACTGTTGATAATCCAATAAGGTTCTCCGATACTTTTGCAATAAACAATTGTGTTCCACTTGCAAGAGTTGTTCCAACTCCAACATTTGTCTCATCTTGAACAACAATACCAGAACCAATGCCAGAAGAATAGGTTACAAGATCACCAGTTTTGAACTCATGATCTTTAAAGAAGAGAGTCTTAGTAGGAATAATAGTTGATGTTGCACCAGTTCCTGGATTGGTGAAGAAGATGGTGCTTCCAATACCAACACCAGCAGTGCTACCAAGTCCTACAGTTTCTGCTGGATTAAAGTAAACTTGCTTATTAGTTCTGTATGCAAAATCTGTCTTGAATCCAGAGGTAATAGTTAATTTTCTCTGTAAGGAAGTTACACCAGTTCCGACAGTATGAGATACACCAACAACACCATTTACAGATCTACGAACTCTCAATCTTGAAAGACGTGGATCAACGTTCAGAACCTTAACAGTTTCTGTTCCAATTTGAAGAATATCATTCTCTCTGATATTTGGATAATTTAAATTACCAACCACATTGATGTAAGTGATAATACCAGTTGCTTCGACAGTTCCAATCCCAGAAGATGTGGTTCCTACTCCGGCTACCTTATAAACGTCTGTTCCAATACCTGCGAGATAAATCCCTTCGAGTTTAGATCCAGAAGTTGAAACTCCACTTACAGAGATGATATCAGAATTTCTAAAATCATTAGGGTTTTCGGTAAAGGCAATAAATTTACCTTTCTCTCCAGATGGATAAAATTCTACATTTTCTATAGAACTTGTGGCAACACTTACACTCTCAACAGGTCTTCCTAAGATGCGTGAGACCCTTGCAGAAACGCCTCCACCACCTGTATTTGATTCATTAAATACAACTGGGTCATTAACCTTATAATTGTTTCCTCCAGTGATAATTCCAACAGAATCAATAGGTCCTCTGAGAGCATTACTAACTTCAACTTCTTGGTTTAAATCACCCGGAAGAGAAATATACTTATATCTTGTTGACTTACCATCAATATAGTTAAATGGAGCAGTATTCTGGATATAGTTTGAATTATTAAAATCAAACTCATCTTGGTTTGCTACCTTTTGGAAATTGAATTTATTTGGGTTAGCATGATAATTATGTCCAATCAGATATGGGAATTTGGGTCTTCTAAATCCAGTGAAAGGTGATTGAGTATCTGCTTCATTGGTTGCGATAGTCGCAAAGTATGCATAAGTCCCATTTGGGAAATCTGGAGTTACACAATGTCTTCCATTGTTCTCATCAAGAACTCCTACTCCAGTTTTATTTTTATATACAAAGTCTTCAATGAAGAATCCTGATGGCCAAGATGTAAGTGGAGGTCTTTGTGCTTTAGTAGCATCCTCTACATATCCAGTCTCCATGAGAGCAACGGACCCACCAGAGCGGGTTGTATATCCATATGGACCATAGATTGGATGACCATCATACGCCCAACCTATAATTGGTGAGTGTTGTTTTGATAGAGATTCTTCTTTTGTATTTGCATCAATCTTAAGATCTGCATCACCGTATTGTACATTACCGTCAGCATCAACGGAATAGTTTAACTGACGAAACTTTCTTGGAGCATAAACGTGAGCATATTGTAATCCAAAGTCCTCATTAGTTCCAGATACAACAATACCATCGTCGTCTTGGAAATTAAACAGATTCTTCTGGAATAAGTTGACTCTCCAATTCTGAAGTTTCGCTCTTAAGGTAACACCTCTTCCAGGGAACACAACACCGATAGAAGTTGTGCTCTGATCATATCCAATTCCAGATTCAAGAACTTTAACTGAGGTTATAGTTCCATTAGACATGACTGGTGTTATAACAGCACCAATACCATCTCCAGTGACTGTCAAATTTGGTGGAGAATTGTACTTTTTACCAGCATTTAATACTAATACTTCTTGTAGACGGCCATTATTAATTACTGGTGACAACTGTGCATCTTGTCCAGAAACAACAGTTACTTGAGGAGGTCTATCAAGATTAAGAACTTCAGATGATCCATATCCAACACCATTGTTAGAGAGATTGACTGAGGTTATCTCTCCTCTAAAGATTGGTTGAATTTCTGCCTGAAATGTTTCAGATCCAATGGAAGATATTCCAATTGGTCCAGAAATAGAAACTGAAATCGCAGGATAGTTGAATGAGTGAGTTCCAGCACCAGTGGATGTCAGTTGAATAAACTGATTCGTATCATAGAAGAGAGTTCTTGTTGATGTAGTAAGTCCTACTTCTGCTAACCTAAAGTTGTCATTGTCAACTCTGATCACATAATATTCTGTTCCATCAGTCAATCCACCGATTGCAGAGGTTCCAGCAGTGTATTTTACTTTCTCTCCAGACTTAAAGTCGTGATTGTTTATATTGATAGTATCTTGTGAAGTGCTTATTCCAGAAATTCCTGAAGATCTCTTCTTATTTTCATATCCAGATCCGCTGTTGATGACAGAAATAGACTCGACTACAGATTTTTTGTTTACAGTTTGAAGTTGATGAGATCCATTTCCGAAAGAAGTGAATTCTACTGTATTAATTCCCGCAAGAACATCACTTAAATTGTTGTGGAGTTTTACAGTTTGATTATCTTGAACAGAAACATGATACTTGGCGTCTGTTGTGAGACCACCGATTGCTTGCTGACCATTCGTTCTATAGATTATCTGCTCACCATTTCTCAGTTTATGATAAGTAGAGAATCCAATAGTTGACTGAGTAGAACCAAGGGCAACTCTATTAGATGCAGCTTCTGAGAAGAATGAAACTGAATGGTCAATCAGTTTCATATTGGGGATAGCAGATGCTCCACTACCATTACCACCCATAATTGTTATGGTTGGTTTTGAGGTATAATCAAATCCAGGGTCAAGAACTCTGATAGATTCTAATGAACCAGATACAGCAACATCTCCAGTTGCACCAGTTCCAACAGTGTCGCTGACAAAAAGAAGTGGAGGATTGATGACATCATAATCAGAACCTTGAGCAAGAACTTCTACTTCATCTATCTGACCATAGTAAACAACATCAGGAGACTTGTAATTAAGAATCTCAACACCATTAACTAATATTCCAGTAAACCCTGGTTCAGTAGGAGTTAATTTCCCAGTGTGTTGTGCATTTTTAGGAATCTCTCTGATTAACTTCTGAGATTCAAGAGTCTTATCTCTGAAAGTAAATGGTTGTAAGGTATTATTAGTTACCGTAGTTGAACTCTCAACCGAAACAAATTTGTTATTGTAAACATCACTTCTACTCTTAGCGAGTTTTAACTTAGTATCGCTTATTCTCTTGATATAGTATAATCCATCAGGGAAGTTTGCACCAAGAGAAGTTCCTCTTACGGTTCTTTTTTCAGTATTTCCACTATCATTAACGAATGTCTCTTCCTTTAATTCTGCAGCATAGTATACTGCATCACCTGAATAGAAGTTATGTTTTCCAAGAGGAGTTATTTCAAGTTCATCTCCAAGGAAAGTGCCAGAAAAAGTAACAGTTCTATCGCTGGTATTAATCGCAGACGTAAAGTATGATGGAATAGAAGAAGATGCTACAAGGAAGTTTTCTTCGTTATCATAAACACCCTGCACGTTTGCTTGATATAATTCTGCTGAAGGGAAGTTCTGAGCATTTCCTTTCAGGATTTTTCTATTTACTGTATATGATCTATTTGAATTAAGAGATCCAGATCCTTTTATAGCGATTGCAGTGTCAGAAAGGATTGAATAAACAACTCCAGTTCTGGTAGCTCCAGTATCATCAATGATATCAATATTATCATTAGGACGGAAAAACTGTCTCTGATTTAATTGAAGATCATAACTGTTATCAGAAGCATCAACTAACTTGATTGATTTTACTGAGTGAGAAGATGCATAGTTATAAAACCAATTTCTGTAGATAGTTTCAGTCTTATCTCTACCTAATGTTCTGATTCTTGCAGTATCTCCGTTACGGAAATTAGTTGTATTAGATGGAAATTCTAAATTACTGAGAACGGAGTTGATTCTTACGGTAATAATTTCATCTTGATCTCTAAAAGATCTACCATATGCAAACGTATTGATACCAACATCTTCACCGTCAGAAATTGTTCCCGTTACGTTAGAACAACCAAAGAACTCTGTTAAAGTTTTGGATGTATATGAAACAAAACCAGTTGTTGTGTCATTATACACAACCGCCAGTTCACCAGTAGTTCCAAATCCAACAGTAGAGTCTACGTTGAGAATAGTTGCACCAGAACTAACCTGTCCGATTAGTTTCGTTTTGGGATGAACGGAGAAAGATCCACGAATAGCACCCTGAACTTCAACATCTCTATCATATCCACCATCAAGACTTAATTTATAGAAACTTTTAGCCGTTCCAACTTGAAGTTTTTCTACAGAAGTAATTGGTGCATATGCTCTTCCAATATTTCCAGGAAGGTATGGTTCTTGGTTAAGAGTTGCTTGATCAAGATCTAAAGGATCTCCAATTACTCCCTCAACAACTAAATCATTGGTAATTCTATAATCAGAGTTAGATGGCGTAAAGAGAAACTCTCTTGGTTTTACAACTGTTACTTTTTCATTATATAATGCTTGGAATAAAATTTCAAAAGATCTATCGGTTCCTCTACTCAGATAGAAATCTTTTGATTGCTTAATGAAAAGGTTTTGATTTAACTCACCTGAAAGAGGTCTTTCATCCAGAAGAGGAAGAAATTGACGTTTTGTTTTTGTTAAAAATTCTTTTAGGAAGAGATTGCTTAAGTTTTTAATCGTAGAACCACTCTTATGCTCATTAGCAGTAGAGGTTCCAAAAACTAAATTCTCTGGATTTGCAGCTGCTCTATAGGAAGTGATTCCAACAAATCCTCTGATACATCCGTCGAACTGAGAATTTGTTTTTGATGTATATGTGATAATTTCATCATCGATCTGAATCAAACCATATGTGTCTGGAAATCCTTTAGTTCCAGTAGGATTAACTCCAAGATCAACTTTTACGGTTGTGTCAATAAAATCTATATCTGACAACAATGTAACAGAATCTGAAAGATTAGTTGTCTCATCAAGTTTAATATAACGATCAATATTCTGAATTAAATCAACAGGGGCACCCTGAAATTCTTGTGCCAGGTAATATTGTTTTAAAAATTCAGAAATAAGAGGAAACTCCTCTCTAACGTAAGAGGGGAGCTGATTCTGTACTACGTTGTTAAACTGAACTCTCTTTTCTGCCATTTTATGATACTATTAGTAACCGTATGAACCGCCGCCTGAGCTTCCGCCAGATGATGGAGTAGATGTTGTAGTTGTAGGTGATGTGGTTGTGGTTGTTGTAGTTGCTGTTCCATCTGCAACTGTTGCAACTGGTGCAGTTCTACCTGTAGGAGTGGTTGTAGCGGTCGCAGCAGGTGCCACGGGAACACTACCTCTTCCACCAGGTCTCACCAAAACTCCATTTGCATAACTTGAAGAAACAACATAATTTGATGCCGATGGATCTAAACCAGATGAAATTTCATCTACAACTGTTTCAAAAGTGCTATCTGAAATTTGTAATTGTAAGTAAAGGTCTTGCAACCCAATTACATCATTAGAAACAGGAGATCCAGATATCTCAATGATTGTTTGCCCATCCTTTGTTTTGCCAGATAAAACATTTATGGGATTCAAAGTTAATATGCCTTTATTATAATTAATTGTTCCAACATTTCTTCTAACAATAGTGGGATTTGTTGAATTAATAGATGGAACAGAGAATAAGAATAATTCCCCAGTTTCTCTATCAGTGTTTGGAAGATCAGAAATATAAACGTCAGTATTAATACCTTCAACTCTGAAAGCAGAGGTTTTAATATTGTACCCACTCATCCGTTTAATGTAAAATGCATTACCAAAACCGATAGCATACTCGACCAAGGCATTTAGGGTTACTCTCAAATCACGTCGCATCTGAACAGTTGTAATATTCGATGTGATTGATTCGTGACTATCATCAATTACTTTCAAGAATTTACTGTATTTGAATCTTGCCCCATACTTATTTAACTCAGTTGATTCGGAGTACTTTGTGACATTATTTTGTACCAAAGTAGATACAAATTCGGAAGATGGTGCTAAGTTAGTGTTATAATAGACCTTTGTATTACTTTCGATATAGAGATACTTAAGGTCAAGTATTTCTGGAACAATACCTGCAACAGAATACTTTTTAAGTCTAAGTTTAATATTTTCTTTGATCAAGTTTGGAAGATAATCACCAAATTTTGGTTTAATACTGATAAAAACTTTTCCATATTGTGGAGGAACTAACTCTTCACCACCGAACACGGAGATAGACTCTGTTTCTGGATAAATTTTCGATGGAATCAGAGTTTCATAATCATTTGCCGTCAATGCTCTATTTTGAGTCGCATAAATCCTTGGAGCAAACTTTTTAATTGACTCTACGGTCTCAATGTTCTCTCCACCTGCTGAAACCACCCCAGGGGTCACCAGGGACACCCCAGAGGTGACGTTATACTCAGTACTGTTCCGAGTATAAGTTAGTCTGCCTGAGAAATTAAACTGACTAATACCATTTGCAGCATCACCATTACTAACGATGTAATTTGCGGTTATATAATTACCTTCTTGAAGTGCTTTTCCAAAAACTCCATCTCCAAAGATGAGTTCGTATCTTTCATCTTCAATTTCTTGAATATAATAGACTTTTGAGTCAGAATCAATCTCAAAAAGACTATCTTGCAAACTATATTTGGCCGCAGCAGTTGCAAATTGATTATCTTTGACAGTGACTCTAATTAAGTCAGTATCAATACCAGCATTTGGTAAAGTAAACCTTTGATTGAGGTTTGCAGAGGAATATGTGAAGTTAGATTCTAAAAGAACACCCTCATGAATCTCAAGATCATCAAAAGACGCAATTCCATCAAAAACTGGAACTGTTACATCTTCTAAAATTGAAAATACAAAAGATTGATTAGCAAACGTTCCAGAGGATGCTGCGACAACGCCTTTTTTTAGTGTAAGCGTTGCTGGAGTTGGTGTAATCGAAGTCGCATCAACAAAAAAACTAATTGTTGCTAATGCTGCCTTTCTTGATCTGGGAACATATCCGATATTTCGTGCAAGTGCAACAATATTCTCTCTCAAAGTTGCACTATCAATAAAAACCTCATTCGCAACCATATTTGCGTTATATGAGGTAATATACGTGTTGTATGCCAAAACATCAACAATCGTTGAAAGGTTAGACCCTTCAAAATCATAGTCAGTAAAGTTAGAGTTTGACTTTAGATACTCTTTTAGGGATGTTTTAACCTGTTCAAAGTCCAGGTTAGAAAAATTGACTAATGGCATTTTACCTTGTGGGTTGCAACACGAATTCTAATTGCTGTGCAGGCACATCTGCACCAATAATGTCATATGTAATTGTTACATCAAATTGATTATTCTCAAAATTAGGAATAGTTCTAACAGATCTCAATCTTACTCGTGGTTCATTATTTCTGATTGATCTTTCTATCTCATCCTTAATTAATGATGCTGTCAGATCATCCATATTCTCAAACAGCAACTTTGAGATTGTCGATCCAAATTTTTCATCAAAAAATTTCTCTCCAGGGAGGGTAAATACAATATTTTTAACTGAACGAGCAATTGCATTCTCATTTTTGAGTGCAATTAAGTCATTAGTTAATGGATTTGTCTTAAAGGACATGCTAATGTCCTTAAAACCTTGACTTACCCTCTCTAAAGGCACAACAATACGGCAATTATGTATTATTTATCAACCAAAAAGTGGTTCTGGATCGCCCTCAGGATCAAAAAGTTCACTCTCTTTGATTTTATCAGTCTTTTTTGGAGTGATTTTGTCGTTAGAGATCTCTCTTAGCATTTTTTGATGCTGATCAGCACCCAAATTGTCTAAAAAATCGTTATTTGGAGTCATTTTCCTCTTTTTCGGGTGAATTTTCGCGTTCTTTTGCGGTTTTCCAGAAATATTCGTCTTCACGACCCATACCAAGACGTTCAAAACCGTTTTCAACTTGATAATATTGGGTCGAAACTTTAAAATCTGGCATTTTTGGTTCGACAGGAGTCAAACTATTGTCATAGATACGCATTCTATTGTTTGGATAGAGTGCATATTGACCATTTTCCAACTCAATCAGGTTATGAGACTTGTGTTCAGCTGGATTTTCACTTGTTGCATAGTCAACTACCTCAGGATCCTGGTGATAATTGTCTAAAGTGCAGATATAAGTTCCTTTCTGAATCCCATAGTCTCTTGTATATAGTTCATAGTCCATAGAACCAATGAATTGTTTCGTTACAGAGACCACCCCATAGTCCATACAGTTCCAAAACTGTAGGTTGGGTAGGTTCATATCAGGGTTTGGTGTCTCTGGAGCCGAGACAAACGCGCTGATGGGTAACTTGTCATACATTGCGGCATACTCTGGTAAGTATGTCTCAAAATAAAAAGTGCGCCCAGGAATCGACTTTGCCGATACCCAGACGCCTTTGACAAATTCACCATGACCGCTTTGATGATCCGTAAGATATTCTTTACGTACCCAGACCTCCACCGAGGGGAGGTTACAAATAAGTGCTGCCATGATAAGTTAACATTGCTTTACTTATTTACCCTGTCCCCGATACCGCTTCTTTTTCTTATTACGAGAAGTCGCGGATAGTAGAGTATACTGCGAGCGTCCTTGGCGAGTTTTTTTCGGAGAACTCTTGACATAAGTGCCGCCTTTCATCATCATAATTCAGTACCTCAAATAACGCGAGTTTTTTCGTGACCGACGCGAATCCGAGGATCGCACCAGATTTCATAACCTGCTTCCTTAGCATCAAGACAGAATGAGACATCCTCACCGCACATGTCCTGAACATTGCCAGACTCAAAGACTTGCATCTTAGGAGCAAACCAAGGATATTCCAGATTCTCGAAGACACCCTTCTTGATGAGTACCCATCCAAAACCTGTATAATCCACGGTGAAAGGCTTACGACGCTTACTAATGGATTCTACATTCTCGTGATTCATGACTCCGCCATTCTTACGGAAATCATCTTCTTCCAACCAGTGTGCGACAGAGGTTGTGTGACCATCCTCAGTAGCATACCAACCTGCAACGATTTCTTTCTCTTCACCTTCTGCAGGGATTGCCATGTCACACAGTTGCCAAAACTTCTCAGTGTTGAAAACAATGTCATTATCAATCCACAGTTGATAGTCATACTCAAGACGACCATCCCAAGGAGTTTGCTGAGGACCACGGAGAACATTTGCACCAAGAACCTTACAACGGGCAAAGTTAACCATTGATGAATAGTCTTGACTAATCTGAATACTCAGACCACTCTGTACCATGTCAAAGCAGAGTTGAACAAAGTTCTTCAGAAATGTATATGAACATCCACGTCCAGGAAGACAGAAAACAATCGTCTTACCTTTCATGCGTTCTTTGATTGCAGCAATGTCCCACTCTGCTTCTTTCTTCTTGGGCGCATTTGCTTTAACTGTAAATCCTTTAGCCATAAGATGAATTAACCTTCAAGATCAATTATAACGTTTAATATGTATATTGTCAATATCGGAAACCTTTTTCAGTATGAATCAGATCCAGGGGGTTCATTCTGGTTATCCCCACCTGCACCTCCATGCGCCCGAATGCACTCCTCATAAGACAAATCCTCAAGTTCATAATCAGTCTTCATTAGACCAACCATTCCCTTGAGGGTTTCCCATGTAGTATTAAATTGTTCCTCATTTAGATTGTTATATAAACACTCTTCTTTTGCGTAGATGTGATAAACCTTTTCCATAAAAATTTTTTGCGCGGAATTTTTTTTCCAGAACTGAAATCGAAAGTCGAATTATATATCAAGGTCGAATTGTCACCTCTGTAGGTTAGGGTAGTTAGCTATTTTTATATCACGCCCGCCGACGATATAAACGAACGCCCCCAAAAACACTGTGGTTCACTGATACCCTCCTCCATCATATCACGGGGACTAACTGATGTCAACCCCCGCGCCCTTAAGTATCAGAAACTCATGTCTTCTCTTGCTGTTAAATAAGCGTCCAATTCTTCCGTGGTAGTGAAGTTGTCGATGAGTCCTTGATACTCATCGAGATCAATGATTTTTAGATCAATGAGATTGTAGAGCGCCTTTGTGAATTCTTCAGTGTGAATCAAGAGCGTGTGAGTAGTGCCTACATAACTGCTACACTTTCGACGACCCCCCTTAGTATTACTCACGGAGAGAGACTGTCAAATAGCGGTCATTATTGCCAGGTGACAGGTACACTCAGGTCTTCTACGTAGCTGTCAATAACCCTCTCAGATCCTTCCAGTTCAAATAGATCTTCCCAGTTAATCTGATGCGGGTCGAAGTCTTCCAAGGTCTCTAATTCCAGAGTGATTCTATAACGTTGCTTCTGTGCCTGACTGTAAATGACTGACATGAATCTGCTCCGGTGAGTGATACTTTGTTATTATAAGATATGGGAGAAATATTGTCAACGTGCCAATCAATATTTATAAGAATCACTGATATTTTTGCGTTGTCAATCCCTGGCAAAACTTATCGCGCCGGTCTTGACATTTTCTCGGAGAGGTGATAGAATGCACGCTTAGATCACTACTCCCAGACACATTAAATCACACACTTTTCCACACATTATCAACACTTTTCCACATACATTGTGGAGAACGTATAAACAACGCATATACATTTAAAAAACCTTTTTTAATATAAAAAAGCATAATCTTTATCTATATGACATAAAAAGGGGGCATTTTGTGCCCCCATAGTGTTATTCAGGACTGTTGCTGATAGTCACTGAGACCCTCCAAGAATTGCAGCATTTGTTCACCATTTTCACAAAGTTCGAGTGCGTTAATGATTGCTTGCTTGGTCATGAGTTAGTGTTAGTTAAGAGAGAAAAAGTAAGCAGTTTAGAGTCATACTCAGGACTGAAAAGTTTAGTCTAAGAAACTATCAATCCTCTCACCGATTGACTGATTTTTAGTTGTATCAGGTTCGATAATATCAGCAATGTTGTTGAAGCTGTCAGCAGTGAATTGACGTGCTTCAGTTGACTGCCAGAGGAGAATACCGATGATAGCAACAAGGATAACTTTCATGATTTTGATGTAAAGAATGAATGAGGTAATTAGGGAAAGGAGAGTGTTAGAAACCCCTCCATGATTACGTCAGGCAAAGATGTAACCGTTGTCAAAATCTTCAGTCTTGAATACATCTTGACCGTTGATTTTACCAACGAACTTTCTTACATACCAGGTGAAATCTTTTTGGAAAACACCTTCACCAGAGATGCAGAAATAATCGCACAAAGCATTCAATCTGCTCTTGGTAGTTACTGACTGCCAACCGCCATCAAAGATGGTCATGTCGTTGTCAGAAACCTCAGCGATTTTGTTACCATGAAGGCGAACAATAGAGACACCAGATTCGGGATCAAAGTGAACAGAAGTGTTTGCAGATTTCCAGTCAATGTTAGACTGAATTGCTTGGCACATTTGCTTTTCGATCTTACGCATGTTTGTCAGAGTTAGTGAAGTGAAATCGGTTGTGGCGGGAGCGGGTCGCGTCCCTCACACTAATGGGACACTTTATGCGACCCCCCTTCGGATCACCATGCCGTCCGTCTCATTGATTGTTCATAACGCTTCCGATCTAATACGTCTTCATATTCATCGGGGGACAGGTAATCCTCCCAGCATCCACTATCATCGTTCTGATAGTAAGCATCAAATTTGGACCAGGATTGACCGTTACAAAATGAAGTTGTTGACATAGTGTTGATGTTGATGAAGGACAAAAAAAATCGGCGCTCCGCTACACTCGGAAAGACTCGGAAGGTATCACATACCATTCAGAAAATCATGGAGGGCTTCATCATACTCTTCTTGAGTTTGATATACTCTTCCATGAATGTTCATCGGGAAAGTTTTATCGAGACCTGCAACTGCTACTGTTTCACAGTCGGCACGATCATAACCCATTTCAATGAGATTTTCGACGTAAGGATTGATCATAGATTGTTGATAGTTTGTTGAATTGATTCGTTGCGTTGTTTGATAGTTTCTGCCATCTTGCTATTCATCAATGAAAGACCAAGATTTGCACCGATGATGATAATGACTGCGGCAAGAAAGATTCTCATTTTGTGAGGGTAAAGATTGCGTTGAGTTTTGCTTGAATTGAATTGTAGATTTCAATTTCGCCATCATCTTCGTCCAGATGATCTTGATACTCACTCAGCGCATAATCGATGATTTGCCACTCTGCATCAGTGAAGAGTTGTTTGTAGATAGCGGCGCAAGTTTCTTGAGAAGAGAGAGACATTTGGTTTTGTTTGTGGTTGATTGCTTCTTACACTATAGGGACGCTTTAGGCGACCCCCCTTTGCTTCAGTCTTCCAGGAGTTCAGGATAATAATCCTCAACTTCAGTGATAAGTTCATCGACAGAATACTTATCAAGAGAATCTGTCAAACTATCATAGACATATTGGTACATGGATTTGTGATCCATTCCATCAATGATGCTTTCAATGTATGCTTCTTGAAGTTGATCGCGGTCGATGATGTTTTCTTGAGTTTCAGTCATGATTTGATGAAGATAATGTTTGATAAGTGACATGAATCAGCACATCATTGGCATATACTCAGAAGAGGGCATTTTGTCAGTATTGAAGTCAGTAACCTCAGCACCCTTAGCAATACGCGATGCCCACTCATTCTTGGCATCAGTAGCAACAACAGTGCTATAAGACTTCATACCATTAGCACGGAAATAAACGCGCTTGATGAAACGTTTGATGACAACTTTCATGCCTTTGATGTCATCGGCCTCAGCAACAAATGCTTCAGGGAAAAAGTCAACAATCGTAGCAGAATTGGTCAGTTGCATGTTAGAGAGAAAGGATTGATCGGTGCTTACACTATAGGGACACTTTGAGCGACCCCCCTTTGTGTTATGCAGGGAGAATTTCGTACTCAGTAAAGTTAGGATAGTTTTTTTCTACCCATTTTGATAACTTTGTGTTCTGTGCTTTAATTCCTTTCGATGTTGTTGGTTTGGTGGGCATTGTCTTGTAAAATGTAGCAATGCCCTCATCAGTTGTAACTGAGATTGAATAAGTTGCAGTCGTTGTTTGCATCAATCAACCTCCGAAGTTATCATCCATGAACGCAGAATCTTGTCCGCGATCAAGATGATCCCACAGAGTATTTTTCTCACCGAACATTTGTTCAAACAAGTCAGGAGAATTCTCGCGATCGTATTGTGAATTGACTGCCATGATTTCAGTCTCAATCCATGCAAGTTCCATACGCTTTTGATCAAGTTTTTTGCGAAGATCGTAAAGTTTTTGATTGCGTTCGGTGATGGTCATTGCTTTAGTTGTGCTCATACTATAGGGACGCTTTAGGCGACCCCCCTTTGCATCATCGAAAAACTGGATTCACTCCAATTACTTTTGCTGTAGGATTTCGTGCCAATGCAGTAGCTTTCGCATCCTGATTGTTGACTGCTTGTACTTCTTCGGTGAAAACTTTGCCACCAACGTACAATTTAACTTCGTACTTCATTTTACACTCCAATCAAATTTGTTGATCATTTGTTTACAATGTTGGCAACCTAATGCACTCCAGGCAAAGTGATAAACTGTTTCGACTGAGTTGCATTTAGGGCAGACAATTTGTTTGCCTGTTCTTGATGCTCTTGTGGATTTAGTTACGTTCACCAGATGTTAGTCCAACGAGAATGATTTGCTTTGGAAAGTCTTCCTTCTGCTAACATATTGTCGCAGACTCTAACAAAGACTTCAAACTTTTCGGTTCGGGTTAGTGTGTCTGCTCCCTCGCAATTCTTCATCACGTTGAGCATTTGTTTCTTTGATGTGATCATAACGAACGACAGTAAGTTTGTTCAGTTGGTCAATAGTTCCAGGGAAAAGTTCATCGAACATAGAGATAACCTCCCGCCCAATCTGCACGCTCAAAGCATTGCTCACGAGACTCAATGCTCAGAAGATTGTAACGAACAATCTTTGCAGGTGCTTTCCATGATGCTGGTTTGAAAACTTCACCGGTCTTCTTATCAACAAAAGCATGAACACTGTTAGAACCACCACAGTCAGTCATCACAATTTTGTGATACTTACGACCTTCTTCAATAAAGAATTTGTAACCAGAATTGGGATGCTGACGTTCAATATCCATCAACAGTGCATCACACAACATCAGGCAATACTTGCGGATGTTAAGTTGAATCGTGTTGCGTGCATCTTGTGTGGCAACGTAGTCAGCGAAAGAAGTTTTGGTCATGGTTTCAGTGTTGCTCATACTATAGGGACGCTTTAGGCGACCCCCCTTTGTGCCATCCGACCAGAGTTGAAGTTAGCATGAGAAAATACCTCACGATTAACTAACTTGAACATGCCATGATCGTTGGACTTGACATAGCCCTCACCTTGACATTGTTGGCGACCGATGTATGCTTCAGGTCCATTGTTTCGCATCAAGAACAACATGTCATCTTTGATTGACTTGACAAGAGACCACAAACGAAGAACATTCACGTCAATTTGATTAGCAAATGCCAGTGCTTCTTGAGTCAGGTCATCAATATCCAGACCAGCACGAATGATGCTGTTAAGTTGTTGCTGAACCTGCTTAGATTGCTTGTCAGTCAGAAACTCACACATAGACGACATTTGACGTGCGAAGGCTACAACTTGATCAAAATCTTCATCAATCTGCCATACACGAGGTTTGACAAATTTGCAGTAGGGAGTATCAGTGATGATGAATTTCATCGGATGTGCTACAGCATCACGAAGATCGTGCTCAGCAGTATAAACTGTGTGAGGTGCGATGATAATATCCTGAGTGATTATTTCATCAAAGACATAAGTGATCGTATTGGGGCAGTAAGTATCATCACCACCAAACCCAATAAAATCACCTTGAACAATCCCGTCGATAGCAGGAAGGTAATCAAAGCAATGGTGTAGTATATCAGCAACAGGACCAGAATGATTCCGGTCAATGTCACTATGTGCTTCGTTAATCTTGATAAGTTTCTTATTAAAGACCGATTTTGTACCAACAAAGAATTTACCCGTCGCCGGATTTTTGCCCCATACAATCGCGGGAGCGCCATCGATCTTCGTAGATACTTCACCATCAGTCAAAAACCAATCAAGGACAGAAAGATCACCCGTCAGGATAGAATCTTCGGGATGTTGCAGATGAGTGTTCTTCATACTATTGAAACGCTTTAGACGACCCCCCTTCTTAAACAGAACCCCAGTTGTTCATAAACTCTTCAAGAGTGTATCCTTCTCCAGTGGAAGTTTCTTCTATCAACTGCTCCAATGTGTATTCTTGAAGTTCTTCACGATATTCTTCAGTTGTAGGATCATTTTCAGGATCAAAATCATCATGGCAGAGATAATCCCACTCTGCACATAATGCGTTGATAATATCTGCTCTTGTATAATTCATCGACGAATCTCACTGATAGCGGGTTGACCTTGATTGAATACAACATCAACAACTGCCTGAACTTTCTTGGCAGTGCTGATACCAACTGTGTCATAGGTAGGAATACAAACAAGACCAAAAGTCTTCTCAGTGCTACCCAAACGGATCACACGTCCGATGCTCTGACTGATACCAATGTAGTCCATGTTCCGCATGAAAATAACAGCCTCAAGACCACTTACGTTGATACCTTCAGACAGAATCGAGTGGTGGATAACAACAAACTTCTTCTCAGGATCTTTGCCCCAAGTGTTAAGAGTGTTGAAAAACTCCTCGCGATTGACTTTCTTGCCATCGATGATTGCACCGGTCTTCGATGTAATCGTCATCCAAGAATATCCACGCTCAGCAAGTTGCAGGCAGAAGTCAGACTGTGTAATAAGACCCACAATCTGCTTTGTGGTGCGAGCACAAATCAGAGTCTTGTCGATGTTGTTGTCATCGATAGTTTCCAACAGGTTGTCACTATCCTCGGCATACATTACCTTGCGACCTTTAACCACAGGCAGTTGCTTAACTACAACTTTGGGAGGAAGAATGTAACCACCATCGACAAGTTCAGGAGCAGGAACATTTACAAGAACCTGACCATAAACAGACCAATTCATGCCTGGTTTGGTAGCAGCAAGAGAATGTTTAGGAGTTGCAGTGTAACAATATGCACGATCTGCGTTCTCCAAAAAGAACTCAGTGGCAGGGAAGAAGTTCTTCTTTACACTGTTATGTGCTTCATCAAAGTAGATCGTGTTGACCTCAATATCTGCCTCCATGATACGATGGAGCGAATTGTATGTGGTGAAGATGATAACATTCTCACCCATAGTGCGAGCACAGTTTGCATACAAATGAATTTTGTCTGCTTTAGTTGTGCTGACGTGATGAGTTTCACCACTGTGAACGTGCATCACATGCAGATAAGGATCACTGTTGTTAGGATCAATAACCTCCATAAATTCGCTGCACAGTTGTTCTGCCAGCAGAATACGGGGGGCTACAACAACTGTAGTGGTGCCATTGTTGATAGAATCATGACGACGCTGAGTGTCAACAATCATCGTCAAAGTCTTGCCACCACCAGTGGGAACAATCATCTGACCTTTGTTGTATGCAAGCATACGATCAAGGATGCGATCTTGATGTGGGCGAAGAGTGATCATCAAAAAGAATTAGATAATAACAGTATAAATCCACCTACAACACCTGTCAAGGGTGTTGCAGGCGATCTCAGACACTACTGGGACGCTTTACGCGACCCCCCTTCGGATCACCCCTCAGGGTGAAGTGCTTGCCAGACATTAGGGAACATCCTTTTTACGTCAAGTTTCTCAACACCTCTCTCAACTGCAAAACGATTGTATGCACGAACAACATAATTGTGAGCAACACTTTCTTCCCACAATCCTGCAATTCTGGGTGTGTTGAGGGCCTTCAACTTTTCGCCGTCAAGTTTAAGCATTTCAGAGTGACGATTCCAATATGCTTTGATGGCATATTCCAGGTGATCGCGAGACCATTCAATCTCATTTTCAACGGCAAGTTCATCGACTCGATTGAGGAGAAATGCAACACCTTTCAAGTCATAAACATTGATTTGTTTTGCTTTTTTGGGATCGACAGATGCGTAACTTGAGTTGTCATAACATTCGCGAAGCAAATTGCAAGCACGATTGAGTTGTTTTACCCAAGGTAAAGTCTTTTGTTTCTCAAAGATGTCCCTGAACAGTGAGAATCCGTTGATGGAATAGCGACTTTTTTCTGTGGGGAAAACCTTGTAATCAGTGGGGACAAGATCAAGACGAAGATCGTCAAGTCGGTTGTAAATATAAATCTCTTGCTCATGATTAGCGTGATAACCAATGTAAAAGTTTTCCTCAGGATTACTTTTCTTAGATTTGTTGTTGACGCAATCATATCCAAAAGCACAAATTTGTTGTGCTGTTTTAGACGATCCTTCCTTCATGATTGTCTTCGCAAAAGGAAGTTTGAAGTCAGAAGAATCAGCATTGTCAAGCAATGCAGTCAGTGAGTGTTGCTGGTCAAACAAAATGTTGTCATAGTTTACGTCAGCAACTGTCTGAAATACACCACGAACAGCAAGATCAAATGTACGGTGCGCGATCTTTTTTGCGTGGTTCTTTGAGAACTGACGTTGTGCCTCAGTGAGAACACCAGTTGTAGCAACATTACCTTCAGTTAATACCTGAACGGCGTTGTCACTTTCGTAGAGTTTAATTTGTGGAACGTAATCAGGATCTTCAGAAATTTTTTGCGCTTCAGTGACAATCTGTTCTTTCAGATTGAAGATTCGCTGTAGTTCTGATCCAGCAAGTCTTGGTCGTTTGACTTGGCCTTTGCTCATAGATGCCAAGTTTTCTTTAATAGTGCGGAACTTTTTCCGTGCCATGGTTTTGAGTTTAGAAACAATAGGGTATGACTTATAGGAAGGAATTTTCCCAAGTCATGAGGTCAGTATAACAACTTTTAGAGAGGTTGTCAATCTCTATCAGGAAATCAAGATACTACCAGACCGCGTTTGGTATTCTTGTAGAAAATAATACGATAGGGGATCGATTCCTTACCTGATTGAATAGTTTTCTTGTAAGTGTTAGGTTTGATTGATACTGGTTCTCCGTCCACATATCCATCAATGCCCTGAGATTCTTCATCTGGTGTAGACAAACGGAACTCACCAGTTTCTGACACCATCTCAAGGATGTCAAGTTGAAGTTGAAGACCAGAGAATGTCTTGTCGATGATGAGATCTTTTGTCCAATTCTTCACATCATCACGATTCAAAGAGTTGAGATTCTCTCTGATTCTTTGCACATATTCCCAGATCTTATCAGCAGCAATATCTATCTTATCAGATCCAATCTTTTGGTCATAAAAAGATTCCCATCCCTCTACAGTTGGTCTACCTGCAACCTCTCTATATTCTTGGATAAGATCACTCATCTGCCCAACATTTCTTGGTCGGGTTGCTTGAGAGAATGAATTACCCAGGTTGATAACAGAACCGATGTAGGGTAAGAGTGCCATGATTAAGTGCTTTCAATTTAGGTACGCTTTAAGCGACCCCCCTTTACTTTGCTTTGTTTCTGCGGGTGATCTCTTTCTGCGTAATAGGGTTCTTTAACTCTTTCTCAGACTTTTTACCCAAGTTCTTGAGTTGAATGTCTCTCAGAGTTCTTTCACCTTTCTTGGTCAATGCTTTACGCTCAGCAGCAGTTTTACCTGATGCTTTCTGTGGTTTGTAATTAGGATTTACTTGCTTTGCAGACTTCTTAGCAAGTAACTTTGATGCTGCTTTCTCTTTGTCTTTTGCAGAGGTAGGTGTACTTGATCCACCAGATCTTGCAGCACGTCTTTCCATTGCTGCCTTACGTTGCTGATCTCGCAGTGATAAACCAGCAGATCCACGCTCTTTAGTTGGTTGCTGAACTTTGTCAGATGTTTTCTTCTGAGTACCAATATCTTTGCGTGGTTTGTAATCTTTAGCGGGGACCATTTTGCCCCCACCAGCAGCTTTCATGCGACGTTTTTCTGGTTCAGTTTTCTTACGCATTGCACCGACTCTGCCACCTTCGCCTTGACGGCGAATCTGGGAAGATCCCATGACATCTTTATCATATGCTTCAGCAAGAAACTGACCCAGAGTTTTCATTGTCGCTCGCGATTACCTCTCTTTATTTAGTCTTCGGTGTCCTCCTGAACCTCTTCTTTCTTGATAACTTTAGGACCAACTTGGACCCGACCAGTTTCATAGAACCACTTCACACGTTCTTTCCGTGCTTGCATCAGCATATCATATTCTTCCTGCTGTTCTTTAGTGAAGCGGAAATCTTGATTCCTCCACGTTTCACGAAGTTCTTTCAGGTGAGGCAGGACGTTGACAGTTTCGGTAGGAAAGTTCATTGAATCAGTAATCGATGTTGGAGTTGAGGTATTCGTTCATATTGAACTCTTGTTCTTCTTCAATCAGATCAGAAAGATCTTCATGCTGATCAAAGTTGACAAGTTCTTCAATTTGTTGCTCGGACAGATAATAATCCATCAAAGGTTCGTGGTTACAATACTGAGACACTTTAGGCGACCCCCCTTTCATTTAACTAAGATTTGAAAGTCTTTGCATCCTTGTTTAGTCATGACTTGTTCCCAAAAAACTGCATCATCAATTTTCATAAAGGTTGCTTGGTGCTTTGCAAAACCCTTTTTCTTCGGTTTTAGGTATTGAACTTGGTACATCATTCCAATGGCGGATTACTCCAGATACAATAAAAGCGTTAGTGACCATGTAACTAACAAATATAATGGTGCGTATGCCAGCAACGTAATTATCGTAAGGAGCTGTCTTGTCGTCACTGAAACTTCCTATGGCATACTTCCAAATTTCCCATGCTTTTTTCATGGATCTTGATACCTGTACTCTTGTGATTTGTAGGTGTCATCATTAAAGTTTCTTACATAGATTTCCATTTCTTCAAGGTTTGAAGCATTGGAAAATCTCCTGCTGTGAACATACTCTAACTCATCCCAACAATGAGAATAACAAACAACTAAACAGTGATGTTTCTTGTGAATGGGAACCAAATCATCTTCTTTGGGTTTTACTGAAATCTCAATCGTAAGATATTCATCAGTAACAAAATAGACCCATCCCTCAACATTACGCCAAGAGACATAATCATTCAGTCTGGGTTCATACTTCATTGAAATGCTGCCATCAAAGGATTGAGATTTAACTGCATTGCAGTATATGGGCGAGTATTGTTAATGTCTACTGGATCTCCACACTTGGAGAAGTTAATAGGCGCTGAATAGGTTCCTGTTTTTGTGTTGTAGAATCCCCAGACGGACTTAGGTGCCACATCAGTATAGGAGAAAGTACCATCATTGACAATGCAAATCCGATGAACATTGCGTCGGAATTGATCAACTTCATAGTGAAATCCTTCAGGTGGTTCATGAATAAAATCGGGAGGTAATTCGATCACGTTGTAAACTGTTCGACAATTTCAGACTCAGGATTTTCTGCAAGTGCATAAGTTGGTGCTTTCATGATGTTTTCACGAAGACGATTGTAATAATCATCATTCAATCCATCATCTTCAGCAGTAATTAGATCAAAACATTCATCATCATTTTCGGCAACAACATTCCAGATACCACCATATTCAGATCGGGGGAATGGGATGAAGTGATCCACAACATAGAGAAATTTTTGAGTCATTGGCCTCGGTAGATTACCTCCATAGTTTAACATATTCAGAGAAACTCAGCAATGTAGTAGTCAACAGTTATTTCCAACTTTGCTGCCTCTCGTTCACACTCAGCAATGAAATCATCAATCATGCGTTCAGTTTGCAGTTCTTTTCGGTCTTCGTTGTAATCAATCATACTGCAAGTTCTCCAGAGGGAATTTCAACAACTTCAGGACTTTTGGAATCATCGAATGAGTGCATATCTAAACACTTCCATTCGTTATTCACAGTCCAAACATAAGCGTACTCTTCATTATTCTTTTTGTCAAGAAAATCGAAGATGTCATCATCATAACGAGGAGGGCAGTTCTCACCACGGGCAGAATAATACTCAGGACCATACTTTTGTCCATCGGTGCGATCTTCACCCCAGACAGTATCATTCCAGCAGGATGACATGTCTCCACCATCAATTAGATCAGAAACTTTCTCTTTGGTGTTGTAATGTGTGGTGAGGATACGACCCAACCACTGAGGATAACCGTCCCAGTGATGATAAACAGACAGGACAGAATTGTCTTTGAGTTGAATACCGATGCGGGAACGAGTTGCCATAATAAAAGAAAATGTGTGAGAGGCGGTTCTGCGGATGAGAACACATTTTAGTTTACCTCTCGGTTTGTTGTGTCGGGTCTCCCCTCCACACTATAAGGACACTTTAGACGACCCCCCTTCTCAACCTCCATCGACCTGACATCCGACCATAGCACCGCCAACAATACCTGTAGGGATTGCCCAGATCCAGTTATCTTTTTTGGAAAGAACTCCACCTAATGCACCACCCAACAATCCACCAGCTACTGTTCCTTCGACACAGGAATTGTTATCCACATTACCCACGTTGGGATGTTCTTCTTCATGGTGATAATGAGGAGCAGTTTGAGGGATGTAACGTCTTCCACAGGGAACTCTCTTCCTCTTACTATCTACATATCCACCGACCCATTGTCCGTGTTTGTTGTAATAACCAGGAATATATCTCTCTACGTTCTTGTAACAATACTCCTCATAATGTGTCTGTCGATGACGAACACGAGGACCACCAGCAAGTGCGGGAGTTGCTGTCATTCCGATCAGTGCGATTACTGCAAGGAGTTTCATAAGAATTGGTTTCTATACATACCAATTTATATGAAAAAAGGGCACCCGTCAAGGTGCCCTGTGCCACTTCTTTTGCTGTCTTAAAGATTACTTATAGCTTCCCGTACAAACCATACAAAGGTATGTATAAAAATCAAGAATTTGACTCTTGTTGTTCTCTTGCTTGTTGAACCAGATATTCTGCAAAACTTTCCAATTTATCTGGATGGATTTGTTGAATACCTGCTTCACCTACAGCATTTTCAATGCTGGAGATCTCATTTTCTGTAAGTTTTCTTCCGTTTTTAGGTAGAGTCATAAGCAATCTCCAGGATGTTTTGACATACTAACATGTCATTTCACAATTAGTTAGCAATTTAATCTTTTCTTTGGGATTGCGTCACGGGAGTTAATGGTTCAACCTTGTCCATTTCTTTCCAGACTCTTGTAAAATCAGACGCTACTTTGTCTTCATTGTGCCAAAAGTCTTCCCAATCTTTGTCAGTTGCTTCACTAACTGCAAGAACACGTTCTCCTTGAATGTAAGAAAGAACCTGTGAGGATTTTTCATGGAATCCTTTATAATAATCAACCCAGTCCTGAACTTCTTTCTTCAGGTCACTATAGAATTGTTCTGGTGAGATAGACTCATCAGTCAAATAATCACCGACAGCTTCAGAGAGTCTATCCCGACGCTGTTTATTATAAATTTCACTCACTCTTTGCTGCCTCCTTTTGTGCTTTTTCTTCTGCTTTGATTCGTTTCTTTAGCATTTTAGCAAAAGTTACTTCTCCAGCAGTATACCAATCAGGGTGCTTCTTTGCACGTTTGATAAGTTTCTTTGCTGCTTTTTTGTCCTCCATTGTTACATACGCTTACAGTATGTAATATTTATTGGGACACTTCCTCGGTTGCAGGTTTGTTGAAACCAAAAGGTCCTACACCTTCTTTATCAAATGCACGACGCTTTTGTGCCATTCCACATACAGTTTCCATCACCTTAATTGTGTCTTCAACTGTGCAATTCTCTGGCATATTACGATGCACGATATCAAATAGAGGGAAAAATTCCTTAGCGGCTTCATTCACCTCTTCAGGTGTTAGTGGATCATAGTCTTTCATTTACCCACTCCATAATCAGGTGCTTTCAATTCAAGTTTACGAATATCTTCATGTAGACGTTCGGTTGCATTTTGGTGCAGTTTTGCTACTGCTTTACGAACTTCTTCAGTCTCTTCCCATTCCCAGGTATCACTACCAATAGTTGTTTGTTTTTTGGTCATAGTTTACCTCCTACTACACCTGAGTTTATCACACGGGTGTAATCTTGTAAAGTTCCTTCTTGCAGTGCTTTTAGATGCCAACGTGATACAGTAAGCACACCTTCTTCAGTGGCACCAGTAATAAAATGCTGTCCCAATGGTTCTTTTAGAATAGATGTATAGAGACCGAAACGTGTTTTCTTAATATAGAAAGCATCATCAATCCATACAACATCTTCGGGAATGTCTTTCTCTACTGTACCACCAAAAGAACTACTCAGTTTTGGTGTTTCTTTGATTTTTGTTTCTGTCATTGAGATTAGTTAGTTGACGTAAAAGTTCGTACTTGACTGAGATCATACGAGAATGAATGAATTGCTTGTATTCATTGTCCTCTGTTAAATTGACAATGCCATCTAATTGATGAATTGCAAGAATTAACCTTGTTTGTTCGTCTTCGATTTTTTTAGACACTTTGCACCTTTTGAATTGCGAGAAGTGTTTCCAGTGGAATCCATGCTGGAGTTTCTTTTGCGAACTGAACTTGCACTTCGGTTATCACTCTTTCCAGATCTCTCCGATACGTTTCTCTTGTGTTTTTTACTGGACTTAAGGGATTTACCGTCACGATTTGATACCTGATAATCTTTTGGTTTCAGTTTATATCTATCCAAGTACTTTTGCAAGTGTTCCTCACACTCAAAGTGGCACACTGTCAAGGCAATACCTTTCACATTGTGACAATCCTTATTGACTTCCAGTCTCCACGGAAATGTGACATAGGGGAACAACACATTATACTCAGGATCAAGAATAGTAGATCGAATCATTTTTTAGGTTCCCATCCTGTGTTGTTACAATGTTCGCATCCTTTACCACCACATTTACTACAAATCCAGTGTGTGTTGTCACTCATTTGATCTCCATTCTTTTCTCATTGTTTGGTATTCAGGATCGTATGCAGCTTTATCTCGCACTTCCTTAAAAATAGCAGCACTTTTTGCTTTTGTATTTGTTCGCCAATCGTGCTCTTGTGGTCTGACTTTACCAGACATTTTATCGTACTTCCTTCCACTGGAATGATTAGCATAGCGACGTGCTCTTGTAAAACCCATCTCCAAGAATTTTCGCGCCATGTCCATACCAATGAAGTCCCTTTGGGTCTTAAATCTACAGAACATTTGGTATATCGTATCAGCAGATTTGCGAGCAGTAGTTTCATCTACAAATCGCCAATGAGCGCATATATCGTTAGTGTAAGGGCGTACCAATAGCACTCCTTGTTCTCCCCTTCCAATACGATAAAGTTTGCGAGTCTCTGCATCTGTGAAGTCCAGAGTTTTGTAATCGAGTTCATAATCAAATTCCTTCATCTTGAAGTGCTTCCATTGTATAAAGATGACCAGATTCTAAAGTCTGATCGTGGAGATCGGCAACGTCTTGTAGTCCTTCAATACTATACCATGGTGCAGTCTCCCAATCAAATCCTTCACCAAAAGTATTATCTGCCTGGACAATATACCAGTGACAAGATGTATCAGGAACATCTACAGCACAGTTGCTCCAATCATCATTCCATTGTGGAACCTGTACCCATAATGTTACAGCAAAAAAGATGTTAAGAAGTGGCAGCATTTTTTAGTGTGGTGATTAAGTGCATGTGACCATGAAAATATCCAGCAACAATAACACTAAGAGTTGCTGCTATCACTCCCAGAAGCATCAACGAAGGGATAAGATATGACGAATTTTTCTTCTCGTTTTCCGTTAGAGTGGACGATTGTTGAGTGTTTCCATGTTCCATTGACTAAGTTGCAAATGTTGTTCAGTTGCATATGTAGTGTAATCTTATCTTGCTCAGTCATCAGTGCCAACGCAATGTTTTGAGGTAATTGAGAACATCCTGACGAACATCCATTAGTTCATGATAACACTTTTGATTGTGAGCACATGATCTAAGCTGAGGATCAGGTTCAATAACGGACTCAATGAAAATGTCAAGACCTCTATTCCACTTGTCTTGTTTAGATTCTCCATCGGGGATGGTGTTCTGATCCTTCATAGTGTCGTTCAGTTTTGTTTTACTATTTAATCACTTCCCAGTGATCGTCTGCTGTTTCACTCATCCAGAAGTGGTAACGTCCAGAGATAGATGCAAGAAACAACTTGCCATCTTTCTTCTGTTCTACTCTACAGGAATGAAGATTGTCCATCATATTAGCGAAGCGATTCTTCGCTTTTGAACTCTTCGGTTGTACACAAAGAAACTCAGCTTTCATAGTTTGATTAACCTCCACAAAGGTAATTATACAGGGTTTTTAGGAACTTGTCAAGCGATTGGGGAATGGTGTTCCTTTACCATGTGATTCTGGACCAAGACCGATGTAACAGTGATAGAGTTTGATTTCCATCTCCATTGCTTCAAGTTCCCATGGTTGATTAGAATAGTCCGCGAGAGAGTAGTCTGTGCCCTTCCAAAAGCGTTTAGAACCCTTGTCCTTAAGATTCCCCTTAACATGCTGATAGACGTGCCACAGTTCATGTAGAAGGGTCTGAGTGTAAAGAATGGGATCCATTCTGTTGTGCAGTTCTATTTCAAATGCACGAGGACGATGATCACAATCCTGAACAGTACACCATCCATAAACACCTTCGCGAAGTAATCCACGATGATTAACGGTGATGTCCAGTTTGTGACGTGGAAGATACTTTGCTACGAACCATAAAACAATGTCTTCACACCGTCGTTGGCTGTAATTGTATCCAGTGGTCTCAAGATAGAGCATGGAGGGCAACAGAAGTGACTCGGGTTCCCCACTGCATCATATACATGAACGATGCAATGAAGATCAGTTTCTCAGTGGTGTTCATACTATAGGGACGCTTTACCCGACCCCCCTTTCTATCCCTTTGGTTTTATCGGATGAACCACTCCTCAACAGAGTCGCTAACATCACGCATCTTGACCCAACGATCATTCATTGGTTGGCCATCTAAGATTTTAACCTGTCCAATCAAACCAACGATAATCCACTCATCTCTTTCTTCTCTTGGAACATAGGTCACAGAAGGATCAAAATCTGGATTGAGACGATAATGAACAAAACGATTGCCTTTTGAATCGTGGGTTTGACCAACAACATCACTTGGAATCGTTACACCTTCAGGAATCTGATGTGACTCGTAACTATGGTTAATTTCTTGACCATCTTCTCCGGTTTCTGTCCATTCATAAACAAGATGTTCGTCAAGAATGAACCGATCAAAATCGTCCGTAAGATACTTATTTGACCATTTGTTCCAAGCAGAATTACCAATAACACTTGCGATTTTGCCGGGTGCTTTAGGTCGCACAACACCCATAATTGATGATGCAGAATCTTCAGATGTTGCTGCACGAACTTTGTTGTTTTCTAAGACAACAGTTGTACCGACAGGAATTGCAGCACCTGTGCTTGATTCAAAGTATTCAGCATAGTCAGCACCGTTGGGGCTCCAAGTGCCGTCTGCAAAAGCATTGCCATCACCTCTTAAAGTAAATTGGCGGTCAGGGGTGCCACTATGGTCGGAGTCGCAGACCAAGAAGTTCATGGCAGAAGTTCCAGCTCTGTTGTGGTGCACTTTCATACCATCACCAGTATAACTTGTGCTGGTATGAGTAAGGAAAAATCCTAAAGCAGTGTTATCGGAACCTTGAAGTTCAAGAAATGTATGAGTACGAGATCCGTTATTAATATCAACAGTCGCAGATGGACTTGTTTCATTTATACCAACACTACCATCTTTATTAATTATAGCTGCCTGAGTTGGCGAAGATCCGCCATCCGCCGTTGTCCAGAACTTAAGTTGTCCTGGATAATCATTACTTCCACCAGCTCCCGTCGCTGCTCCAGCCTCTGCACTAATTCTCGCAAAAACATTGCCAGTACTATTACCAAATTCAATATTTCCGATACCGTCGCCAGCACTCATCGCATTACTATGCCCTCTGGTAATAAATATGACACCATTACCGTCTGCTACTGAACTGTTACCTCCAAAAGCAGCGGCCGTTCCTGCACTAAAAGATGTTAGACCACTCAGAAGTCTTCCAGCAGAATCTATACGCATTGCCTCTTCAATACCACCATTATCAATGGCAAATACCAGACTTGCTTTATTGGTTGTTCCCTCATCTTTATTCAGGATTCTGACATCACCAGAATTTTTATTTCTTATTTCAATTCCATGAAATCTGTTATCATTAGATCCTATATCTTCAAATCTAATAATACCAGCGATTTCATTACCTACTCCCGTATCTACAGCAGTTACTCCAGTCTTGGTTGCAATGTAGATGTCAGTGTGATTTTGTTGTTGATTACCAGCAACAGCACCACCTTTACCTGAAATTTGGATTGAACTCTTCAGAGAATTTACTCTCATCTTCAGATGAGTTCCATCATTGGCATCTTCATCAGGCATTACAAGAATAAGATCACCTCTATCAGCAGTAGATCGATCCAGATTGAATAATCTAATATCACCAGCATTTTTATTTCTTAATTCAATTCCATGAAATCTACCATCATTTGAACCAGTTTCTTCAATCCTCACCATTCCAGCAGTAGCGCCTCCCTCATCATCACCAACGCCGGTTATATCCGACTGCATAGCGATGTAGACTGGTGCATTTGTGACATCAGAAGAATAATCTGAAATTGTTCCAATTTTAAAACGACCATCAGAAGTTATACGAAGTTTTTCTGATATATTACTTCCAGTTGCTTTTGTGAAGAAAGCAATTCTTCCGTCATCATTAGCACTTGTTTGTGTGCTGCCTTTAATCTGAGCAACTATATTTGCACCATTAACAAAATTGACTCTGCCTAAGTCAAAATCTGCATTAGTAGCAGCAGCACCATTTCCTAACCAAAGGAAACCAGAAGATGATGCATCATTGCCTGATATAGAAAGATTTCTATAACCTGCACCAGTTACAGTCCAAGGTGGTGTTCCATTAATATCTACATTACCACCAGAAGTTATACGAAGTTTTTCTGTTGCAGAACCACCACCAACACCACGGAAAATTATTGTTCCATCACTGGAATCATTTCTACTATCAATGAAAAGAGATCCAGCAAGTTGCTTGAATTCTGCATAAGTATTTCCAGTATCTGTATCTTCTGATCTAATAATTGGATCAGAACCAGCAACAACAAGCAATCTATCTGGTTCAGCAGTTCCAATACCGATTCGACCAGCAGAAGTTATACGAAGTTTTTCTGATCCATCAACATCAAATCGTAAATGACTATCAGCAACACTATCTGATGTATCAGCACTAAATGCAATTGCTCCTTGATGAGTTCCCATAATTTGAGAATACCCAGTTGGAGCTGCACTATCTTCAAGTCTTATGTATGGATCTGCATCTCTAATGTGTAACTTTACTTGTGGATCGGCGGTTCCGATGCCGACATCACCATCAGATTTTATACGAACTTTTTCAGTGGCATTGGTTCTGAATGCCATAGAATTATCACTATGGTCATAATCAATATAACCAATATTTTCGTCGTCACTATCACCAAAATTTAGTGTTGAATTAGAGGTATTGCCTCCGACAATTGAGACAAAACAATTGCCATTTCTCTCAACTAATAACTCTGTTGAAGATAGAGTAGTCCATGTCTTACCAACATGAGAATCAATTACTTCCAATGCGGCCGTTGGATCAGTAGTATTGATGCCAAGATGACCACCAGAAGTTACACGAAGTCTCTCACTACCACCCGTCTCACTGTAAATGTATCAGCAGCAGGGAATCTAATGGCAGTATTTGTATCGCCATTGTGGATGATCTTATCCCCAACCTGAATATCACCTAAGAATGTTGATATACCAGCAAACGTAGCACCAACTCCAGTGACTACAAGTTGAGCAGCTGTAATAATACCAGTGGTTTCAACATTAGTTACGTCTTCATACGTCAGCGTTCCACTGACGTTCATATCTCCACCAACGTCTAATTTGACAGTAGGAACTGTACTTCCGATACCTACTCGACTGTTGTTAGCATCAACAGAGAATACATTTGAATTCGCTAACTGCGATAAACTCCTTGCACGAGTCATTATACTTCAGTACTTTTTTATCTATTTAGCGCAACAAAAAAGACCACTCAGTCTGGGGACTGGTGGTCAGGGAGTTTAGGAAGCAAATCAAAAGAAATAATCGTTCGATGCTTTCTGACTTGATTTGGATTTACATAATGTAAAGTATAAGAAGGACAGATAAAGATTGTTCCCTCTTTTACTTCACCAGGTTGTGCAAGAGATGTTGTATCGGTTCTTGGATTTTGCCATGGAGCCACGAAGGTGGTTGGTGAATGAACTTTAGGATCAAACTCAACATAAAGGATACCAGTGAATCCCCAACTCTTATGATTATGAATGGTCTGTTGATCTCCTTTTTGATATCGGACAGTCCAACAATCAGTCATACTACAACTTACTTGTGCTTCCTGACAAAACTCAAACAACTGAGGTTTGATGAGGTCTTGAAAATAATGTAGATATGACTTTTTATTAGTCTGTCGATCAGTCTCAAAAGTTTGAAGTTCAGTTCTTACAAACCTTTCTTCTTTAATTCTTTTGAGTAATCCTTTTTTCTTAAACTCCCAATCATCAATTTGATATTGGTAAGAAGGATATTCAAATAGTGGTGCCTTCATAGTAATTCTTTTGTATTGACTGAAACATTTCCCGAAATAGAAATTCTGTCTTCATCACAGTCATAAAATGGATTGACTTGATGCATTAACTTCGATGGAAAGAATAACATTGTTCCTTCCATCTCAGGATTCATCTCATAAACAAACTCAGATATCCTACCTACTGTATCAGTATATTTAAATTCAAAGGTTGATATTTTTGGACTGTTAGATCTCAATGCGATTGGATTTTTGTTTTGATCAAAGTGTCTGGTTGGAATCTTCATCCAGACTACAAAACTGTAAACTCCATTATGATCATGAAGTGGATTAAATTCATTCTGTTTTTGATAGTTTACCCAAAAAGATTGAAGAAAATAAGGATGAAGTTGGTTTATAGGAACACTATCTCCAACATTTCCCATAATATCTGCATATTGATGAACTAATGGTATAACAGTATTTTTCCAGAACCAATCGTCCTCATCAATAATTTTATTACTCTCATGGATATTTCCAGCAAGAGTATTTTTCATCGACTCTTTTCTTTTATCAATACACTTCCACAAGTAATTCATTTCCTGGGCAGAAAGTTTTTTCTCTAACCACCCATAATTACGTGGATGAATAACTCTTACATCACTCATCGTGCTTTATCCCATGCACAATGAGCTCGTTGTCCATCTTGTAGAACATAATGGAGGAAGATTTGATGATAGTAATACTCTGGTGCTTCCTTAGTTTTACCGAATAAATTTTTCTTCACTTTGGGAGTTGGCATCGGATCACGCCAGTGTGGACGTTCGCAACCTTTATATACCAAACCATCACCAGGTTTCAGAACCAATGAGCGATTTTCACCAGGAACAAGAACAGTTGCTTTAGTCTTATCAGTGTAAGTATCTGGAGTTTTGATCCAGAAAGGCCAATCAGCATCTTTACCTTCAAGATTGGTGCTGACATGAACTGATACTGAAATCTCACATGCACCACGATCAGTATGAGGAGTCAGTTCTTGTCCAGAATAGTAAAATCTATCATAATAATATGTATTATACAGTTTGCGACCAATTGCCTCTTCCAGTTTCATACGAATACCAGAGTGAATCGCACGATACTGTGGATGCCAATAACGTGCAGTAGAACCCTCTACTTGAGTTTCTACTGGATTGTAATCGAAGTGCTCTGGGTTCTTATCCCAATAATTATACTCACCTTTTTCTGGAGGAACGGGATGATACAGTTCCTCAGGATCCCATAGGTTTTTGATTACTAAGTATCCATTCTTTTCAAAAGATTCATTGCGAGTCCAGGCAGTTCCAGTGTTCCGCCTCTCCTGCACCATGAGTTGCATTTCTGTCATTTCTTCTGCCATTTTCTACCTCACTTCCAACGGGGGCCAACAGTCCATCCAACGATAGACTTACGGGTTCCTTTCGTTACCTTTAGAACTCGGTGTTGTGTGCGAGAGTCAAACAGAATAACTGTGCCACGTTGACGAGGAGCAATATAAGAGTTTCCTGCCTCATCAAGAAGTTGCAGATTACCACCTTCGTAATCATCAGGATCTGAAAGTTGCATCACAAAGGACAACTTACGAACAAGTTCAATGTTCTCATTTACAAAGTCTTGGTGCAATCCATCTACACGATTACCAACACTTACAGGTTTGTATTGACCAGCAAGTCCGGCATCATTGTGCCATCCATAAAACTGACCTTCTTGATACCTGGTATATTGCATTGATTCCCCATCAATACACCGCAGATCATACAAGAAGTTCTCACGGTTTGCACGTTCAATATAATGCCACATAAAACCACCAACCCAGTGGTTAGTAGGAATCCATGCGTTTTGTGAGTTGCGCTTATCTTTGTTCAAAGCATCCCCGTGCAGTTTGGAATCTGCCATCTGAGGATCAAAATTCTCTGCTAAATCTCTCTCAATAATATCTACTACATCTTCAGGCAAATTGCTGAAGTACCATACCGATTGAAATGCCATGCACTTATAATCTATTCAGACCCATTATATATCAGATTTTACAAAATGTCAAAGATCTGCTCTTGCTACGTAAAAATCACTGAAGCAGATGAATGCCCCATTGTGAATTAAATCCAGACAAAGTTCCACCAGAGCCGGAGTTTATGCCAAAACCGATTCTTGTTCCCGCAGAGAAATTCCAAGTGTTATAGTAACTATAGTTTTGGTAATCATGAACATTTGTGTCCATTACTTCAACATAAGAAGACAATGGAAGATTACCACCGCCAGCAGTGTATCCTATTACAAAAATAACTCTATTACCTTCAGAAATATCATCTAAAGACATGTGAGCATGAACTGCATAAACTCCAGCTACAGGACACACAAAAGTATATGCATTAGATCCTGAAGTTGTCCAACTTGTATTACCTACGTCAATTTCAGCAGCTGATTGTAAAATTGCAGTTGACGGGCTTGTGATCAAAGATCCACCACTTCCATATACGGCACCCATATTACTTTTGAACAATGGGTTGGTTGGTTTTGTGACGGAACCATCAGTGGCTATACGTAATCTTTCTGTTAATGAACCAGATGCACCTCCATTAAGTAATGAAATTTGTCCGCCTTCAAATATTTTTATTTGTCCATGGTGACTATTATCAACTCCGTGAGTCGCTACTACAAAATCTCCAGAATTATTTGTAATTGAAACTTGTCTTGCATCTGTACCGTCTTGTAATCGAATAGAAGGAACGGTTGAATCATTAGAATTTCCTTGTATGACAAGAAATCCATCAGGTGATTCAGTTCCAATACCGATTCGGCCTTGATGAGTTATACGAACCCTCTCACTCATGGATGCTCCATCATTATTATCAACGTGGAGTGCTAAGTAACCAGTGTTATCACCAGCCTGATTTCTTCTTCCACCAAAGATTCCTCCATAATGACCAAATGTACCATTTGACCTTGTTCCTCCAAGTTGTAAAAATGCACCACCGTCTGTTGGAGTGTTGGAGCTTACTTGCTGAATTCTTGTAGTTACAATACCAGAATTACCTTCATCATGAATGTGTACAAATTGTTGCGGATCATCGGTTCCGATACCGATTTGGCCATTAGAATCAATACGAAGTGCTTCACCATCTCCATTTTCAATATAAAGTCTTGATGAACCAGCTGAAGTATTTCTTCCGGTTACTAAAGCAATATCATGTTCACCATAACTTCCAAACCTTAATGTAGCAGAATCAGTATCAACAACAAAGTCTGATGTTCCAAAAATGTGTAGTTGTTCCTGTGGAACGGTGGTCCCAATGCCGACACTACCACTTTGAGTAATCGTTACGACAGAATCAACTAATGTTGCATTAGAACTATCAGCAGTATTATCTTGCAGGATGTGTAATTTTCCTCTTGCATGAGAAGTACCGTCATCCTCTAAAACAATTGCTGATTTAAAAAATCCATCCTGAGTAGAACTATTACTCGTTCTAAAATAAACTCCCGCTGAAGATCCAATACTTGTATTGTGTGTTTGAAGATAAATGTTTGCGGAAGTATCATCTACTAAGTGTAGTTTTTGTAGTGGATTATCGGTGTTGATGCCAATATTTCTATCAAAATTAATATGAAGTGCACTTGTGCTATCACATTGAAATTGATAAGCATTTCCGGTATCAAATATAAAAGGTTCAGATGCACTATCTGATACTGGAGATTTTATAGAGATTCCCCTATTATTGTTTGTGCCCATATTGGACTCAAACCTTGCAATAGTCGCATTAGCTGCATTGTTTTCTACGTGCAGTTTTGCACTCGGATTATCAGTCCCGATACCGAGATCACCACTTGAATCCAGAATCATTCTGGTCTGAAATGATTGTAAACTTGCATTAGATGCAGTTCCAAACCTCAACTCACCAGATGAATTTCCAGTTTCAGATTCTACCCAAATACCTGCTGCACCTTTTCCAGTTCCAGCACTTGATTCTCTAAAAAATTCAACACCTGCCCTATTACCATCTCCAGAACTTTCTACACGAATCTTACCGTGATCGCCATATGATGCAACTTGTAAATCTGATGCTGGATCGACGGTTCCGATACCAAGATTACCAGCAGAAGTTACACGAAGTCTCTCACTACCACCAGTCTCTACTGTAAATGTATCAGCAGCAGGGAATCTAATCTTCGTATTACTATCTCCACTATGAACAATTGAATCATCAATATTGAGAACACTTCCAAAATTAGCATCACCAGTCATTGTGGTGACACCAGAAACATTCAGAGTGGTTGTAGTTGAACCAGCACCCTGAACATTGATACCACTTCTGAACGTTGCATAACCAACAGAATCAACGTTGGTTACGTCATCATATGACAAAACTCCAGTAAATGTTGCTGCAACACCAGTAAGATTCCTAATCGTTATGTCTGGTGTTCCAGTAAGACCTGTTGCATCTCCAGTTACAGCACCAGTTATTCCACCAGTTGCAGTGATTGCACCAGTAAAAGTTGATACACCAGTAACTGATAGATTTCCACCGACAGAGAAATTATTATTTGCCGCAGTAACATTTGTAGCGTTAAATGCTTTATATGCGACTAACTCAATAATATCACCATTCTGAGCATGAGTTGTTAGACCAACAACAGATCCATCGGTTGCAGTAAAATCATTACCTTCTACTAACCTTACACCATTTAAGTATACATCAATATATCCAACTGAATATGTAGATGCAAAGGTAAAATCAGTGGTAATACCCGTCGGAGTGTATGTCTGCCTCGCAATGATATTAGACGAGTCACCTGGTGATCTTCCGATATATCCTTGTGCTCCCATCAGTTAACTCCTGTTAATACGCTCAGTGATACGTCAATTGCACTACCTGCATCGCTATAAACTCTGAGTTCATCAAGACCTTCAATTACGGTCTTACCTGTATCAGAAATAACAAAAGAACTACCTGCTGGAACAGGAATTTTACTTGCAAGCCCTACGCCAACTCCAGTGCTTTGATCATAAAGTTCAACCGTTACTGCCACTTGGTTGTTAGTATTATTTGCAAACGTTCCGCCAACCAAAATCGTTTTGGTTCCAGATGGAGAAGTATATGCAGTGGTTGGTCCAAGGTATTTGACCGTTTGACTACCTGCACTTGCCGTGTTTGTTGAAGTCGTAGTACAACGAACCGTGCTTACTCCACCAGATACTGCAGTGACTGAATGAACCAGTGTTCCTGCAATAAAGTTTGCATTATCAACTAACTGCGAGACTCCAATACCCGCATTTGTTGTGGTTGTGATTTCAATTATTGTCACACCAGCGCCAATCGTACTTCCACCATAAGAAGTAACGATCCCCGCCGCCCTTGTTAATGAATTTGAAAAGACTTCTGCCATCGTTCTTTATGTGTTATGTGTATTTATTAACCGCCAAGGGCGATTGCGAGACCGATTGAAACTCCGGTTTGAACGGTAACTGTTGCGATACCTGAAGTACCATCAACATCAACAGTATTACCTGCATTAGATGACTTAAAGTCAACCATAGTAATACCAACACCAATGAAGGTTCCCTCAGAACCAACACCAATTTGACCAAGACCACTAAATGATGTTGCAGTGATAACACCAGCAACATTCAAACCATCCTGAACAAAGACATAATCAGAGAAGGTTGCAAATCCAACGAATGTGCTGAACCCAGCAACATTCAGGTTATCAAGTTCAGTATGACCATCAACATCAATGTCTCCATTGAAGTCTGCGGCACCAGTAAAGGTTGATGCACCTGAGACATTTACATCATCAAGTTCGGTGTGACCATCGATGTCAACAGCGCCATTGAAGTCTGCAGCACCAGTGAAAGTAGAGGCTCCTGATACGTTTACATCATCCAGTTCAGTATGACCGTCGATGTCAACAGCGCCATTGAAGTCTGCTGCTCCAGTAAAGGTTGATGCACCTGAGACATTTACATCATCAAGTTCAGTATGACCATCGATGTCAACTGCACCGTTAAAATCAGCGGCACCAGTGAAAGTTGATGCACCCGAAACATTTACATCATCAAGTTCTGTATGACCATCAATATCTACATTGCCATTAGCATCAATGTTTCCTGTAAATGTAGAAACACCAGATACTGTTAATGTAGTTGTGGTTGATCCAGCACCAGAAACTTCAAGTCCAAGACCTAAAGTTGAATAATTGGTAACATCAAGAGTACCAATCGTTGCAATGCCAAGGATGTTTAAGTTGGTATCAAGAGTGATATCATCTTTGATGTAAAGATCGCCACCAACATAAAGATCACTTTGGAATGTACCAACACCAACAAAGGTTGATGCACCTGAGACATTTACATCATCAAGTTCCGTATGACCATCAATATCTACATCACCATTTGCATCAATGCTCCCTGTGAATGTAGAAACACCAGATACTGTTAATGTAGTTGTGGTTGATCCAGCACCAGCAACATCAATTCCAAGACCAAAATCAGAATAATTGGTAACATCAAGAGTACCAACCGTTGCAATACCAAGAATATTCAGGTTAGTGTCAAGAGAAATATTCTCAGAAATGAAAAGATCTCCACCAACGTAGAGATCACTGATGAAAGTACCGACGCCGACAAAGGTTGAGAGACCAGTAACAGAAAGTCCTGTTCCAACTTTTAATTGTCCACCATCATATGTGAAGTTGGCATCATCTTCAAGAGTCTTTCCTGAACCGACAATGACAACTCTATTCTCTGTAAGAGTATCAACTTTTACTGTATCACTGAATGTAGAGAATCCAGATACATCTAAAGTTGTTGTGGTAGCACCAAGTCCAAGGACATTGATACCAGCAGCAAAGGTTGAGAAACCAACGAATGTGGAAATACCAGAGACATTAAGCTGATCAAGTCTTAAGTCATCCAGGTTGATGTCACCAGTGACTCGCATGTCACCTTGGACATACAAGGCTGTTTGACCAGTACTGACTGGTGATCGAACATCAAGCAGATAAGCGGGTTCCGCAGTACCAACACCGACTGACTGACCTATACCCGGAGTTCCTTCGGCATTACCGAGAACTGTGAAGATGGATCCGCCAAGACCTACATTAAATTCTTGTGCAACAGTGCTGATTCCAGTTACGTAGACACTGCTTGCACCAATACCTGTTCCCTGATAGACGTGCAGGAGGTAACTCGATATCGTAGTACCGACGCCAACCTTACCGCTATCTACATCTGCAACAATAAGATCTGTATTGACTTCTAAGCCGTTCTTGACGACAAAATTCTTATTGACTGCCATTAGGGTTCACTCTCCCCCTTTACTTAGTTTTTATTATTTATCAGGTTACAACTCTCAGAATTACCTTAGCATCAGAGAATGTGCTGCCACCCTCCTGACTGGTAACTCCAGTAATTCCACTATTGAAACCACTTCCTCCTCCACCACCATAACCATTAGACCCACCTTGTCCACCTGTCGTTCCATTACCACCATTTCCAGAAGTATTGGTTTGTTTTTTACCTGCAGTTTGAATAAAATTCAATCCTGCTTTATATCCTCTATCAATAGATGCAGTATTTGAAATTTCAGTTCCATCGGACCATCTAAATTTAACAGTTCCAAGATCTTCACAAGGTGATTTTCCTTGATCTCTATAATATGTTCCTTTAGAGCATTTGATGGAAACTCCTCCATCAGGAACATCTGCTTTTCTGTCAACCCCAGCAGGCCCGCCAGGAGTGAGAGAAGTCAGTGAACCAAAAGTGCCGTTACAATTGACGAATCTATTCTGTTCAATTGATCCCGTTATTTGTTGTCCACCTCTTCCACCATCTCTACCAGGAGCATCCTCTCCTTTCTGAGATATGCCACCACCAAATCCACCTCTACCACGAGTTCCTGCATCACCACCTTTACCAACATTAGCAATCAAAGTTGCTTTTCTGTAAACATATGGTGCCTGAACAGAATCAGTCAATCCTGCAATGATATACTCTACATTTTGTTCCAATGTAAATCTAATTCTTGAATATCCACCCTCACCACCAACATATCCACTATTGTCTGTACCCTTACCACCATAGAGATCCATTTCTATGGGCATATTTTTGTTTGGAGAATATATGGAATATAGATATGCACCAGCACCAAGATTATTACTAATGTCTGTTGCCCCTGCTAAAAATTCTTGGTCACCATTTGATAGGTTTACTGTTTGTATATTTGCAGTTTTATCTGCACTAATAGTTTCAATTACAACATTATTTACATCTGCTACATCAACAACTGAAGAAGTAACAGTATCACTTGTCAATGGAGAATTAGTAGCAGTAACGTGAGAAACCACTACATACACTTGTCTCACAGCATTAAATGATGATTCATCAGATGTAATAGTTAATGTAGGAGTGCCTTGGCCAGAGATCGTGGTATTTTGAGTAATTGTTGTATATACAGTCTCTTCTCGTTCAATTGTAATTGGTCTGGAAGTTGTTACGGTGTAATTGTATGAAATACTACCGTATCCTTGACCACCATTAAGACCGGGATTTGAGACACTTACTATATCTGATCTATAGTCGGAGTTTCCTCCTGCTCCACCTGCACCACCTCTATTTTTATCAAATCCAGTTTGGCCACCGCCAGCAGATCCACCTGATCCACCACCGCCGCCACCACCACCGCCACCGTCGGAAGGACAGTCGCCACCAGTGCCACCACTAAAGGTCTGAATAGTTCCTCCATTGTATGGATACCAGGTATTGGCATTAAGACCTCTTGCACCTCCTACTCTGTGGGAACCTCCACCGCCTCCACCGCCGCCCCCAGCAGATGCAAGGAGAAGACTACCACGAACAACACCAGAGGCACCACCGCCCCCGCCGCCACCACCAGACCATCCACGGGGACCTGCTCCGCCTCCACGACCACCAGGTGCAGTTCCACCGCTACCAGCACGGCCGTAAGCAGGAAAGTTTCCTCGCCCACCATCTCCACCTCTACTTCCTATTCTAAAACTAAATGGGAAGCCTCTTGATTGTGGATTTGGCACTGAAAAACTACCAATTCTACCAGCACCAGGATTTCCTGGTGGTCCATCACCATCATCACCACCGCGTCCTCCGCTTGCACCAGCAATAGTAAAGTTTACATTAGATCCTGTTGGAGGAATATTTACATTGTGAGTTCCGGTTCCAAAACTTTTACTTTCACTAAACGTTTCAGTGTCAAATGCTACACCCTCGTCTTCTACCGTAACAACTTCAGATGTGATATTTGTAGTTTGAAATGTCCCATTAGATGCTAAAGTTGGAGTGGCATTTCCAATACCAATATACCACTGATATACAACTGCACCATCACTCAGATATGTGTTATCAGTAAGACCAGCATTAACAGTAAATGTTGCTGCAACATTTTCACCAACTTGTCTACTTGAAGGTTGTGCAATAATTTCAAGTTCTGGAGCTACAGAAATAGATGCCTCATCAGACTTGAGAGGTTGATTAATTGCCGTTCCAGTTCCACTATCAGCAGAATCATATTCATTATTTTGTAAGTAACTAATCTCACAATAGAATTTTCTTCCTTGATCTTGAGGTGTTCTTAAATCACTTACAGTAAGTGTTGCTGTGGTAACTCCAGAAAATTGTCCACCATTTGATAATGCACCTACTCCTACCTCATACCACTGGAACGTAATTGTTCCTCCATCTTCAGCACCAGAATCACCTGGAAATAATGCTTGAGCCGCAACTGTAAATGTTACCGATCCGTCTTTATCTCCAGATGCATCCGATGGTTGAGTAGTATACTCCAGCACTGGACCATTAAGGTCCAGGTCTGTCGGGATCCTTCTAAAAAAATTATTTTCCATTTTTTATCAGTTCTGGAAGTTTTGACCGCCTACGACACCGTAGAGACCAGATGTTGTTGGGTTTGCACCGTCAAAGAGTTTGAATGAATAAATGTCTGCTCTGCTTGCCGTTGTTGTAACCTGAGGTACAACGTTACCTGGCCAGTAAACAGGGATGTCAACACCACCTGTAGTCTTAAATGTATCTATACCAACAGAACGACTGCCTGTTGAATCTTGCTCAACTCTAATAGAGAATGAAGTTGCTTGAATAGGTGCATTAGTTAAGGTAAACTGCGTGATATCAGAAGTTGCGGTACAGATGAAGGTTTGTGCCTCAGAGAGATCAACAGTGACCACATTTGCAGAAATATCAAGATACTTAACTCTTTCAGAGTATGTCTTGAAGAATGTATGTCCATCAACATCAAGTGTTGCTTGAGGTGCGGTGGAGTTGATACCGATAGAACCAACACCAACCGAGTTAGTTGATGTGATGATTGTTCCACCAGTTCCAACATTCAGAGTTCCGACGGTAACAATACCAGCATTAATTCTGCCAGTTGTGCTGTTGTCAAGATCATAACCTGATGCAGTGAGAACACCAACAACAATCGCATCTCTGGTGGTAAGAATGCCTGCGAACGTACCTTGTCCGTGAACCAGTAAGGTTGTACTTCTACCAGCACCAGTGTTCTCATGAACATCACCAACAGTCAAGTTGACAGAACTTACTGAAGTTCCGATACCAACTGATGTGAGATTAGTGTTATAGAGAACTGCACCAGTGTTTGTCCAACCAGCAGCAGAAACGTTGATGTTGGTCAGGTTTGATCCATCACCATGAAGGACTGTACCAGTAATAATACCAGCAGCGATATTTCCATGGAACAAGGACTCACCAAGAACGCGGAACTTTCTGCTATCTGCTGTTGTTCCGATACCAACTCCATCACCATCAACTGACAGTTGAGTTGTTCCTGCACCAACCTTAAATGTTGCTTCACCAGGTCCAGTGGTTCCCACTCCGACCCTATCAAAGATCATTACATTTGCATCGGTCTGAAGACTGATTGCACCGAAGCGTCTCCAATCATTCTGAACACTATAGATCCAACCAACATATCCACCGTCAGTTGGGTTAGCATTATAAACTAAGTCACCTGGGTTACCTGCAAGTCCTGGAGTTGCGATTCCAACAGTATACTTTCTGGAAATCGTAGCATCACCCTGAAGGAAGATGTTGTTTGATTCAAGACCCTTAGTGGAGTTGACAGTCAGTTTGTTGTTGACAATGATTGGACCATTGAACTGTGATGAAACCTTGTTATCTGAACCACCCTCAACACGAATAGATCTTGCAATGACAGCTTCAACTGGGTTGATAACGTTCAGACTTGGCAGAACACTGATGTCCTCACCCTCAACAGTCTGGAATGGAGTATCAAAGATTTCTTCGCGACCAGTAATCGTACTGAGTTTCTTGTTACCAGAGTATGAAATACCTCTGTCATTCATACCAGTGTAGAAGTTAATTCCACCCTGACGCTTAAGTGATTGTGCAAGGAGTTCTTCTTCTGCTGAGATAGAACGATCGTGTCTATCTGGCAGTGCAGTAGAGTAGTTACCAGGACCAAAACCAACATATTCAAATGTGTGACCAGATGCTCTGTTGATTGAGTGTCTTCTAAGTTCAATTGGATTAGCTTTAACTCTTCTTACAACATCATTAAGTGAGTGTGCAGTTGGTCTTGTTCCAAGGACACCACGGAAGACATTGATTGGGTTACCAGAAACAGTTGTCTTGACTCTGACCAATTCATCATTGATCATCAAGAAATCACCGATTCTTACATCCAGTTTGTCTATATTAGTAAGATTGACTTCATCAGTGGTTGCGTTGACGACTGCTGCTGACAACGTGGTTGTGATACCTGCATAGGTAGGAGTCATCCTACCATTCAGATTCTCATTATCAATTGTGATGACACCACCGTTAGAAGACAGACTATCTCTAAATCCGAAGAGTGTTCCTGCAACCTCTGGTGCATATGTGCTTACTCCAAGGTTGATTGTGAATCCAGTTCCGCCAGTTCCGACAATCTCTGTGACAACGAAGGATCCGTTGTAAACATCAGCACCTGCACCAGTTGCTCCAGAAATTGTGATCTTCTGGTCAACCGACAGACCGTGACGGTTGCTCGTAGCGACCGTTCCAAGTCCAGAAACTCTATCAAACGTCAGACTTGAGATTCCGATTGCCTCACCAGTCAATTGTAAGAAGGATCCAGTTGCATTGGTTGCACCGATACCAGTCTCGGTGTAGTTACCAACAGAGGATGCAGATGAAACAGTGATAGAAGTAGCACCACCAACAGGAATACCAGTGATTCTGTAGAGTTGGTTATAGTCAATAAATCCTTCAGAGTTGACTCCACTAATTCTTACAGTATCACCAACGTTGTTGTAGATGCTGTCAACAGTGACGATAGCAGAACTAAATCCAGCAAAAGTGGAGATACCAGTAACAAACATAGAGTTACCGATACCATATGCACTACCACCATCCATAACAGTGATTGCGGTAATCTCACCACTTGAACCAGTAGTAATCTTAGCAGTAGCGTGCTTACCTACATCAGAGTAACCTGTACCAACTAAGGTTGCATTATAGAAAGTAGAATCAGCAGCCCCATAACCTGCACCAGCACTTGTGATGCCAAGGGTTACGATTCTATTCAGACCGTGATCAATCGTAGTGTTGACAGTGTGTGCTGTTCCAGCAGTTCCAAATGACTTGATTTCAGTGATACCGACACCAACATCATTAGTCTTTAAGTATCTGTTAGCTGCTTCCTTAGTGATACTCTTCTTGGGATCGTTAATGACAATATCACCAATCAGAGAAGATCTTGCAAAACAGCGAGATGCATCTGGATCAGATTCAGGATCATCTCTTTGAATCTGTGGGAAGAGTGACTTAACTGGTTGAGAATACTTCTCGTTATTAAATGGTGATACTGTTGGTTTTTCGTTTGCAGTTACAACAGTCAGATAGTAGATACCATCTTGATCTCCAGTTCTGTACTCTTGTACCTCTTGTGTTCTATAGACATAAAGGGTATCATCATACTCTTTCTTCTTGAAGTATGGGAGATCGACAGTTCTTGTCGCAGTATCATTACTGAAAGCACCTGGATCTGTTCCAATACCAAGAGTGAACATCTTAGCACTGGAGATTCCAGTAACATCAGCAGTATAGTTAAATCCAGAATTACCTGCACCAGTGGTATTATTAGCACTGGTTACATTTACAATTTGAACTTTTGATCCAACAGTCAGATCGTGAGGAAGTTCAGTTACGAAACTTGCAGTGCCATTAGAGTATGTTGCATCCGCAATGAATCTAAAGTTTCTCTGTTGGTTGATGTTAGAGATTGATCCAGATCCAAAGTAAGTCTGAATCTCAGCATTAGTTGAACCAATTGAAGTGTTTGATTCTTGGAGAACAAATCCCTCAACAGGGGGTCTTGCTACAGTTCCACCAGAAGATGCTGGAACAACATATCTCATTCTATAGAGAGTGTCGTTAGCATTTCTACTATCACTCTTTCTGTTGAAGAATGTTCTTGGGGTAGATACACCAAATCCAGTTGATCCAAATCCAACTACGATAGGATATAAGGTGTTGTCACTTGCTGCGGTGGATACTTTTACATACCACTGACCATTTGTACCATCATATTGAATTGGGTGACCAAGATCACCTGCGTTCTTATCAGTTACTCTACTTACAACCTTGAGAATTCCACCTTTTTCGTTGATATCAAGGAGATTTGTTCCAGCAAGAGAATCTTGGAAAGTTTTTGCGAGTTTGATGTTGTTGGCAGCAAGCCCAGAGGTTCTAACGTGATATACGGTATTTGCATCAAGACCATCTGGAAGTTGACCAGTGTCACTGATGACACGAACAGTTTCACCCTCTAAGAAGGTATGATCTGCTGTCAGAGTAATAACATTGTCTGCACCACCAGCACTAAACGTACCAATACTGTTAATACCAGTAGCACTTCTATTAACGGCAAATACTTTCTCAGCACTTGACTGAGAATTTGGCATCACAATACGTGCCTTGTACTCTGTTACAGATCCAGCAGATGATACAAGAACTTTAAGTTCATCATTTGTTCTTGCACCAATTCTAAATCCATCAAGTACGTTCTCGGGCGGAACGTCCTTGTTAGTTCTACCATAAAGATAAAGGTTACCTGTGGAACCAACACCAACAGAAGAATATCCTGAGGGGAGAGTCTTCAGAACGTCAATAGCATCAAATTCAATTGCAGACTCTGTAAGTGAAACTTCTTTTGGTGGAATAATGTGAGTAATGTATCCAACATCGTCCTGAGTAAATGCATCCTTTCTAAATCCATCTGCAATCAGTGCTTTTGCACCGAAGTTGGAGTTAGAGTTGGTGATAGATTGGTCACCACCACTTTCAGAAACAAAGTGCTCAGAGAAACCAATAGCAAAGATAGAAACTGCCTGAATAACAGAGTTATTAGAACACTTAACGTGGAAGTTTCTATATGATGGTTTATATACAGCTCTTGAATCTGTACTTAAGATTTCATTTCCAGATACTGTGTTGTCTTCATAGATTCCAGTATCAGAATTATATTTGACAAATGCCTTGTCATCTTTCTGCAGACCAATACCCGTGAACTGTGCCACGACCATTGACTTAAATCCAGTTGCCTTAGATCCGTCTGCGTGCATACCGCACATACCAAACACAGATCTCAAGGATGTGTTAAAGATGTAAGGTGATGCAGAGGTAACAGTATCAGATTGCAGTTGCAGAGATGATCCAGTTACTGATGGTAGTGCATTATTAGGAGTATTTTGAACTGTATATTTGATTTCAGTGCTACTTACCTTTTCAGATACAACAAACTGACCATTATATATTGAACTATCTGCGGTAATACCAGAAACACGGAAAGGAGTGTCAACCTCAAGACCAGTTACGGCAGTTGCAGTGGTGACGGTGATCGTGGTGTCTGAAGTTACACCATCTCCTGCCTTAATACTTGTGATTCCAACGGTAGCACCTGTAGAACCAACAATACGGAATTCATCAATCTTTGCCTGAATATCAAGACCAGAACTTGGATAGTCTGGAGAGATTGCACGTCCAGATGACTGTCCATAGACAAGACTGACCTTTTCATAATACATATCCAGGTCAGTACGAGTCGTCGAATACTGCTGGAAAGTATCATTGATTTCTACACCGTTTGATCCATCTGCATATTCAAAGCAGGTGAGTTTGTGGTGAGAGAAGTTAGGAACAAACTGGTTTTTTGTATAGTCCTTATAGCAGACTCCATTTGGATCTGCATCAAACATGGTGAACTGCCAGAAATAGCAAGCACCAGTGATTCTGAACAGTGCAGATCTTTCAATATTATCGTTCTCTGGATCAGGAACATACTTAGGTCTAATCTTTGTCTTACGAAGATCCAGACCAACTAATGAAGTTCCTCTTGGTACAATTACACCACCATGAATACTATTAAGCTTATAGAGTTCGTTATCAGGAGAATCTAAACTTAAATTTGAAGTGAGGTCATACGGAGGGAGATCATTCGTGATTGCACCCGCTCTTGTTCGATAGTTGTTTATACCATCTGGAATATATCCTGGTCTGTTATCAACAGTGTGTTCACCAGGATAGATCAAGATTGTGGTCTTACCAAATCTATCGTTATTCAGACCCCTTTGATATGAAAATCTTGCTGCCTCAATCAAAGCACGCTGAATAGTTTTGAACGGACGAGTCAGCGAATTACCCTGGTTTTCGATACTATCAGTAGAATCCAAATCATTTGGATTGACGTAAAGAATCGTTCCTCTGGAAGACTTCAGAAAATTATCTAATCTGGAAAGACCCATCTTATTAGCACTATAAGTTCTGTTATGGATTATTTATCAAACGAAAAAAGGGTAACCTCACAGAGGTCACCCTTCTCGCACTTCCTTCACACCTTTATATATTACTCTTCTTTTAGTTCGTTGTCAAGTATATATTCGACCGTGTTTGCAACATCATTCATAGCATCACGAAGTTCTTCTTGTCCACCAGTATGTTGAGTCATAATACCAGTTTCAGTCAGTGACCATCTCCACTCTTTCATTTTCTTATTATACCATAAGTTTATTACCATTTTACCTCCTTAATAAGCCAACTATCGGACTTGAACCGATGACCTGAGCTTTACAAAAACCCTGCTCTATCCAACTGAGCTAAGTTGGCATCAATCGACTGGTAAGAGTTCTGGGTTTTCCAACTCCAGTTCATACATCATGGGATGACACTCTTCCATCATAAGATACATAGATGCCCGATATAGATCCTCAGGTTCCCACCTTTTTTCTTCGTCTGCTAATTTGATTACTTCTGGATGTTGCTTAGCAATTTCGGGAAGTTCGTCGAAGGTGAATGGAACGTTTTGGATGTAATAAATGAGTATCAATGTGCTTCCCTTATTATACCAAGCATATTTTGTTTCTATGCGGTATTTCATGGGTTTAGTTCATACCCCAACTGTATTTAGGGCATAGGAGCGGGGGGACTTGAACCCCCACGAGATAATTCTCAACAGATTTTAAGTCTGGTGCGTCTACCGATTCCGCCACGCTCCCAAAAAATCAAGGATAATACTCCTTGTAGACATCATTCTCATCATCGTCTAATGCCATCTCAACTTCTTCATCCAGAACCCAAGAGTTTTCACTCTCAAGAAACTCTACGACTTTATCAAAGAGTTCAGGTGGGAAGTCATCAATAAACATACCCCAAGTGCCTGGATTTTCGTCATCACCGTCAGGTTCCCAAGTGCATATTTTTACATCTGGAAATTTCTCAAGGATAACCTCAACCATCGTTTGTTGATCTTCTTCAAGATGACAATAAATTTTTAGATTATTCAGTCTCATAGGTTGGTTGATGAAAGCGGCAATATTCGTTAAATGTGATCTTCATCTCCTTGTTGGTCAGACCTGCATTCTTCGCTGCTCTGGGTAAATTCCATTTTGCCGCGAACAACATTTCCATAGATTGTCGGGTTTCGGGTCTCATACTCATAACATTCCAAGATTTCTTTGTAGAGAGACAGTGGATGAACTATCATAAAAAGGTAATACGGCAATTTTTTGGCGGAATTTTTTTTCCGCCATTTATGGATTTAAAAGTCGTTTTTCCCTCAGACAGGATCAGCATACGCAAGCACGTCATCACCGCACTTGTCGCGGACCAGTTCCAACACGGACATGAACTGGTCAACAGTCTCGCAGTCTACCACACGCTCATCACCTTGCTCAGAATAAAGGTAGAACTTCCGTGCCACGGGATCTACAACGCAGCGGGAAAGGAAATCGTCTTGCATGGGGTTCGTTTGATTACCTGCTTATTATAGGACGATCAGGACCTCTTGTCAAGAGTATGGCCAGGGTTCATCCTTCTCCATTTCAACGGGTAGTGGTGCAATGTCCTTCCTTGTGCCATAAACATGATAGAAGCAATCGATTGGCATACCACCATTTGACTGCAAATAAATTTTACCCTCATCAAATCTTTTTACGATGACACTTTGATGAGAACCAATTGGAGTAAGATTGACAGTGATAGTAGTCCAATCAACCAGGTCTTTCCAGTAAGGAGGGAGAAGAATCTCTTTTTTATTTGTTACTCTACCACGAAAATAAACACCATTCTCTGGTCCCTCAAGACATGCATGAACCAGTCTCATTCCCTCTTTATCTGGAGATGGGTGTGGAATGTTAAATGGTTTTACACTAAATGATCCAGTTGCTCCAGAAACAGTGCCAGAGCAAGCAATATTGACACCACCAGCAATATTCCCACCCATGGTTAAGTTCTGGGTAATTTCAAAAGTATCAATTTTTGCTCTCGAATAATACCGATTTGGGCAAGCATCTGCAGGATAGTCTTCCTCTGCAAGCAAATACTGTTTTGTAATGTATTGATCTAAATTTGATGCTGCTCCATATGCAGCACGGTCAGTACAATCGGGACCTGCCGGTCTTTCACTTGGTGCGTATTCTCCTGCCATTACTCTTTCTCCTCAATGTTTTTAACGGTTTCTGATACCATGTCTCTGATTAGTCCTTCGACATAGTTATGCTCAAAGTTGAATGAATATCCCTCGTTGCCGCCTGGATAATCTTCATGAGATTCTCCCTCATATTCTACTACAAGGTCATCATCAAGTCTACGTGCAACAATATAATAGTCTGCATTGATAGGACCACCAGCATTATTTGCAACAACAACTTGCTTACCCCAACGTTTCTCTTTGACAAACAACTCCTGCCAGCAGCCAATTGGAGTCAGACTGATTGACATGTCATCAGGATTTACAAGTCCATCCCAGAATGTTGGAAGGTGAATAATACCGTCTGCAGGAACTCTTCCTCTACAGTAGACAGCAATCTCTGGACCTTCGATGCAAACATGGCGAAGTCTCCACCCCTCTTTATTGGGGTGAGGCATATCAAAAGGAAGATCTTTCTTCAGTGATAGGATGTGCCTACCACAGTTTGACATCACTTCTCCCTGTGCCTGAACATTGATCATTGCTGTTACATTACCAGCAACGTCAGTGTTGCCCATCAATGCAGATGGTCCAGACACGGAGAATGAATATGGATTATTGAGACCATAGCACATTGCCCCAGGGACAATTGGTGGAATCAAATTATCATCATTGGTCAGTGGGGCAACATTCAGTGCTCCATATGGCCAAGGAAATGTTGTGGGATTTCCAATAACAACTGGACCCTCGATCATTGCAGATCCATTGACTTTTACAGGACCCTCACCACAAGCAGGAGCAATACCAGTTCCTACTTTAAGTTGCCCCCCTATCTGTGCGTCGTCTAAATTAAATGTCATTTTTACTCCTGATTCTCTTGCTGAATTCTTTGTAGATTGTTCTTTGAATCTTTAAGAGAACAACCATCAGATACTGCCTTTACGATAGATCCGTACATGTTCAGTACACCGTTAGCAATAACATCTGCTTTTCCTGCTGTACATAATTTATAATAATTTTTGGCGTTAAATTGAAACTTCTTACAATCAATACTGACGTTTTCAGTGGCAGTCATTTTAATGTTGCCTTTTGATCCGCCCTCACCAATTGCAACTAACTCAATATCACTTGCTTGCAGTCTCAGTTTACCATTGGTTGCAAGGACAACGATATTACCATTGCTGGCATGAAGAAACATAGAATCCTGTGCTTCTTCATTATCCTCACCGCATGTTACCTGATAGTTACCAGGGCTGACTGTTGATGTCCAACCTTTTCGTTGTCCATCATTGTCCATGAAGAAACTATGTCTTCCATCTTTTGCCTGAAGTAAAATACCAGCAGTTACATCACCAGGTTTATGAACATGACCAAGAGATATTGATCCATGATCATTTCCATATCTGATTGCCGTGTAGTTACTTTTAGCAGTGTCAGAAGGATTGGCGCTATTCGTATTACTATTAGAAAGTCTATCGTTGACTTTATTTTTTGAGGATGGTGCTGGCATTTTTTATTTTATTTAAGTTAGACTATCTGGTGTCCCAGGAATATTAAGTCTTGGGTTGTTACTACGAACATCTGTACCAGATCTCTGGATAGCAGATGGAGGTGTGGTAACCTCAGCGTCAATACTCTCCTGTAGTGTATCATAAACCTGTATGAGTTGTCCAGGGGTCTCGTAGACACCTGCATAACGAACACCTTCCTTAAAGAAGACGGAACCATAGTATGCACGACCATCAACATATCCAGTGAGTTTGAGACCAACCAGATCGGTGACTTGAATAATCTGTTCTGGTGGAACGTCAACAGGATCTCTGACCACACGGAATCTTGGAACTGCTTGGAAGTTTGTTCCCGTGTCAGTAATCATTCTAATAACTGGAGTTTCTGTAAATCCTCTTACTGGTTTATCAATATTAACAGTGGTGATTCTACCAAAAGTATCACATTCATAAGAGAGTTGAGCACCATTACTTGGTTCTATCACAATCTGATCAACACCGCAATTATGGTTGATTCCTGGGTTGGTAACTTCAATACCTTCCAGTTCAAGTGCAACTCGATATCCATCCCCACCAGGACGAGGAAAACCGTTACCAGGATCATCAACAACAACTCTACAAATTCTACCCCCACCCGTCACCTTTTTGGGACATGGTGGTGGGATAAGAATAGCAGATATACCAACAGGATTACTGGTCCAAGGTCTACCCACACCCGTCGCCACATCTACAGGGACTATAATATCCGTTTTAACCACTGTGGGATTTTGCTGGAATCCTGTATTAGGAATACGAGCATTCGTTAATCTGAGTTCAATAGATTTCTTTCCTGCTGTAGCGTTAAAAGTTTCATAAAGAATGGGATCACTTCTTCTTGCTGGTGGTCTGATTCTTGCGGTTTGAACTTTAACACCATCAATAAAGACATCGACCAGATCATCAACTTCTGTTCTAATTTTGTATTGACCACTAACTGGAAAGTCAACATTATCCCAACGCATAACCCAAGTTTTACCTTGAATCTCTTCATTGGGCATTGCATTAACGTCTTTAAATTTGGGAGAGATAAATCCTTCTCTATAACTTGTAATTTCAGTTGGTCCAGCATAAGTTACGCCAGATTTTACGGAACCAGATTCAAGACCAGTTGATTTTGAAGTTCCAATCTTAACAGTCTTCTTGTCCTTACCACTTTCTCCAGATCGTGTCCAGGTCACACCTTGGATCGTAATTTTATCAACAGCAACTCCAGCTGTATTAGGATTGTCATCCCAATTCAATTCAATGGCACACTCTCCTTGTCCATTAATACTTCTCCCATCATTTGAAAATGTAGCATCACCTGCAACAATTGTAAAAGAGGCATTAGTATCATTACCATCACCATCCTTAAGTTCTATCCTTTTTCCACCATTCTTTACACTAATTTTCTTATTCGCAGAGTTTAATCCCACATAAACAATGCTTACACTTTCTCCGCTGGTTTTAGTTTTTGTAGGAGTTGCCCAATCTCTTGTATCGAAAACTTTTTTGTTTACTTTTGCAAATGTATCGGTAGTTTCATTAACAACTTCAACTTCAATGGTGTGCTTTCCTTTAGATAGAGGAAACTTAACAGTCTGAGGAAACTCTGATTTGAACCCTTCAAGACCTCCTTTTGAATAACTCAAACCACCAGACATTCTTTCAATGCCATCCACTAAAATTCTACCACCATTATCAACAGTTCCCTTCAGACCATAGAATCCATCATAAGGTACTTCAATGACCCATGAAGTTCTATAAGGTTGACCACCAGCATTGTCAGAACCTGGAGTTGCAAGCGGAGGGATAGGTGAGAGTGCATATCGATTCATGAATGTACTCCATCTTTCATCAAGAGTCACAGGGAACCATCTATCCTTAGATCCTGGGAATCTTGTAGTCCAAATTGGGTTGTTAGGGCATCTACCTTCTGCCACAGGTCTTGGTTCTTGTGGGATAGGTGGTAATGGTGCCTCAATTACAAGTGCAGCACCCATTGGATTTTGATTCCAAGATCTGGAAGAAACTACTTTCTTTTCTTTGAAAGTTGCTCTAATTCTTACCGCAAGAGCCATAGGATTACCACCACTGAGAGGTTTTCCTCTAATTTGTTTTAGTTCTGCTCTAATTCTATACTTACCGGCATCAAAATATTTTGTATCAATACTCTTACCAGTGCTTTTTCCTGGACCACTAAATCCTTTCTTTCTGATGATAACTTCATCGCCACCATTGTTGATATCACCAAGACCATTACCGATTGAAGCTCTACCGGCACCAGCACGATTGCCGATATAGAGAGTGACATCATCATCAACCATCGTTTCAATACTATAGTTACCGCTGACAGGAAAATCCACATATTCCCATCTAATGACATAATTTCCAGCAAAATCATCCGTTCGTGCTTTATTTGTATCAGGATTTATTGGGAGGACACCAAACTTACTTAAAAAATCTCCATCTCTACCTGCATTTGGATTGATTCTCCAAAGTTTTCTATCTGCCTTATCGATAAATTCCTTCGTATTAAAAACTTCTTCAAGCACAGATCCTTGAGTAGATCCCTGACTCTTGGAGGGAGTTCTTTGCACTGAACTTTGTGTTGCTGGTGCTTTTATTGCATCAACTTTAATTTTTCTTTCAACTTGACCTTTCTCTCCACTCTGAGTCCATCGAGTGCCGTTTATCTTAATTTCACCAACAGCAACTCCTGATGTACGTGGATTGTCATCCCATTTTAATCTTAGAGTAACATTACCTTTTGATTGCCCAGTAACAATTAACTTTGATCCATTATCGGAAAACTTTGCTTTTAGTCCTGGTGAAGTTGACAAAATAGTAAATGATGCATTGAGATCAAACCCATTAGTAGCATCATCATCAAATTCTATTTTTCTATTATTATTGACAACTCTCTTTCCAGATGTTGATGAAGCTTTGTTACTATATTCAACATTATATTCTCTCTTAGGAGAAATTTCGGGAGTTGGAGTTGGTGGTTGTATTTTTACATTTTCATAGATTGGAACATTTTCAAGATCAATTCTAATTCTATGAACACCAGACTTCACAAATTTCTTTAATTTGTCTGGAGCTCCTTTGAATCTTTTTGTTCTGCCAATCAGTTCATTATCAATATAAAAGTCGGCAATATTATCCGCAAGATATTTAAAAGTATATTCTCCATCATGCGGAAAATTTTCTTCCCATTCCATAGTATGTTCAATGCCAGCAAAGTCACTACCAGAAGCATTTGATGGAGGAACTGGAGAAATCGCATGGCGATTCATAAATTCACTCCATGCTGGAAAATCTACTTTATAAACGGATCTTGATTTCTTATTTCTTGCAGTTACACGAATAGGTTTTTCGCTTCTTGTAGTCCACCAATTACGAATTATATTTTGATCAATATTAATTTTTTGCCCCTTTCTAAGTGAAAGAAGAAAATCTTGATATCTTTGAATCTCTAACCTTACTGGATCACTATCAAGGCTTGCGTAGACAGTAGGATCCCATATCCCAATATCCTTTCCATCCTTATCATATCTTCTACCAAAACTTGATGTAGGTGCCCCACTCAGATCATACTCTTCAAAATCTTCTTCCCTTTCAAAAGTTTCTACTGTGTTAATAAATTTACAATCAGGATATGCAGGATCTCCGATCATAATGGAGCGAATAACAGCTCCAGATCCAATACCATACGAATCAAAAACATCGGTAATGGGAGCATACTGATATCCCCAACCACCATCAATTAAATCAACAGCAAGCAGTGATCCATCGTTACCAAAGATAGGATTTGCCTTAGCACCTATACCCCCACCACCAGAGAATCTTACTCTGGGGGGAATTTCTTTTAAAACTTCTGGTTTTAGATTATTAAATCCACCATCAACACCCCCAGCATCACCAATTCCAGTGCCTCCACCAGCACCAGTACCACCGCCAATTCCAGTGCCCCCACCAGTTCCAGGGTCATCCTCATAAATGTCAAGACCAGTTATGCCATCACAACCCGCACTTCCTGATGCTGAATTTGTTGGCAAGAGGTCTTTTCCTTGAAGTTTATTGACCTCATTAATATTCATGAACTGAGTTTTATCTCTTCTTCTAAAGATAAAAGTAGTTCCTGGATTTAATTTTGCGTACTTATTAGCTTCATATACAGAAAGATTACCAACAAAACCTCTCTCAGGGTCAATGTAACCAACCCTGATATCGGATTTAGATGCAGGTCCGAAGAGATTAAACGACATTATCGATTATACTTTGCCTTCATAATGAGTATTTATGAGATGGTTCCGATAGTATTTCCTTCTTCATCAATAATATTGCCTTGTGCCACAGCATCTCTTTCTTCTTGTGTTATTGGAGTATCAAGGTCAATATCAGGTTGAGACGTTGGTGGTGATGCAAATGGTGTCTCTACAGGTACTTCTCTTGCAGTGTCATTCTCTCTATTAGTTGCATTCTCAATGGATTTTTCACTTGGTAAAGCAGCATCCTCTGTTGCAGATCCACCATTAGCCATACAATACGAATCAGATACTGCTAAGTTTGGAGACAACTCACAACCAAATACATTCAAAGATATGTTACTAAAAGTGAGGGCAGAGGTCATACTACCACTGATGCCACCAAGAAGATTTGTAACATCAGAAAGAGTACCACTTACCCCCGCTAATTCATTCTGTATATCTTCTAAAAATGAATTAATATTATCCAATAAGTTGTTATTTGCATCATCAATTGCTTGTTTATTTGCATACATCACTTGACCAATTACATCCTCAGCATAACAAGTACCTACTTCGGGTTGTCTCTTTACTTGATCATTCTGTGGATTGTCTACATTCTCTCTTGCTTTTTGTTCTGCATTACCCATATCTAAGGCATCATCAAGAATACCCTGAATCATTCCACACAGATTACCAGTTAGTTTACCATACAGACACAGAATAAGTTCGGTGATTTGTTCTTTCATATCACCAAACATTGATCTCATATGAGTAGGGAGTGCTGCAACTGCTGCTGTTAATGCCTTGTTTAAAATCTTGAGCACATACTCCATCATCTTATCAAATAAGACCTTCATGTACTTGGCAATCTGACAAGCAGCATCACTAATCAACTTTTGTACGTTTTCAATCGTGCTTGATACAGCATCAACATAACTTGAGATAGCACTGAGATATGAGTTAAGTCTTTCTGTCAGTGTTTTGATGGTTGTTTGAATCGCAGACACTGACGATTGAACAAACTGATCGGGGTCTGGTTTCATCACAACGATGCATTCTTTTATCTTCGCTTCTCTCTTTGTATCTGATGCAGCAAGTTGATGTACTGCATCAGGATTTTCTTTTGTTGGATTACCAGTACTTGGTGAAGATGGAGATTCTTGCTGTCTCTTTATTTTTGCAGTATGATCTGCAACTGCTTTCATGGCAGCGTCTTCTACTTCTTGAGGAGACGCCCCTGCATTTCTTGCTGCTTCTCTGGCATCATTTGCAACCTGTAATCCACCAGGAATTGCACTAAGTGGTTGATCTGGTCTCAGTCCAAATTTGTTAAGTTGAACTCCTGGAGGTGGAGGAGCAAGCGCAGCAGCTAAACTTGGATCGGTCGGTTTTTTTATAACCAATCCATCATCAGGAGCAATCGGTTTTGCATTTCCAGTTGCTGGTCTCTTTCCTTCAGCGTATCCACTGGTAGGACCAAAGTTAGATTCAGTCGTACCAATTTTATTAGTCATTGGAGTTTGGGCATTATGCCCCATGATTCCCATGATGACGGGAACCTGTTGGTCCTGCCCATCCATGAAGAATCCAAAGACCATATTACCCTGACGGATCATGGGGGTCTGACTTGCCCCTGTTTGTCCACCACCAGCAGTGATGGGATACATGACACTCGCCCAAGGCAATTGATCTGAAGGGATAGACTCTTCTTCTTTATCATGGATACCCATGATACGAACTTTGTATCGTCTACCCCATCCAGGGATGCTATTTGCATCCTCAAATTTTCCAGGCAGGATGTTATCTCTCCATTCGGAGTCATCGGCAACTTGACCAAGCCACCAAACAAACTGTGTTCCTAAAAAACCAGGATCAAATAGTGCTGCTCCTTCTGCCATCAGTCATCATATACCAGACACTCTGGTTCGGAAGGGTTTTGATCACAGAACAATTCTAAGTAAGTGGGATCGTGATGATCTCCTGCTTCTATTTCTTTTTTATGATGTTCTACATATTCTTCTAAATCATGCAGTTCGCCTTCAATGTGACGACGCATTTGTGGATTAGTTGTAGGATCTTGAAGGATCTCTTTGTCCTTCTTGATATGCGCTTCGATGTTTTCCATGGTTTCTTTTTAGAAAGTGGTTGTCGTATCAGTTGCTGATCGTGATACTGTTCTTTGATAGGGATTTTGTACTCCAGGTGTTTGTGTTGGAGTTGCTGGTTTACCAGACTCGTTTGTACCCTCTCTTGCCTTTCCAGTTCTACCAAAGGAATCTCTCACCAAATTTAGTTTGGTATAAGTCCCCTCAGAATTAACCAAATGGCACAATGCCGATATAATATATAGACCACCAATTTGACGGTCAATATCGTCATTCTTTGTGTCCTTCTGTGCTGATGGTGCATCAAAGTAAACCGCCTCACCTGCATGTAGAGAGAAGTCACCAGGAATAGTGATCTCAATCTCAGAAGCATACAGTTGATTATAACGCATGATTGCCTGATTGGTAATCAGTTCAGGTCTAAAGTTTGGATCCTTTGACTTTTCAATCTGCTGCTGACTTGTTCCTGATGGCAATGTTCCAGTGTCCTTAACAATATAAGTTGTCCTTGAGAACTGTTTGTTTTCTCCTTGACGATTAAACTCTGGATTCAGGACTGGTAGTTCCTTTCCACCTTTCTTCAGAGAATCCTCGAATCCATCATCTCCTACAGCCTTTGGATTCAAGACTTCATACTTACAGGTATATGGATCAAACAAAACAATTCTTGTTGATTGAAATCCTGCTTGCATTTTCTCTTGGACGTTTACACGATTATCCTTAGAGAATGTCAATGCTTTCATGTCATATCCTTCTGGAATATTAGCACCTCTTCCATCAGGAGTTTCATTGTAGATGATTGATTTCTTCTTCTCCTGACTCAGAAGAGTATCAATTGATTTGAAATGATATCCCTTTGAAGTTTCATAGAAGAAAAATCCTGCAGTCTTACCAGGAGTTGCAGCAGAAGGAGCAGACTTTTTAGATAACCAGTTCAATGTATAATATGGTTTCCATTGTCCAGGGATCTCATTTAGTTCAGTAGCGTCTTCAATATCAGTGATATCTTTTTCTGTTTCTAAAAAATTAGTTAGTATCTCTTTGACTGTTTCTGATACCTTACCGTCAAATCTTTTGTTAATTCTAATCTCATCATTAAGAATGTACTCTTTCGATACCAACTTGAGACTAACCAATCCCTTTGTTGTCTGATCTCCAACTGGTTTTACTTCATTTACATAGAAAGTAAATTCTATTTGCTGTTCATTATTATCTTTAATTTTAAAAATTACTTTTTCACTACCAACAATAGGTAAACCCTCTAAAGCACTCTTTTCATCAATTGAGTTTCCCGAGTCTGCAAAAGTAACGGTTGCCATCACGGAGTCCTGAAGAAGGCTCTCATAATACATTAACTCCACTGCACCATTTACGATGGATACAGTCTTGCCTTGATCCTTATTTGAAAAAATATCCAGTCTCTCAATAGAAGCAGGAGTAGACTGAGCACCTGTTACTTTAGTATCTGCCATGTGTATTACCTCTTATTTCTATTTAACGCATGTATAAAATGTCGCTAAACGATTCCTTACCTTTTACGTTAATATTAGGTGCTGATGGTTTTGCTTTTTGATATTCATCAGAAGCATCGTTTTGAGCTGGTTGTGGAGTAGGAACTGGAATTACCTCTGGCATATCATATGATGCATATTGACTAAGGACATCTGCAACACCAGACTTATCCTTTGCCTGATTCAATGCCATTTGTAATCCAGGTGCTACCTTTTTAAGTGCTGCTGTGGTGTCAGCATCGGTAACAAATTCAGTTCCACCAAGGTTAGCAAACAATCCTTTTCCAATAAATCCACCCTTATCCTTTACCTCAATGTGCATGTGCTCTGGATGTCCATGTGATCCTGGACCAGACTTATTACCATCTTTATAAAATCCCCAGGTATTATGAATTAACATTTTGATTGCTGGATTAGTTTCAAGTGAATTCAATACAGGGAGATACGCTTGTTTATACTCTGGATCTCCTCCCCTAAAATTAGTAACATCAAGTGCTCTTCCTTCATAGTGACCTCTCCCCCTATGAACATTTGAAACTGTTCCTGAACCAGGAGTATATCTTCCACCAGAGGTATCTTTAGTAAAATCTGGATGTTCTGCAACAGTAAATCCTTTGTTAGCTAAGTCTTTACCAATGGCAACAATATCACTACCTCCAACGTTAACATCACCAGATCCTGATGGTGTAGTTGGGGTAGTGATAGTTGTAGGATCTGTTGTAGTTGTAGGATCTGTGGTAGTGGGAGTTTTAGAATCTGTGACAGGAGCAGGAGGAGTTGTAGTATCTCCTTTTTCTACTTTGTTACCAACCAATGGTTTATTTGGATCGCCGCCAACAATGAACTTGGCAATAGTAGAAAGATCTGGCAGTGCTTTTGCCATGTTGTCTATTTGGCTCTTCACTCCACCAAGTCCAACTGCACCGATTACTGCCTCTTCTCCCTCTTGAATCTGTGGAATGAAATCACGAGCAAGCATGTAAGAATCAATTGCCATTGACACTGCAGGACCAGGAGCAAATCCGAAGGCACCAGATAAATCGAATGCACCAGATATCCCTTCTAAAAGTCCACCGAATGTATCACCCTGAGCAATTCTATCATAAGCAAACAGGAGGTTTACAATACCACCAAGAATTGGTATTGCTTTTGCCCCCAACTTCTTCATCAAACCATCACTTGATGCTGCGCCAAGTTTCTTCAGAACACCATCAACTTTATCAAACCCAGGTATCTTCTTCAGAACATCACCAAACTTTTCACCAAGAGATTTTACTTTCTCAAGCAATGGTTTGAAAAACGGTTGTAAAGGTTCAATAATTCTTTTAACAAATTGTTCCTTTGCTTTATCTGCGAGACCCTTTGCAGCATTACCTAATGCTTGAGTGCCTTGTTTAAATTTGTTGGCAAGAAAATCTTTTGCTTTGATTATATCATCATATCTCTTCTTGGCAAAATTTGCCATTCCATCATAGGCATTCTTAACAGAATCACCGAATTTTTTCCCAAGACCACCAATAAAATTAGTTGTTCCTACGGCACCTTTGTATACATTTTTTGCAAGATCAGTAGCACCTTTTACAAATCTATTATTAGCAATCCTATCAAATAATCCTCCACCTCTCTTGGCGAGATCTTGTACTGGTTTACTTTGAACGACATTTGTCACTGCCGTTCTACCTTTTTGAGCTAAACCTCTTCCAACATCAACAATAGGTGCAAGTCTTCTCGTGACTTTCTGCATCCTACGTTGATTTCGTATTCTTCGTATATTTCTTGCTCTTTCCCTGACTCTTCTCTGATCAAATCTTGGTCTCTGTCTTGGTCTTGGCCTTTTTCTTGGTCCACGTTGACGACGACCCATGGTTGCCATGGCAGCAATCAATGCCAGGTTCAGCATCGTGTTGATTGCACCAGACAATTTATCAAAGTTGGCTAATGCTTCATCACCTAAATTATCACCAATAAACTTTCTACCAGAATCATAAATTTGATATCCAAAGTCAACAAGATTGACAAATCCCTCCAGTAGTTTTGCTCCAACATTGTAGATAAACTTAGCAATGGGTGCTAAAAACGATAAAACTTTTGCTATTTGAGGAGCAAACTTTATCAGTCTGGTTATAATAAACCCAAGAATAACATTTTTAATGAATTCCTTGATACGATCAAAGAAACTTATTTTGGGTAGTTTAAGACCTTTTCCTTTCTTCTCATCTTTATTATCACTCTTCTCTAATTTTTCCTCTCCTTCAGCACGTTCTTTCTTCTCTGATTTCTTTCTTGATTGCTCTGCTCTAATCTTATCGAGTGCAAGAGATCCTTTAAGAAGAGTATCTATTTCAATACATCTTTCTTTTATTATTACAAGAGTATCCTTTTCTTCTGTCTCAGCAGGGTCAGCAGCAGGAGATGCCTTTGTTGCTATAGGTGTAATGTTTGTGATAGCACTTTTCTTTATCGGGACCATTGCCCCGCCAGTCTTTTGTGAAAGTAACTTCTGAGCGGTAATTGCTGCCATCGATTATACCGTTATCCCTAAAGTTTTTATCTTCTTAGGAGAAGACATTGCAGCAGCATCAAATGAGGGAATACCTGGGGACTGCGATTTCTCAGCCTTCTGAGGAGATTGTTGTTGACCCTGCTGCATCTGATTGTATGCTGCAGTCGATGATGGTCTTGATGGTTTAGAAACAGATGCTGTCTTAGCACTCAAATTTTTTGTGGATTGTTTATAATCAAATTTTGGAGTATTGCCACCTGAAGAATTACTACTTTGTGCAACAGATGGAGGTGGTGTTGCCTTTTCAACTTGTGCTTGTGGTTTTGTTTGTGTCTGTTGATTCTTGAATTCTTTAAACTCAGAGAATCTCATACCAAAATCATCAATGTCACCACCACCTCTGACTTTTTCAAACAGAGGATGGTGTGGATCATCCTGAATCTTATTGTATTCTGCTCTTAAAGCATCATCATCTTGACTTGGTTTTGCAGGACTCTTAAGACCCATAAGTTTTTGTTGACTCTGCTTTAATTTTTCTTTTTTTGCAGCAAGAGCATCAATATCTTTTTGTTCTTGTGCTGTTGGTGTTCCTATGTTTCCATCTTTAACAGTTCCACCCATCGATTCAACAAAAGATTTGGGATCTTTAATTGCACCTTGCACTTTACTAAACATTCCACCGAACATATTCTTTGCACCTGAGACCATGTGATCCAATGCACCTTTGGCACCACCTTCCTTCACTGCACTCATCATACCTTTAACTTTTTTGAATTGATCTGCAGATATTTTCTGTCCATTTTTTGTATACTGCATGTTAGGTGTTTGTTCACCTGCTTTTTGTGCATCCAATCGTGCCAATGCTTTCTGTGCTTTAGGTGACAGATTCTCTCTACCAACAACTTTTCCAGTTGACATGGACTGAGTTTGTTCTGGTGCTTGACCGCTGTAAAGTTTATTCAGTTTCTCTTTTAACTTCTTAGAGTATGCACCCTCTCCATGTTGTTTATCATATTCAGCAATTTTCTTGGGATCGGTTGTTCTCATCAACTCAGCATGTCTTTCATTTGCCGATGTTCCTTCTTTATTCCTACCACCAGGTTCTTCTTTTTCAGAAACTGATCCACCTCCAGAGAATCCTAAAACTCCTCCACCCATAAGACTTGGAATGTTAGTTCCTCCTCCCATAGAGTTCATTGCTGCCAAAGTATTAGTTCCATACTTATTTACAGCACCCTTACTCATAACAAACTCACCAGGAGTGAGCATTGCAGGAACAGTATCTTTATTTCCAGATCCAGGGACTCTACCACCCTTGGACATTTTTGCGGGTTCTACCTCAGGTTCTGCCTCTGCTTCTCTTAAACTATCTGTTGCTGTTGTTTGTGCTGCTCTAAACTCTGCTTCCTGTTGTTGTTCAGGTGTTTCCTCTCCCTCTTCTTCATCAGCACCAACCTCAGTTCCTGTTAATATTCTTGCACCTAACATTCCAACACCACCAGCAACTGCCAATGCCGTAGCTGCTTTCGGATTCCGTGTGACAAATCTCAGTAATTTTGGTACAGCAAACCTAAGAATTTGAACTGCCCAACCTCCGATGGTTCTAATCAGGGCACCAAACTTAGTTCCAAATAATAAGTATGCTCCGACAATAGCAGGCCAAAAGTCTTTGAAGAATCTAATAAGATTCTTAATCTTTCTTTCATTCTCAGGATCACCCATCCACTTGATGATGTTCATCACGATGTTACCCAAGATAACAGTCTTAATAAAGTCAAAGATTTTTTCAAACATTCCTTTGACTGGAGCAAGAATTTTCTCGGTTGCTTTTGCCAGACCTTTGAAAATACCAGACTCTAATCTATTTTCTTTCTTTGCTCTCTTTGCTCTCTCTGCAGATTGACTATCTTTCTTAGATTGATCTACATCAAACTCATTCTTTTCTATCAGAGTATCACGAATAGACGTGACAATCTTCAGTATCTCTTCAAGTATACCACCACCTGCAGCGGATGCAGAAGCAATCTTACTTGGATCAAACTTTGATATTCCTGCTTTTGGTCTCTTCACCAGTGCTCCACCACCGCCTCCTCCAGGCAGTGCTGTTGGTCTCTTTGAAACTGTTGCAGATTGTTTTTTCTCTAATACTTTATCTACAAAGTTTTGGAATCCTATCTTATCGTTTCTCTTCTTAAATCCTTCTTTTCTTTCTTCAGGAGATAATTGCTCACCACCAACAGTTCCCTCAGCAGTAAGTTCATTAACATACTGCTGGTATCTTTCTTCACCTAAGAACTTAGAACCGAATTTACTTGATGGCATTCCTTTGCTTTTGTTTTAATTCTTCTTCCTCAAGATGATGTTGTAATAATGCAACGTAGATGTCTCGTTCCCAAGGCATCAAGTTTTCAATCTCAGTTAATGAATATTTATGGTACTGTATCAAAGCAAAGTTAAGTCTGTAGTAGTTCTCCAGATCCATATGGATCAGGGCTATGCGAAAAAACCCGCAAGACCCTCAATCACTACTTCACTTTCTTTCTTTGTCTTAGGATTCTTGACCTTAATTGAATGAGACAACTTGGGCATGGTCTCAAAGAACTTCTCAATCTCTTTAAACTGAGAAGAATTCATTTGTTCTAAGAACTCAACAATCTCTTTCTTGGTGCAATCTTCTACCGCCCAAACTTCTTCTTCGGTAAAGATCTTATCAATACAAGTTGCAATCAAATCAAATGATTGATCCATTGCATTCTTATCATCAAAGTCAAAATTGTTTTTGATGAACTGATCCAGTGATGGATACTTCATCTCCATCATGATACTATCATCAACCTTAATTCTGTTTGTATGATCTTCGTTCTTTTGAACTTGAATATCATCCAGATTAATTGTGATGGGAACTTGAGTTACTCCATCATCAGGGCAAGTAACATTTACCTCAATCTCTTCACCAACAGACTTACCTCGAATATTCAAGAACAAGTATTCAATATCAAAGGTAGGAAGATCCTCCACCTTCACACCCTTTGTGCGAATACAATTCTTGATAACATTTTTGATTGCAGATGTGATTTGCTTGGTATCTTCACTCTCTAAAGCAATCACAAGAACCTTCTCTTCTTTTACAAGAAAAGGTCTATATTGAATTGTTTCACCAGTGGATGGCAATTCAAGTTCATATACCGGTGTGGCAATCTTTGGTAAAGGCATGATGTCTTATAGAATTTTTTCAGTAATTTTATTTAGATGGGTTCACAGAAGTGTGAAATTTGCTTCTTCTTGAATTAGACGGGCATCATCTGGAGTAACTCTGTTTATATTTCTTCTGAAGGATGAGTCAGGGTTAATAGACGGATTATATAGATTTGACAATTGTTGGGAATTTGAATTTGCTTGACTCGATGGATTAAATCTTTCTGCTGGATTAGATCCTCCCCCCGATCCAGTTTTACTTGGAGTTTTTAATACAATATATCTAATATAACTCATTGATACAGTGACTTTCAAGAGAGATGATGCATCAAAGGAAACTGGCATTGATGAAATACTCAAAGGAAATGATCTAATGAATTCGTATGTCAGTTGCTGTTGATAATCTCTTTCAAACTTTATCACTTTCAGTCCTTGATCAGCAATATAATCATTGGGATACTTTACCCTATAATTATATTCTCTTGATGCAAGGTTTGGTGATTGATCAGAAGTTGGCCCACCTCCTGCTGAGAATGGATTATCATCTTGGCTTTCATTCATAATGTAACTAATCCATCCTTCAAAAAAACGGATTGCTGTGTAATTTTCAGCATCAACATAGAAAGTCAGATCGATTCTATCATCAAACTGTCTCCTATATGCGTGCTTTTCCGTCACACCAGTGCGATCATTATTATTTTCAAGAGTTGCTAACTGTGATCCTGGGAGACTTGCCTCAGTACACGCTAAATTTACATTATCTTGATTCACACCAAGATAACTTCTAACCGCTTGAGGGAAAGAAAGTTGTACCTCAAAGTGAGAGGTAAGGGCAGGTCTTAATAATTTAGATTTAATGTCTGATACAGACCTTGGAGTAGGCATCTATAAATAATTTTTAACCTTATATATTATGTATGGCAGAAAGTATCAAGAGTAAATACAGACCATCATATCCAAGTAAATATAAGGGCGATCCCAGTAATATTATATGCCGAAGTAGTTGGGAACGCAAGTTTTGTCGTTGGTGCGACTTGAATGAAAATATTTTACAGTGGGGTAGTGAGGAGTTTCACATTCCATACATCTCACCACTTGATCGTAGAGTTCACAAATACTACCCAGACTTTATTATTAAAGTAAAGGAGAGCACTGGTCAAGTTAAGACTTATGTTATTGAGGTGAAACCAAAGAAGCAAACAAAACCACCAGCAAAGAGAAAGAAAGTTACTCAGTCATACATTTATGAGTGTAAGACCTGGGAAGTGAACAAAGCAAAGTGGAGAGCTGCTCAAGAGTTTTGTGAAGATAGAAGAATTGAATTCAAGATCATCACAGAGGACGAGTTAGGTATCAAATGAACCGTATCGAACCAATAAGACAAGACATTCAATCCGAATCTAATGTCGATGATAGGATGGAATTAATAATGTATGCATTGAACGACACCGTGGCACCCATACCTGAAGAGGGAAACATTTGTACCTTTAAATACTTTGCAAAGACTCCCAACATTTCATATGATCAACACCCACTTGTTGCAGTGACTGAATTATTCAGATGGGGGTTTCGTGGTATCAACTTTCACCACCAGGAGTACAGACAATATACCTGGGAAGAGTTAGGAACTCAAGTATACATTGTTCAACAGGATGAACTTGATGATTTACTCTCATTACAATACGGAAAATTCGTACTAAATAAATAAAAACCATTTTATCTAATGGCATCAGCAACATCGAAAGTAAGTGTTGTCACGACAGGAACAAGTGTAAGAAACAGAAAGAAGAGTTACTATGTCACAGACGTAACAACTCTTGCTGATGGATCTATGCAGAGACAAACCTATAGATCAGATGCACAAGGAAATAATAAAGAATTAGTCCAGACTGTTAAGTCTGATCCCGAGGGTAACATTACCTCAGATGTGGTTCAATCTAATGCGACGACCGAAGAGAAAAGAGCTTTAGCAAATCCAGACTCCACTCTCAGAAGTTCGATAAGAGATCAAACAAAAAAAGCAGGAGAAGAAGCACTTAAAAATGAAGAGCAAGCTGCAGCAGGTGGATTAACTGATGTTGGTAAAAAGAACATTGAAGTTGTAGGTGGTGGATCTGGAAATAAAGAAACAACAAATCAAAATCAAGATTCTCAACCTGCTCCTCTTAGTGCTACAAGTATTCCAAGTGCTGCAGATACAAGAAAAAGTTTTCCAAACTGCATTTATCCATTAGATCTTGGAAAAACTAAGCAAGATGTAATTAAATTTACAATGCTTGAATATGTTCCTAAGAGTTTCAATTCGGGGAATTTTGGATTTAGTGATAGACCAGAGAGTAGAGATGGTATAGGAACCGTTATTCTTCCAATCCCTGGTGGTATCCAAGACACTAATTCTGTTCAGTGGGCAGGTAGCAGTATGAATGCTGCAGAGGCAGCAATGGCAAATGTTGCATTGAGAGGAATAACTGAGGGTACAACCGGATTCTTTGGTGGTGTGCAAGATTTTGCTGATGCAGTATCAAAAAACTCTGGGGAAGCTGGAACTGCTATTGCAAATATCTTCGCTGGAAAAGCAAGTGGAACTGGTGCTCAGTTATTAACAAGAACAACTGGTGGCATTATTAACCCCAACCTTGAACTTCTTTTCACTGGTCCTTCACTCAGAACATTCTCTTTCCAATTCAAAATGAATGCAAGAGAAGCAGCAGAGAGCAGAGAGATCGTAAAGATTATTAGATTCTTCAAGCAAGGTTCTGCAGCACAAAAAAGTAGTTCTAACCTCTTCCTCAAGTCTCCTCATACTTTCCAGATCCAATACCTGCACAGAGGTCCAGGAGGTAAAGATAATCCATTCATGAATAAAATAAAAGAGTGTGCTCTACAATCTGTTTCAGTAAACTACACTCCTGAAGGAAATTATGCTACGTTTGATGATGGTGCAATGACATCATATGAACTCACACTGCAGTTTAGTGAACTCGAACCCGTATTCAATAATGATTATGCTCAGGACAATGATACTACCATAGGTTTCTAAAATGTCAAATTACTTCAGTCAAGTTCCAGATTTTGAATATGTTAGCAGACTTCCTGATGCGAAGATCTCTGATTTTATTCAAGTAAAAAATTTATTTAAGAAAGGAAAACTCAGAGAAGATATCTTTCAAAGTGTTGCTGTCTTTGAAAAGTATCAGATCAAAGGTGATGATAGACCAGATAACGTCGCATTTGATTTCTATCAAGATTCCAAATTAGATTGGTTAGTTCTTATCTGCAATAACATTATCAACGTTCAAACAGAGTGGCCCCTGAGACAAACAGACTTTGATCGTTACATGCTTGATAAGTATGGTGACTATGATACTCTTTTCAATGGTGTTCATCATTATGAAACCACAGAAATAAAAGATGGTAATGGTATTGTTGTAATGCCTGCGGGTTTTAGATGTGATTCAACATTTGCATTCTCTTACACTGATAGCAATAGTGATGTCTTATTCAACTTGTCCAACATTGCAAAGGCAGTTACCAATTACGAATATGAATCACAACTTGAAGATGATAAGAGAAGTATATTCTTACTGAAATCAAGATATCTCAATATTGTCCGCGACGATATGGAAGAAATAATGACATATAGAAAAGGATCCAGTCAATATAAGACTGAATCCTTGAAAACTGCTGATAATATTAGACTATTCAGTTAATCACTCTTCAGCAAGTTTCTGGAAGTAAGACAGAGCATCATCCTCATCAGAGTCAGCAGACTTAGTGGGGGTGATGTCTGGTGCGTTGAAGTCAGCAGCAGGTTCAGGTGCCTTTGACTTGAAGTCAGGAGTGAAGGATCCACGACCTTCAGACTCATCTTCCAGTTCTTCATCGAAACGACGGGTGGTCTTCTGACCCAGAACCATCTTCAGACGATTCTCCAGTTGTTCATAGGTCTTGAACTGATCTGCAGCAGTCAGGGCAGTAAGCGAGTACTCTTTCTTCCACAGGGCTTCAAGAGCATCGTCGTCATCCAGGAGTGGTGCAACGCGATCAAATTCAGACGAGTCATAATTCCAGTAACCTTGAACCTTCTTGATCTTCAGTTTGAAGTTAGCACCCTGCCAGAAGTCAAAAGGATTGATCGGAGTCTCATCCTCAAACTCAGGTTGCATTGCTTCCATGATCTTGTCAAAGATCTTCTTACCATACTTGAACAGGAAGACTTTACCTTCGTTATGAGGGTTTGCCTTGTCCTGCACAACATAGATGTTGCTGTAGTAAGACAGTTTGCGCTTCTGCTTGCGAACAGTGTCCTTATCGGTCTCGTTACCACTGTTCCACAGTTCGCGGTTGTATTCGCCAAGAGGATCCTTCTGACCAATGGTAGTCAGTGAATTCTCGATGTACCAACCACCAGGGCCTTGGAAGGCATGGGAGTACATCTTTGCCCAGGGAAGTTCTTCTTCGTTGGGGGCAGGCAGGAAACGGATGACTGCATAACCATTGCCAGTCTTGTCCATTTCGGGTTTCCAGAGACGGTCATCTCCACCGCCACCAGTATTGTTCATCTTCTCAACTTCTTTAACCAGTTTGGAGGTCAGTGAACCAAGAGAAGATTGCTTCTTAAGATTTGCGAAAGACATAGGATTCGTTGTGTTTGTACGTATTTGGCTTTTGTGTACCCCATTATTCTACACGCTGGAGTCGGCGTCGTCAATACTCTGTTTCATCACCTCAAGCATTTTTTCCATATTGGAAAAAACAACACTCATATCAACTTCTGATGAGAGTCCCATCATTTGAGCTGAGTCAACAATATTTTGTTTCATAAGTTTTGCATCTGGGTCGTCGGAGAGACTCAGACGAGTATAGAGAATCTTTTGTTTCTCTATTAGTTTTCCCAAAAGTCCAACATGAAAAAGTTTTTCTTCCTTATTCATAGTTGGGAACTTGAAGACGTTAGTATAAACGTCTTCTTGCAGTTCACTAATTTCGGTCATCTCTGCACGGACAACCTCTGAGTCAAAGAAACTCATTCCTCTTCAGACGCCTCTTCTTCAGTTTCTGGCTCTGGTTCTGGTTCAGCATTTGCTTCTTCAATTTGAGACAATGCATCAATCGCGCCAAGAACTTTCAGGTAAGTGGTGCGAAGAGTTTCAAGTTGCTGTTCAATTTCAACTCTCTGCTTTTGCAGATTTTCTAATACAGTTGCATTTTCAAGTGCCATGGACCATCTCCTTTAAAATGTTTTTGTAGTGGAATACATCGATATTTAGGAACGGAGAATACTTCCGCATTCTCATACTGACGGTTTCCCACACCGGGTCCGTCAGTGTTTTATCATAATCAGTTCGATAACCAAGTATCTTATCACAGATTACCATTGTCTCAAGAGAAATATCTCCACTGAGGTATCCCTTGAGCATTGGTGAATGTCCGTTTGTGCTTGCAAATGCAGAGTTGATATCCCGATCTGCAAGCACGGATTCCATCTCTTGTTTGAAAACATAAGAGAGGGATTGTGTTCTTCTTTTCCATGAGGTATATCGACCCTCACCTTCTCTGATCATTTCCCCAATCCATAGTTTACCTGGGTCAGTGCAGGTAACAAAATTAGAGACGAAGAACTCAATAACTTCTCGATCAGATTTGTTTCGTGCTAATTTTTCAAACCAAAATCTATCTTTCCTTTTATAGAAAGACTTTACAGTAGCACGGATCTTACCACAGTATTTGTGGTAGTCATATTTTTCTTTCGTGAAGTGATTCTTCAGGGAAAGATACTGCTTATATGCGTCAAAGGGCATCAT